GCTAAATTTGTTTTCAGTAATACTTGTAGAGTTTTGAATTTTTTTATTCAGAATGTCAACAAACGCATCTTTCATTTCTCTAACCAAATCAGAATATGTTCTTTGATTTTCTTTGTTAGGTGTGACTGAAACATCAATACCCTCTTTTTTCATTTGATTGAGTGCTGCTTCAATTTGTTTTTCAGACAATTTTCTAAATCTTAAAAGTTTTTGTCTTATATCTTTAACAAAGTTATTACTACCTTCATAAAATGCGATTGGTAATGCTTCAGCTGGTAAATCTTTAGTGTAAGGTTTATCATAACCACTATAAAGGAAGTTAATACCGGATATATTTGTAATACATTTGTGACCTCCTGAATTTGCTCTCAAAAAGTCATACCCATTAATGGTTTGTTTTTCAGGGTCAAATGAAGGCATTTTTCCATAAAGTGCCATCATATCTTTCGATGTAAATCCTACTGACTCTGGTGTTGCTTCTCTTTCTGCGATCTTTTTGATTATTCTGAAGCTTAATACTTGTTTTTCTAATTCAGGTCTAAATAAATCTAATATTTCGTCTTTTATTTCACCTAAGTTAATCCCTTTGAGTGCCCTTTCTTCTTTGAAGGGGTTACATGAGGCTTGTACCATCCCCACTTGTCCACCCAACCCAGTAACCAAAAAGTCGGCCTCGGGATTAAGTTTAAAAGGTACATAACGATCATAAGATCCTTTTTTCATACTACCAAGACCAAACTGTGATATAACATTTCCAGTTTTTTGTATCACACCTTCTTTTTCTCTAGCTTGTAAGAATTTTTCTTGGTTTTGCACCATAGTTTCAGTACTAGCAAAACCTTGATCTTTAGCGAGTTTTTTGATGTTGTTCAAAATACTAAGTAAAGATGGTTTTGATTTCATCACTAAATCCTCCAAGAAGTTTGCGTTGTTTTTGTAAGCCAATAATAATTTGTTTACAACAAGACCCATCATCATTTTATTTTTCTGTAAGGAACTATCTTTATCAAACTTATATAAGAAGTTCATAACCATTTCAGGAGTAATCTTATTTACCGCAAAGTTCGCAGAGTCAACTGTTGATATTAACATAATGTCATCAGATGGGAAAATGTCTTTTGGTGAAATGATCTGAGAAATGGTTTCAACATTTGATCTTGATGGTCTAAAGCTAGTTGCGGTGTCTCCCTCAACACCAGCCTGACTATCGTGGTGGTCTGTGTGAATAACAAACATTGGTTTACCATGAGCAAAATCAACTAACACCGGCATAATATTACCTTCACCTTCAGGTTTTTTGATCGCAAATTCTTTGGTCCCGTATTGAATAACTTCACAGTCAACAACCTTAATTCCATTTTGTTCCAAATACTCTTTCATTGCAATAGCAGTTGTGACACCATCTAAATCTTGGTGAAAGTATATTTTTGCCTTGTCATATCTTTTTGCAAGGTTTTTAATGTCTCTGATTCCTGATTCGTTGATCAGTGTTCTATATTGTTTCTCGGTTATGTTAATTTTCATATTAATAAATACCTTGTAAAATAAAAAATCCCACTATTGTGGGATTTCATTTATGGTGTCGAGTGTTTTGAAATAATCAATCCTCGTTTGTGCTATTTTAGCGTAGTTCTCACTTAACTCAATACCTAACCATCTTCTGTCTAATGTTTCCGCAGCTACCAAACTAGTTCCGCTTCCAGCAAACGGGTCCAAAACTACATCGTTTTTGTAGGACAAAATCTTAATTGCCTTGGTCGGGATGTCCATCGAGAATGTTGCCTTAGTGAGTGATTTTGTATCTGCAAAATAATTCCACTGACCAAAAACAAGTTCCATAAATTCTTTCTTATCTGTTTCTTCATAAACCACTTTTTTCTTTAATGTACCATCTTCTTGTTCAATGTCAGTTGGTACTCCCACCCATTGTGGTTCTCCTTTAACTTTTTTTATGTGATGTTTTTTATATGCCAAAATAACACACTCTTTTGGGTTATAGATGTATGGTGACGATGGACTCATCCAAGATCCCCAAGCGGTAGTCTTACTTCTATGTGGTGATTGCTCCTCAAGGTCAACGATCCCAAAGAACCCATAACCAATCTCTTTCATGATTTGCCACATCTCAGACACAAAGAATATTCTTCCTCCTTTCTTTTGACGATTAATCTCATATGGAATATTCAAAGCAATTCTTCCATCATCTTTCAATAATCTATACGCCTCACTTAACCAATTTTTTGCAAACTTAACATATTTATCAAATTCAACATCATCTTCGTGAACATCATAAGCAATACCAACACCATAAGGTGGGCTAGTCACTATAAGGTCTATAGTACCCTCAGGTAATTCTTTCATTACCTCAACGCAATCTCCGTTAATTATTTTTCCTGTTTCTATCATTATTTCTCCTTGTCTTCTAAATAATCCCAAACTAAATTTGAATATTCTTCATATAGATCTCCGTCTTCGTCATCTTCTAAATTAAAGACCCCATTATCTAAACAGATATCCATTACTTCTTCATGTTTTTCTTCGAACGATAGATCATCTTCAACTAAAGATAGAATCTCATCAATTTTATTTGTTTGTGTTTTAGTTAATTCCATAAATTTATGTTAAACTTTTTATTAATGCGTATATAAAAATATAGGTCGCCGCCAACCATAAAATAACAAATACAAATGCGAATATTCTATAATTTCTTTCAACATGATCTTTTGACCTACCTTGATAATCTTCGGGGTTAAATTCTTCTTTCATAATCATAGTGTTTGTGCGATTATTTGAGCCAACTTATATCCTGTAAATGCTCCGATTGCTGCGGAACCTGGAAGAACTATAAACTTACCTAACATAGTTTCATATTTCTTCCTATTTACAATATAAGAAATTAATATGTAATAAACAATATAGTTTATCAAAACTAAAAAGTCCAGTTCTTTTGACGCAAAAACAACAATTGAGTTCCCAAGGAATCCCCACATAAAGTTTATAAGGGTTTCACGGATTAATTCATTCGGTGTGGTGATCGCATCTAAGACGCTGATCTCTTTATCGAGACCTGTTTTCTTCAAGGGTTTCGATGTGGTGTTGGAGGTACCAGAGGGCTTTTCTGAGGTCCTCAAGTTCTTTGTCTTTTCCTTTTTTTCCTGCACGACTTATATATTTTACTGTGTTTCCTAAACTAAAACCCAATTCCCAAGCATCAATCACTTTGATGGCTTCGTATGGGTTATCTTGTCCTCCGTAATGTTGGGGGTGATTTACTTGTTCCATTATTATTATTCTTCTTCTCTATATTCTTTTAGTAATTCTTCATTTGATATGGTATTGTACTTACCACTTAAACCATCCATATCAACAAATCTAGTCATCATATCTTTCATTTCATAAATTTGTTTAGTAGTATCTAATGATTTAACAATCTCACGAATGATTTTGTATGGATCCGCATTTGATCCTGGTCTACGATCTTCAACATAACCTTTCCATTCTTTTGCGGTGTCTTGAGGAACACGAATTGACGCTCCGCGATCTGAGACACCCCAACTGAATTTGTCAATTGCTTGTGTTTCATACTCACCAGTCAAACGAAGGTTGTTGTTAGAACCATATGCTTTGATATGATCTTGGTGTCTTGATTCAAATGCATTAAACAATGCTATGAAATATTCTTCACCACCATCAATTCTCATCATGTCAGTTGAAAAGTTAGTGTGTAGTCCTGATCCATTCCACTCACCATGTGTTAATGGTTTAGGGTGAAGTTCAATATGATATCCGTATTTTTCTGCGGTCTTGAGTAGGAAGTAACGGGTAATCCAAAGGTCATCACCACCTTTTAATTTTCCTTTTGAGAATACTTGATATTCCCACTGACCTAAAGCAACCTCTGCATTTGTTCCAGTAATATCGATTCCGTGTCTTAAACACATGTCTGTATGTTCTTCAACAAACTCACGACCAACAACATTATGACCCACACCACAATAGTATTCACCTTGACCTTTAAGTATGTTTCTTTTGTGTCCTAAAATGTTTCCGTTAATCTCTTCACGAATAAAGTATTCCTGTTCAAATCCAAACCAAAGATCTTCAAAGTTATCCCCAATCTGAGATCTTTTATTTGATTCGTGTGGTGTTCCATCAGGATTCAATACCTCGCATAGAATATAAACAGTGTTATTTTCTAATGGAAAGGTGGAAGGTGTGTAGTGTCTAACAGGTTTCAATAGACGATCAGAGTTCCCAGTTACCGCTTGATTTGTGGACGACCCATCAAAATTCCACATTGGGAAGTTGCTGTCTAAGAACGCATTTTTAACTGACTCATATTCAACAATTTTTACTTTGCTTCTAAGGTTTGGTTCTGGTTTGTATCCATCAAGCCAAACATACTCTAACTTAATTTTCATTTCATTTTATTTATTACGGTTATTATTTCTTCTTTAGTGGATTTCTCAACAAACATCCTATAAACTTTGCGCGAAAAATCGTCGGTGCAAATAATTGCATCGGCGTCTAAATATCTCATAAGATCATGGGTGTGATTAAGTATGTTTTCTTTTTTTAGAATTCTTTTGTTAAAACTCATTTTAATTAGATTCGAGGTTATTCAAATATTTTTCTAACTTTTTAAGTTCACCTTCAGTTGGTTTCCACTTTTCTTGTTCAGGATCTGGAAGTTTTTGTAAAACTTCATAGGTGATAGTTCCGGACTCTTTTTGTTGTTTTTGCAAATTCACTATTAACTCTCTAACTTTATTTCCAAACTCGAAATCATTTGGGTGTTTTTTTGATAGTTCAAGAATTGTTTCATATAAAGTACCTTCCATAAATTAAAATATAAAATATTATTATTTCTTTGTCAAACTTTTATCCATAATAAGTTTTGATTGGATCATGTAGTTCATAATTTTTCTTTTAACAATAGGTAGAACTGTTTCTTTTAATGGAAAATTATTATTATGGTGAGAGTCAAAAATAATTAACTTACTGAAGACATCAGGGTTGTTAATATTTTTAATAAGTGTGTTTTTACTTTTTGTTAAAGAATCTTCTAAGGACTCAGAATCTTTCCAATTAATTTTTTTTACCATACACTTTGTGTCATTTGATCCCCTTTTAATAGGTTTTACGATAAACTCATATGCATATTTTTTTTCACCGTATGTCACAAAAAAAATACCTTGTTTATGTTCAACACTTTTGATGTTTTTGATTGGGTTAATTGATATTGTATCGTTAGCAATTTCCCATATCGCTTTCGCTTGATTGAAAAAATCCTGTAATTTTTCATTAGAGAATCTACAAATGTTAAATACCTCCAAAAGTTCACTTCCGTTAATATTAGGTAGATTATTGGCAATCAAATCTGAAATAAGAATTTCATCGTCAGGATCTTTAAGGGATCTATTCAAACTTAAATATTGTCCTTTTTCAATCAACAAATTTATGTTGGCTAAATGTAAAGATAGGTATTGAAAATTTGGGTATAATTTTAACTTGTCAAAGTCTTTTTGAATCTTATGTAAAAATCCAAGTAACACATATTGTTTGTGCTCTAAATCGATAGGTTCTTGAAATACCCAATTTGTTTCCATTAATAATAAATGTATTCAACTGTATTGGAATTGTAAATAAACTAGTTATATCTAAATACGATGTAGGTTTCGTTTTCTACATCTATTTCTTCGTAGTCACCGTCATAACTACCAAGAATGGTACCGTAACCATCTTCAGCCATTACTGTATCCACTATACCTTTAGTGTCCACATAGTTAATAATATCTTTGGGGTTCATTCCCGTATCGGTATACAACTGAATAAAATTATCTTCATTATCTCTAGTCCAATTTTCAATCTCTCCTTCTATTTGGTCTTCGTCGTAATCACCTTCTGGATTTTCTCTGATATCATCAATTAGGTCTTGAGCATCAACAATTTCACTACCTAATTGTTGTTTTTGTTCATCAGTAAGACTAGTGTCTGTTTTAAGTTTTTGATTTAATTTTTGAATTTTAGACTCATAAATTTCAATATACTTATATTGTTGATTGGTTAAAACTTTAGAAACCCCCCAATTTTCAGGGTCATCATAAACGACATCACTAATATATTCTCTTAAGAACTGTAAAACCTCATCATGGTCTAAGTTAGATTCCCAAACCCATTGATTAAATGCTTCATACCCTAGTTCGTCAATTCTTGATTCAATAGCTTCAACACAAGATTCATGTATTTTATCTTCATTATAGACCACATATTCTTGTTCAAAACCTTCATTACCTAACCACTGATACATATTACCTCCGTAGTGTTTGTAACCCATCGGGTATATATTGTACTTGTCCTCGTCTTCACCATCTTCGTCAGTTGATACCAACATTTCATTAACATCTAAATATTCATATAATGCTTCGGTTTCATACGATATTTCTTTTCCATTTTGGACACTCCACTCGTCGTTTGATCTCAAAACCGCTAATTTCTCATATTTAGCAAATAATTCTTTGGTTCTTTTATTATGGTATCTTTTACTGTTGTAATCATATACTCCTTGCGCCTTTTCATCATCAAAAACATCGACGCTAGAATTAGATATATTCAACCTTCCTTCTATTTTTGAAATTAGGTTTAGATTTTGTATTTGTTTATTACCTGACAGATCCAAATCTCCAGCAATAATAATATCTTTGTTTTTATATTGTGGTAGTCTAAGAATTGATGCAACATCATTATTCACATAATTGAGTATGTCTTTAAAATCGTCCGCACTAATACGAGCAACTTGTTCTGATTCTTCTTTTAATAACTTTTTTATAATTTTTTCAATTGACATATGTTATAAATATCTAAAAATAGAATTGATTTATCTTTATACCTATATAAATTATATATTACAAAATATTTATAGATGTAATAAACCTTTAAAACTAAAAAGTCATGGGATGCGGATGTAAAAAAAACCAACAACCAGAACAACCAACAGCGGAAACTCAACAACCACAAACTGAGTCTTCCAATAAATAATTAAATTAATTATATCATGGGATGCGGATGTAAAAAAAACCAATCATCACAACAAACACAAACAACACAATCACAAAAAACAAACGAATCTGTTAAAAGTGCAGTTACTAAGATTGTGGAAAAATATTACAAAAAGAAAAACTAACTATTTAACCTGTCTTTTTTTTTGAATAGTATTATTTAAATAAACTATTAGAAAAAAAATATGGTTGATATAGAAGTTTATAACTTTTTAGATGGTAAAAATTTATGTAATATTTTCGCAAGTTTACTTGTTGACAAAATCAATGAACTAATTCCTAACAGTAATACTGAATTAAAAGTAATTAATGTTAGGAATTTTTTTATTGTAAGAGGTTTTACTACCTCAGATCAAATTATAAATTGCGCGTCAATTTTTCAAAATTATGTGAATCAACATGATATTGAAATGTCAAAAACAATAAAAGTAATTGATCTTATTTTGTATAATGTCGATTTGAGTGATGAAGTATTAAATTTATCTCTATCGAGTGATAAGTATGTTGAATCCTCAAAAATCCGTATTGAGGAGTTTTTGAATGGATTTGTAAAAAAAGATACTCGTATGAATATTAAAATGGTTGATGATAATGTTTTAATCGATCATTCATCAGATAAAGAAGACGACTTAATACAAATTATTCAAAAGGAGTTTGGAGATAAAAAAATCACAAGGTCGGACTTTTCGAAAGAAATATATATTTCTGATGATTTTTTTGGTATGTCAAATAATTCAAAAAAATATTATCTTATACTTTTGGAGTATATTAAAAATCATTTATTTAAAAAATCTATCTCAAGTTCAATTCAAATTAAATTATTTGCCGAAAATATTAACTCAGTGAATAATGAAAACTGTTCATTAAGAGTCGTTGGTGGTAAACACATAGTTAACACAGAATGGTTAGAATCATTAATATTAGATGTTTTTCCATTTGAATTAACAGAACTTAAAAACAAATTTGATTTGAAAAAATTAGATTACTCAGAAAATATTGAGAATGGTAATATTGGATTTCCTTGGGAAAAATTAGACCTTCTTAACGAGTTGATCTTATTTTAGGTATTGTTTAACCATACTCACTCCTTCGTGAATATCTTGGAAATCTCTTTCAGGGGCAAGTAGAGTAATATCTGTTGCCTCTTCTTTTTCATTTATGGTTAATAACATAAATGCCGGTATAAATTCATTTTGCGTCATTTCAACAAATTTATCATATTCCTCCTCATTATCGTGAATGTCTCGTTCAACAAACATTATATTATTGTTTTTTAATTCCTCTTTGATCATACCACAAAAAGGACATCCTTTCATGGTGTAAAGTACCGTTATTTTCATAATTTATCTATCGTATGATGGTTATTCAACCCAATTAATAACATGTCAATATTTTTTAATGAGTCAGTCAGAATGTATATTATGTAGGTTGAGTCGTGTTCAAGTCTTATAAAATATATAAAAACAGTGTTGGATCCCCACTTAATAACTCCTTCTAAATAATTATAACCTTTATCAAAAATAGAACTTGACCAAATTAAGTTATTTTTTTCAATTAAAGTTTCGAGACCTTTATATGTGATGTTTTTTGGTCTAACAATATTAGGTATTTTTTTCAACTCGAACTCTTGTTCGTATAAATCAAAAACATGTTCGGGTATTATTTTATCCTTGCTCATATATTATATAATTATGGTAAATCATCAAAAAAATCAAAATTAACAGGGTTCACCGGTATTAATTCACCGTATGTACTTAATTCAGGTGTTTCGTTGTCCCAACTTGGTGTCATTCTAATCATTCTACCTTTTTCACCACCTACAGTGGCATCAACACTATTAAACACCGACTGTTGTTCTATCACCTTACCATTACGATATTTCTTAACCATCTTCGGTAATTTTAAGGTTCCCAACTTATACATCAAATTGATATTAGCCAACTGAACTCTTGCCACCTCAGAGAATTCAAATGGTGACATACCATTAAACCTTGCTCGTTCTTGTACATTAAGAACTTCTTTCTGTCTAAATTGATATTCAACCGTAATTCTTTCATCACCATCTGTCGATCCTTTACGAATTGAGAAGATCAAGCAGTCCGGTCTTTCTGAATACCCACGAACACAATTTCTTTGGTGTTGGGATTCTTTTTCATAGTCCTCAGTTTTACGAAGAAGAACAGGATAATATGTTTCACCTTCGTGTTCGATTGGTGTTTCTAAACTATCTACATCACCGTAAAATCTTTCAACCTCACCTTTTCTATACGATTGTAAAAGACGACTAAACTCCTCGTGTTCTAAATTAAAACTACTAATGTTTGTGAATTTAAATTTAACATCTTCACCAAGATTCATTAAATCTTTTTTCATATCTAAATGGTCAATTAAAGTTCTCCATTTATAATGGTCAAAATATGGTATCAAATCTAAAATTCTATCTTTTTCTTTTGGAGTCAAAGGGACTAATATTCTACCCAAGAAATATTGATTAAATTGTTCTTTATCTGAATAAAAACATTCAAAAGACCCACCCATTCGATTCATTTCCATTGGCATTGTTTCATCACCGTAGTATGGGTCAAATACTTTGTTTTCAATTTTATTAAACCTGTCTATACCTAAAATGTTATAAACCATATACAATCTATCGAAATCAATCCATTCCATTTCATTAAAAATCTGTTTAGCTTTGGAACCTTTGATCTTTAGTTTATCCATCGCAGTATCAACCAAGTTCATATCAAACTTCTTCAATTCTTTTTTAGAAAAGAATGTGCCTGTGAATTTTCTCCAATTGTTTGGGATTTTAATACCATTAACCAAATAGTAAGTTAAACTATAAAATGATCTCATACAATCCCACTGAAAGTTTTGTGGGTTTTCAATTCCCATTCTATCCCAAATCTTTTCCAAGAAAAAATAAAGGTACTGATCCACACCAACACTATTTTCAATTCTAAGATTCCTCAAAAAACTTTCTATAGTGAAGTATGTTGGGTTCACTTTCATACTTCGTCCAATAATTTTTTTCTTCTTAGTTGAAAATGTTCCTGAATAAAACATTTTCTTTTTGAAATTGAATGTAAGGTAGTTTGTAACCTTTCTTTCTGTAAAATACCTACCCCCCACTTTTCTATTTTTTTGGTGAAATTGGAACTTAATTGATATTTTATCATCACCCTCTTCTATAAACAACCTTTGTCTATCAAAATGGACTGATGCAAATGGATTTCCAAAATGCTCAACAAAGGCATCTTCAGTGTGGAATTGAGCATCAGAAAAGAACTTACCTTTATTTTTTGTTTCAACATACAAGCCTAAGATATGTCTATCTTTTTGATTTATATCGCAATAATTAAGATATAAACTAGTTCTATAGTTTTTAATCTCAACAAACTTATGAAATGTTTTACCTTCTACTTCTAACATAGAATAAAGATATAAAAAACCCCCGACTTATTCAACCGGGGGATACATCAATTCATAAAAATTTTACCCATGTGGTGATCCATGAATGGTTGGATGTCTTTTTTTATTTGATCTTCTTTCTTGTCTTGATTTAATGAAACCAACAATGATATTAATTGATTTCTTGTTGGTGCAATTTCTTTTTCAGAGTCAAAGTTATTTGTTGCCAATTTTCTAACTTCTTCGTAAAAAATTTCACTATCTATAGTCCCAATTAATAACTTTAACTGATCTGGATTTTTTTTAAAAAACCCGATGAAGTTAGTCATATAAATTTCAATATCTACATTTGCCATATGACAAAAATAATAAAAAAATATTAAATAATATAAATTTTAATCAAAAATGTGCAAATTAGAATCTTCACCCGCCATAGCTATTATACTCTCAGGTAATGCAGCTTTATTACTATTCTTTATATTAATTACAGATAGCGATGATAAATTTGCAATACACTCAGGTAGTTTTTGTAGATTAGGATTGTCAGGTAAAGATAAGAATTGTAATTTAGTTAAGTTACATATAGTTTCAGGTATTGAAGCAACACAACCTACCAAATGAAGTGCGGTTAATTCTTTGAAATTACCAATTGATTGAGGGATATTTAAATCTAACTTACCTGATTTAGCTATAAACTCTAATCTTGTGATTTGCTTTGGGAGAGTTTCAAAAAACTCATCAAACCCATAAAGGGCAATAAATTTCGAAGCTGAGTCGCCAGGATAAGAAACTGTTACTTTTTTTCCTTCGTTTTTGTCACTTAATCCTTTCATGAATTCAAATTTGAAATATTCTTTCATTCCTTCTTCATTTGTATTCAAAAAGTCAACTAAATCAATTTGTCTATCAGCCGGGTCCATATACTGATTAGATGGGAAGTGGAATTGGTAACGATTAGCCGGAAGACCAGATACATCACCATATTCTTTATCTGATTGGAATTTTTTACCGGTATTTGGCATTACAACATACAGAGGCCCATCTTTAATATAACGGTCAAACCAAGTAAGTCCAGGTGACGATGTACACCATCTTGTTTCACCTTTACCGGGTTCTTGATAAGAACCACCATAGAAACACGCAGCGTCCTTACCTAATTTACCTGTATCTGAAATTCTTGCAACTGTCCAGTCAGTGCCTCTATATACAATATCAGCACCGGGGTGAGCGTATGTCTTAGAAGCCTCTTTCTTTTCAGTAGCACTTGCTTTAGTTTTTTCTAAACTGAAGTCTTTAACATTGTCGTATAATGTTTCAATAGTTAATTTATTGATGTCTCTAGCTTCTTGTGGTAAACGATTTTTAAATCTTTCAAATTTTTGTAAGTCACCTGTAACTTTATATAAGTCTTCCAAGAATAAATCTTGATATTCTTTCATTGCTTGTTTGTATTGTCCTGATTGTGGGTCGGAAACCATCAATGGGTGGTCAGCGGCCAATTTAGGTGAAACAAAGTTTTTTAACAACCATTGAGTGTATTTACCAATTTTAACCTTATCCATATCTTCAAGTTTGGCATTATCGATGTCCATTCCTTGTGGAAATTTAGATGTAGGGTCCGCAGCAATAATTGCAAATAAAGTTTCAAAAGGCATCATACCTTTTTTACCCTTTTCTTTTGGTTTTACGAATTTGTCGAAAAGAACTTGGAATCTTGAGTTTTCAACGATTAAGTCTTTTAAGATGTTAGTGAAACTAATAGCCATTTTGATATTTTTATTTATATAAATATTACAATTTTACAAAAACGAAGATTAATAATTCATAATTAGTAATTCTTCTCCCATATTTTGTTTTTCTCCTTTCTTTGCTGAAGCAGCTTTAGCGAACTCTTTTTTCACCCAAGTGTATTGGTCTTCAGGGAACCATTCGTGAAGTAAATCAAAATCATAGTAAGATAACGAGAACTTACCTTGAATATTGTGTAAGTTTTTTGCCAATCTTTCGTGATCTCCTCTATCAAAATCGTGATTGGAGTAATAGTTTTCAGTCTTCCAATAAGGTGGGTCTAAATAGATGTATGTTGATGGTGAATCATATTTAGTTATTACCTCAGCAAAGTCCATATTTTCAACATCTGTGATTTTTAGAAAATGATCTACCCAATCAGGTTTTAATAACTTATCTCTGAAGGTAAGAAATTTTGATTTATATTTTCCTTTAAGGTCAATAAAATTTGAGGTCTCTGGTTTTGAACCACTGAAAACCTGAGTTAGAACATAAACATACTTAGCAGCGGTTTCATAATCGTAAGCCTGTACCCTGAAATCTTTATTAAAAATATCAGCCTGAAACCTTACAAATTGTTCTTTATAAATCTCGGGAGTTACATCAACACCTTGTTTTTGGCAATCAATATCATTGATTGATCTTAATAATTCAGTTGGGTTTTGAACACACTGAAACAAATTGTAATTGAGTGGATTAAAGTCGTTGTAAACAACTTTCTTTAGGTTAGGGTACTGTTTTAGGTCCATGTTATAAAAACACCAAAACATCCCTCCAAAAGTCTCCAAATAGACTTCCATATTTTTATCATAGAAAGGGACTATCCACTTTCCAATTTTACTTTTTCCTCCGATATAACTTAACATATTACAAATATAGTTTTTTTGATATTTATTTTCAACTAATCACTAATTAAAATATAGGTATGGAAAAAGAAAAAGCAACAGAAGTTACAGGATGTAATACATGTAAAGGTGGTCTTTCAAACAGACAAAAAGTTATGTTATTTGCTGGATTTTATATGGTTGGGGCAACCTTGTATTCAACCGTAGAACTATTTGAATACATTTTTAGCATCTTCCAATAATTTATCTAACTTACCGATAGTTTCAGGATCTTTAATGTTTGGTTTTGTCACATATACTTTGATGTAGAAATCACCATTACCATCATTAAATTTATACCCTTTACTAGGAACCCTCAATGGTTTTTCACTATCAAAAGTGTCAGGTAATTTAATTTTTAAATTCCCATCGGGGTGACTTATTTCAATTTGTTCGTCGGATAGTATCTCAATAGGAGTAAGTCTTTTATTTAAAATCAAATCTTTACCAATTTTTTCATACCCATCTCTTTTAGTCATAATTATTTTGAGTATGACATCCCCCTTGGATCTTGCTTTATTATTAAAGTCACCTTTACCTGCAACCCTCATAAAATCACCGTCATCAACATTTTTGGGAATAGATACTGATAATTTTTCAAGGGTATTTTTTAATCCGGTACCGTGACAAGCTAAACATCTTTTACTTATTACACTACCCTCCCCTCGACACTGACCACATTGTGTTTGGATCCTTTGTACAAACATACCACTTCCAAACTGTTGTATTATAACACCTGACCCATTACAAACATTACAAACCTTTCTATCACCACCGTTTCCATCACAAACATTACAACAATCCGATGAATTAAATTCCAAAACTTTATTAACACCAAAATACGATTCAATTGGATTAATTTCTAAGTTGATAATTTTGTCGGGAGCTTTCATTGGTGGTCTTCCTCCACCGAACCCATTAAATAAATCTTCCATATTGAATGATCCGAACGGGTTATTCCTTCTATTATCGTAATCATTTTTTTTGTTTTGATCTCCTAAAATTTCATAGGCCTCAGTTATGTCTTTAAACTTTTCCTCTCCATTTGGGTTTACATCTGGATGATATTGTTTACTTAATTTTCTATACGCCTTTTTTATGTCGTCTAAAGTGGTGTTTTCATTTACACCTAATATATCGTAATAATTTTTCATGTCTCAAAATTATATAATAGTTTTATTTAAAAATAAGTCAAAAAAGAAACTTATCAAATCATATATTACGGAAAAAACCGCAACTGTCAAGTACAAAGAGTTGTTAAAGGAAAACGAAAATATATTGTTTGATAAAAAATATGAAAATGCGACTGAGGTCACATACGAGTTAGGTTTATTAACAAATAATCAAAAAACACAAAAGAGTTTATTCATTACCGACGATTTAGGAAGAAATATTCCAGTTAATTTGGAAAATCCTGATTATGTTTTTTTAGAGATTCAAAGGTTTAAGGTAGAAGAAAAAATATTTGATTGGCAAACTAAAGAAAAAATAACTACAATAGAATTTATCAAAAATTATTGTAAAGGTAGGGATCTTAAGAGTATTTTTACATTACACAATAAAATATGTGTGCAAATTGACACAGAAGTAAGTGTATTTTCTTTAAAGAATAAAATAGACTCTGAAAGATTTTTAGAGTCTGTTGAGGGTTATTTTAGGGATAATGGTCGTTATGATGCGATCTTTGTTAGGGATGTGTCATCTGCACAAAGAAAATGGATTTACAACACATTGGAAGAAAAGGGGTTTGATAAAAAAAGGCTCTACCGTTTAAAAACTACTTTTTCAAAAAGGTAAAATCTACATCACCTATTGATATTATACATTTTAAATCCTCACTATTGTTTCTTAGTGTTTTTAATAAATTAGAAAAGGTGTCATCGTCTAATGACACCTCAACTTTAATGTCTCCTTTTGATAAGAAGGATTTTTCTAAAATTTCAACTACTTCGGCTAATTTTGTTAATTCATCCCTAAAGTTTTCAATATTCTTTGCCATAAATTATATTTTTCCTCAACAATAGGCGTATTAATTAATTGGGTGTTTTTATACTTTTTGATTTGTTCAGAAAGTTCCTTTTTGTATTTTTCGTTTTGGTTTTCAAAAAGACTTCTTTCATCATTCAAAAGATCAAGATTCTTTTGTATCTCCGATATTGATTTCCTCTGCTTCATTAGAAATAAGTTTTGTTAATTCCTCCATATCAAATTTTAAACCTTTCAAACTTTCTAAGTTTTTAGTTTCAAAAATACTTTTCAACTCTTGTACTTTGGTTTTGAAAAGTCTCTCTTTTTCTTCTCTTTCGATATTAGTTTTCACAATATTGTTGAATACTTCTTCAACTTTATTTAAAAGGTCTTCTTTATTCTCACATACAAATGAACTTACCATTCCTGAGTCCTGTGTTTCAGTTTGTACTATTTCAATACCATCTGGCATCTTTTTTAACATAACCCAAGTATTAGGAAAAATCATGTCCAAACTAACATAATTTTTTAATATCCTAACCGACTTTAGGTATTTGCTTGTTTTATTAATAAATTCACTGTACACCATTTTAAATGAAAAAAATATAAGTTATTATGTATGATAAAAATAAACCACTTATCGTAGTTTCAATTATCGACAATTCTAATCTTTGTGGAGGTGTAGATAAAAAAGATTTAAAGAACTTAAATATTAATCTACCAATTACCATTACAGAAAAGACGAAAAGGTACATCCCAATAAAACTTAAAAAATTAGTCATTCGTTTCTGTTTTACTATGTGTCAAAATCTCTCCTCTTAATTTTTGAACTGCGTTTTTCAATTCTTGTGAAACTTTTCTTGCTCTTACACCCGCAGACTTATTACCATTATAAAATTTTGTGGTGTCAACAGAAAGTGTTTCAACTAATGTTTTGATTTGTTCTAGCGTTTCCATTTTTTTATTATTATAAATTTTTATTTTATTTAACTATAATCCCTTATATCACATATGTAAATACAGTTTTTATAAAATATTCATGGACCTTTCGAGTACTTTATATATGTCTGTAAAAATTTCAATATCGGATTTAGTTTTTTTAGACCTGATGTCAAATAGTTCTTTGAAGAACTTATTTATATTATCTTTGATTTCTTTGTCGGGTTGATCGTAGAATATTTCAAAAAAGAACGATTCAAAAAATTCAGAGTCGTTATTGTTGAACTTGAAATCTATATTTTCTTTTTGAAAATTTTCAATTGTTTTATTCCAACACCACCTGAAGTGGTCCTTTTTTTGTTCTATTGTCATTCCAACTCTAGTTTCTTTGTTGTCACTAAAGTCATCACCTAAATATGTTTCTTTTAGTAATTGAAGGAAGGAAAAACAAAAATCCCTAAATAGTTCTGTAAGTTCTGGTGTGATATTGTTTGCCAAATACCAAGCGGTAATGTCTTCTTGGTCCATTGGTTTGGCCAACCAATCAAAAAAACGACCCATACTATTATTAGTTTCCATAACTAATAATAATATGGGTCAGTTTAAAATTGTAGATTAGATTATTGGGTTTTTTGTTTATAACCAATTAAATCTTTCATTTTTTGAACTTCTGATAAAACTTTTTTGTTTTCAACAGATTCAAGTTTCATTAGTATTTCACTTGCTTCATCTGCGTTTTCACCAGCAACATCATTGACCGGTTGAGAAGCTTTGTTGTAAGCCTTTTTCTTAAGTTTTGATAATAAATTATTTTTTCTTATGGTATTTCTTTCTTTGTTAACTCCTGTTTCAACTGCATTTGCCCAATCTGGATTATTACCAGTTCTTGATGATCCTTCGATGTTATCTGTCACCCATTCTTCATCAGGATTGATCCCATCATAATCAATATTTTCTAAAGCCGCTGCCGTAAAGTTTTTGATATACTCATCAACTGATTTTGAAGGTATGTAAGCCTTTTTTGACATTTTTTCTATTTCTCCATTTCCTCTTGGAAAATCTTTTGGGTTCATTTCGTATGAACCTTTAGAACCTTTCTTCAAGTAATCTTTCATTTTTTTAACAACACTTTCAATGTAGTCTTCATTTTCTTTTTCAGAAACCTTCAATGATTTTTTTAGTGTTGGGTCGACAGTTTTACTACCTTTTTTATTTTTTTCCTCTAAAACGATGTTTTCAATAATGTCAATTACTTCATTTTCTGTAAAGAAAATTCTTTCACCTGTAGACTCATTCATATAAAGTTCATAAACATCCTGTTCACTAACTGCTACTTTTCCAGACCAATCGTCTTTTTTAGCTCTTTTAGCAAAATAAAGTTGACTCAAATCACTTCTTAATTTGTGAGGAACTTTCTTACCGTCTTTTTGAAATTCTTCTGACTTATTTTTTAATTTTTTGATTTCTTTATTTAATTGTTCAATACTTTTGTTTGAGTGGTTTCCCGTTTTTTTAACATCAACATCATTAGACCATTTTTCCTCTAATTGTGATTCGTTTTTTACCGGATAGGTTTTACCATCAACTGTAAATGTTTTTTTACCAGCTTCTCTCGCCTTTGCTAATTCACCTGAAAATTCATTTCCTTCTTCAACCTCATCTTCATCAATTTCTTTGAATCCAATTTCCATATCTGTATCGTACATATCTCTTTCTCTTTCTAAAGAAGTTCTAGTGTCCATATCACTATCTCCTCTTAATATACTTTCAATGTCATCAATTGACATTTCTTTAGAGAATCTCTTTTTACCGAATCTTGGGTGTCCGTCATCCATACCACCTAACTCATCAAGTTGGGCTTCTTTCATATAACCGCACTCATTACATTCATTCTCAACCATTTGTCCTGTACCACATTGTTCGCACATTTCTTTGTTTTCAAATATTCTTCTTTTAATATCTGACATTTTATCCGACATTTCTTCAGATAAAACTTTATTAACGATTTTCATAATTTCTTTGTTCATACCTAATAAATATCTTTAATTTATGAATTGTCACCCAACTTATTGAATAATAAGTATTTTATAGTTTCAACATCTAAACCTGATCTCAATGAAACATTTTCAATAGCCTCTTGGAGTTTAGTTTTCTTTTTTCTTCTTTTTTTTGGTTTTCTAATATCCAAGGCATTAATGTCTCCTTGGTTACAATAAGGGAAAGTTTTACATTTTTCTTTTACTGACACAAAAGATCCTCCAGGTATCTGAGCCTTATTCCATGAGGAACCCTGTCCTTTTACTGTATTACCCTTCATGTTTATGTCTTGAAAACTGTTCGCATCATATGGCCCGACAGAAGAACTCGATGTTACTTCGTTCGCTTCTATTTGTTTGATGTCTTTTTTTGTTTTATATTCAGATTTAGCAACATCGTCTTCTGACCACATACTGAATGCGGGACTTGAGTAACCATATCCTCCACCAGTAGCCGTAACTTCTGTTGTTTCTTCTTCCTTTTTTTTCTTTAAGGCTTCAAGTATGTATTTGTTTAAAATTTTCTTATCCATTACTTAATGTTTTTAATTGTATTTTCCCAATTTGATCTCTTTGACCACAAAAAATGATAAAATTCAACAAAGGCTTTACGAATATACTCATTAACATCTCCTCGTAATTTACCTGACTTCATGTCTGTTTTTATTCTTTCTATCATTCTATCTTCAAATTTTTTAATGGTATTAGCATCCAAGAAACTTTTTATTTCTTTTCTAACGATGTTTTCAATTTCTTTTTTATCTGAAGATGATAATGGCATTATTTGAAAATTAAAAGATAAGTTAATGGTGCTATTATTGCCCCTGATATGATGTTGAAAATTGTGTTTTTTGTTTTCAATCTTTTGTTGTCATCAGCCAATCTTTGATTTTCTGTTTTATATATTTCAACCTTTTCTTCAGTTTTAGAAATTATTTGAGTACTCAAAGAATCCTTTTCTACATATGTTTTAATTGTTTTATCCAACAAAACAATTTTATTATTCAATTCTTTTATTTCTTTTTGATTGAGTTTGTCAATTTCTTTCAATCTGTCATAATCGTTCAGATCTAATAAGATTTTTTGAGCAACAGAAAATGGGATACACATTTCAGATGTATCCATAATTGGTTTTTGAGCACTTAATTTAAAACTCAACAAAACAAACCCTATAAGTGTTAAAATATTTTTCATAATTAAAAATTATATCGTCCTCTCAACAAACTATCTATTTGTTTTTTGTCGGCACTTTTTATCTCTTCTTTCTTTTGAGTATAATAGTTGTTTACTTGGCTTTTCTCCATTTTTATCTTACCAATTTTTTCATCTATCTTATCTATTTTACTTTGGTAAGCTTGAATAGAGTCATTAAGTTTAAGTTGTAGTTGTTTCATTTCATTTATATGTTTGTCCAACTGTTCTAACTTATATTTGTTTAATTCTGACATATCAGGTGCCGGTGTAAAAACTCTGATTAGTAAATAAATAAAAATAACACCTAGTATACCAAGTGTTATCATTTTCCAATTTTTAGTAAAAAAATCTTTCATAATTATTCTTCTTCTTTTTTAAATTGTGTTTTCTTTCTTGATGAAATTACTTTAGCCCACTTTGATTTAAATTTTTCATGGTAGGAGGTCAACTTGTTAATCAAATCAACCAATTTGTCATCCAATTTGATCATTTCTCCGTTTATATATACCCCATTATCCTCTCCGATTGAATAGAAGAACTCAATATCTGCATCTAAAATCTTACCGCTCCATTGAACGCTATTTGGGTAAACATTTAATATCCCAAAATCTGATAAGTCTGAAACATCATTTACAAACTCATCCATAGTTTCTTGAAAAGCAGCCTTTTCTTCCGTGGTCAACTGAAGTTCTTTTTTTTCTTTACCATGTAATGCAAGTAAACCTCCAGATATTCTATAAGTTTTTGATTTATCTTGTTTAATGTCATCACTTTCTGCACCGACTTCGTCTTGATAAACATCGTCTTCAATATTGTCTTCGATACTTTTAGCAATATTAGTACCTGTTGTTTGTTCTTGTAAAAGTCTAGATCTTTTTAACAAACTTTTTATTTCATCGTAACTATTCATTTTTTAATAATTCTTCTAATCGTTTAAAGTTAAATGAAGGATTTACATCCTTATATATAAAATCAAAATTACTTCTTGACACAACACCTTTGAAGTACTCAACATCATCTTGTTTAACATTATTTCCCAAACAAGTTTTTGGTATGTTGAATTTCTCACATAACTCACTTATCAAATTTGCCAAATTTTCTAACTGAATTTCAGTGTATGGGTCCCAAAAAAAATGATCTCTCCACTTTTTTTCGTAAGCCTTTTTTTTATAAATATCCCCAATCCAATTAACATACGAATCTTGTAAAGGATTTTTTTTAAGCCAATTATAATTCTCTAATGTTATTATTATACCATATCTATTCACATCTTCATCATCCATGTATTTTGAATAACTTTGGGGTTCCATGATTTGAAAGACATCCCCATCTTTTGTGATAATATAATGTGGTAAATATGGGTTATTTTTATTATACCGATATCTTAAAGAATTAATATAATTCTTATAACCTCTTTTAGTGTCAGTAATAATAATTTGTTTTTTATTGTTACTAGTACCAATCGGTTTAAATTCGTTGGATGCTGACAGATTTTGGACTTCCACCTCGATTTATGTAAGACAATCGTTTATTAGTAGGTGCAACATTTTCAGGTTTCGTTTCTTCAATTATTGGTTGTTCCACTATATTATTTTCTTCAAACATTTTGAAGTATTTTTCCTCGTCAAATAAATTTTCATCGTCTTCGAACATTTTTTCAAATGATCTTACTTCTTGTATTTCTATCGTTGGTTCTGGTGTGGGGGTAGGAGTATTTTTTGGAAAAATGGGTAAGACTTGGGGGGTAACTTGAGGGGTGACTTGGGGGGTGACTTGGGGGGTAACTTGAGGGGTGACTTGAGGGGTGACTTGGGGGGTCTCCTCTTCTTCTTTTTTACTAGTTTTAAACGCTTGGTTCGTAGCAATGACCAATGTTATCGCCAATGGATCAAAAACGAATATTAATATAAGAATGAATATGTTTGCAGTTTTCTTAACACCCCAACCAGTAAGCTCACTTATATATTTAATTGTACCAAGTTCATTACCTGATATCTCAGCAGATTCTTTATCTAATATCTCAATATCCAATTTTGTAATACTATCGTTTAACGCATCAATTTTCAAAGACATTTTATCACGATTTTCAATTGCCATCGTCAATTGTGTTTCAAATGACTTTCTATTTGCGTTATTTGCTCTTGTAATCAACTGACCTGTTTGTCTATCAACACTTTGAGTTGTAGTATTACTTGAAAGAGCTTCTCTTAATTTTGATATGTCTTTATCTAATGTTTGTTTTTCTTTTTGGTATTCACCTTTGATTTCTTCAAACCTTTCTTTTTTTACTTCGATGTTTTTTATTTCCTTTTGACCTATCTCAAGTTTTGCAATATTAGAAGAAAATCCGGTACTTAATAAACCATAGATACCAAGAGATGTAATAAGTGATAATGTTACCAATGCTATTGTCATATAAATTTTCAATACTCCATATGTTTCTTTCCACTTGTCGTGTAAATATGTTGCAATTGCAAGTTTAGATATTTCTAAAAATCCACCCATAACTATAACAGGTAAAGCAACCCCCACAAATACAACGGATAGACCAACAACACTATAATATGCTGCAGTTCCTGACAAACCAAGAGCACAAAAAAGTAAAAACCACGGTAATAATTTATTTTTCATAATAATAACTATAATAGATAAATATAAAAGATAAAGAAAAACCCCCTTGTTAGAAGGGGGTCGTGTTATAGTATCATAAATATTCAAACAAATCCGAACACTCGTTACGAAGTTTACGAAGTGCTTTTTCTTTAATTTGTCTTACTCGTTCTTTAGTTAGACTAAAATCAGAACCAATGTCTTCTAATGTTCTAGGTGTACCTGTGATACCGTAGTAGTCTTCTATAATAATTCTTTCTCTTTCATCTAAAACACCCATAATTTCCATCATTTTTTGTTTTAAGATGTCTTTAGTGTTGAAAACTTCGTCGGGTGATTCTACATTATCGTTTTTGATAATGTCAATTAGAGTATCACCATCTTCATTGATATGCATGTCTAAATCAACCATGCGAGGTAAAGAAGCAAACTTACTAGACAACTCTTTGTTTGTTTTTTCGTTTTCTCGTTTTTCTTTTTGCATGTCTTGTACGACATTTACCGGTAGTCGGATGGTACGAGAGTTATCATTTAATGATTGTAGGATTGATTGTTTGATCCACCAAACCGCATAAGAAATAAAACGATTTTTCTTTGACCAATCGAAGTTTTTTATTGCCTTCATTAACCCATAATTCCCTTCCGCTATCAAATCTGATAGGTCAACACCTTGGTTTTGGTATTGTTTAGCAACCGTAATCACAAATCGAAGGTTCCCTTCTAACATTTCTTTTTGAATAGCATTTTTTTCTCTATCCGTACAGTCTGTTGATGAGATTCTCTCAGCCAATGCTCGTTCCCTTTCGGGAGTCATGACTTTTAGTTTTCGAATGTCTTTAAGGTAAATTTGAATTTCATCCTGATTAAGGGGGTTAGTTGATTTTGTTTCCTCCATTTTCTCTCTTTCCATAATTGTCTAATATTTGTTTCTCTTCTTTTGTTAATGACTCTATTCCTTTCTCTGTTATCTTTTCTAAAATTTGGTCCACTGTTGGTTTAGGTGATTCAGGTCTTTTAAACTTCATCGGAAACTCAAAGTTTTCATCCGACAAAGGTAAAATAAATTCCATGATATTACCTAATTTTTTCTCTTTTTCTTCATTTAATTTTTCTACATCTACTTCTTTGTTCTTGTTTTCTTTCTTAACTCCGTCAATATTTAAAAAATCTTTCTTCAATTTTCTGTCCATCTTGATATCTACATTTTCTGTCGCTTCCATCAAAAAATACTGTTCTACTTGACCCTCTAAACACATGTCAATATAGTCTTTCAACTCAGCAAATGTTTCTTTGGTTCTAAAGTGTAAAACCATTCCAAACTCACCGTAGTTGAATTTTAAAAACTCACTAGATACGATAGTAACTAATTGATACGAAATTTCATCAATAAAGTTTTCCATTTCCGAAAAATCGCCGAAAATAAACAACATATATCTTTTATCTTGTGACTTCATTTCTTCTTTCTTAATTCTTCCCATAAATATTTCTTAAATGTATTTTACAAATATACTATTATTTTTAGTATCTATACTAATTTTGAAATATTATTTTCTTTACGTATTTTCACAACGCAATCAGCCCATTGAGAGACGAGGGGCGAGTGAGTTATGACGAAAATCTTGTCAAAATATTCTTTTATTTTGGTGAAGAACTCAGCAACCATCTCTAAGTTGTCATTACTAATTTTACCGAATATCTCGTCAAAAACAATTACATTTGGTTTAGGTAAACTACATATCTTACTCAATACTGATCTTAAAGCAAGTGCAGCAACACTACGCTCATAACCCGAACCTGATACCATTAGTTTTTCAATTCCTGTTCCATTATCAATCATCACAAACTCGACTTCGTTTTTGTCTGAAATTCTAATTTCAAGTTTGAAGTATGAACTATCTTCCATCAATCGTTGAAGTTCTGAGTTGATGAGTGGCATCATGGTTTTCATTATGATTTTAGAAATTCCATTCTTACCAAAAAGTTCTAAGTATATCTTATAGATTTTTTCTTTTTCCTCTTCTTCTTGGATTTTAACAATAGTTTTTTTGTTGTTTTCAATCTTTTCTTCTAAAGACTTGATTGTGAACTCATTATTAGATATAAGAGTATTGATTTTGTTTTTTTGATTATCTAATTCATCTAATCTCAAATCAGCCTTAATCAACATTGAATCAATCTTTTGGTTTTCTTGGATTTTATCTTGGATTTCCTCCCACCTTTTGATTTTATCTTTCAAAGAAGTAATTTTTAAATCGCAACTTTCAATACTAACCTCGTACTTTTCTTTAATAAGTTTGTTTTTTTCATACTCATCAAACTCTTTTTTCAACTGAACAAAACCTTCTTCCGTGCGGGATAAAACCGTCATAGCAACCTCATTTGTCTGTTTCTGCATGATATATCCATCAAGTTCAGCAATCTTTGCATTCGTGATCACAGCGTTCATTAATTCAATACCACAGTGCTCACATTTAATTCCACCTTCAACAGATGACTTCAACTTATTGATTGACGCAATTTCGGTATCAATCTTAACTATATCTTTGTAAAGTTCATTAATTTCTTCTTTTACTTTATCGTGTGTATCCTCATAATAAAACTGAGATGGTTCAACAACTTTAAGTTCAATGATTTTAGAAACTAGACCCTTTTTTTCAAAATCAATTGTGTTGATTTCTTCCTGTGTCTTTGTTGGATTTAATAAACTAATCTCGTGGTCAATGTTTGTGTGTTTTTTCTTTAACATGTCATCACGATAAGTTTTACCTTTCAGAATCGCATCTTCTACATTTAAAAGTTCCTTCTTACTTTCTACAATCTGTTCTAAATTATTTTTGATTGATCCTTCATGTGTTTCGATATCATCTTTTAATTGTTGTGAAGAATAAATGTTTGACATCTTGGATTTTGAAAATTCAGAGTAGATTTCTTTTGCTATTTCCTCTTTTGTTTTCAAAAACTCTAATCCCATAAATCTCGATAAAACCTGACCTCTCGCTGTTGGTTTTGCCTCCAACAACTCTTCAAGGTTTGATGCGGTTGTAAGAATGGTCATTAAGAAGTCCTCTTTCGTACCAATTGAAGATTTAATGAACGCTTCGGTTTCTCTTCTTTGTTCACCTGTAAAGTTTTGTAAACTACCATCAGACAACTTTTTAAAGAAGTCCAACTCAGTTTTAACATTCCATTCACCTTTTTTAGATAACTTTCTTTCAATTGTTCTTACTATGATATAATCTTCACCATCGATTTGCACTTCACCCTTTACATGTACCTTGTTCTTATCACTAAAACGATTGAATATTTCTTCAGCCTTTGTTGTCTTTGTTGTTTCATTAAAGAACAAGAACATCAATAGATCAACTGAAAGAACCGTTTTTCCACCGAAGTTTGGCGGGTCTGATTCTACAACAATAATTCCATTGAGTTTCTCAAAATCCAATCTCTGATTTTCACCATAAGACAGGAAGTTTGAGAACTCGATGTTTTTAATGTACCACTTTTTAAACTGAGCAGTTTCCTCTTGTTTTTCAGCGATCTTGTTTTCAACCATTCGGTTAATAGATAGTACTGATTCTAAGTGGTCGTTATAACCTTTTGTCTCCAAGTGTTGTTTAATTAACCCCAACTGGTAATTAGTGTCAGTGATATTCATCGACACATCAATACTTTGGTTCTCTTCAATGTTGGTGACTTTTGCCTTTGTTAGAACATTTACATTAGTTGTATTATACTTTTTTGAAAAGTAGTGTTTAACGGACTTTATTTTGTCTTGTGTAAAGTTTTCAGGTAGGTCTTCCCAAACTACTTGAATTGTTGGGTTAATAAACTTTGAAATATCAAGGTCTTTTATCATTATTTGGTAATTAAAGGTTTTAGTTTCCTTGAACAGATCCAACTGGTTCTGTGGTTGTATTTGTATTTTCATCAACTATTGTTGCATCTTCAACTAAATTATTTTCTGTGTCTGCTGACATTTTTGCAAACTCTTCTCTTAATTTTTCCATTTGTTCTTGCATCGCCGTGTTCCATTCTTTTGAAATTTTTCTTTCTGTGTGTTGTAATCTAAGATTTCTTTTAAGAACTTTTGCTCTGTGTGCTTTTGCCGCTTTTCCCATTTTTTAAACTATTAATTATTATTTATTACTTTCTGTTTTCCTCAAACCACTCAATGATTGCATTTATCCCCCATACAAAACCCGCAGATAACATACCATCATAAAATACAGATAAAAATTCATTTAGTCCAATGAATTCTTTGTTTGGTGAAAAATATGCCAATGATAGAAAAAATCCCACCCATGTACCTGTACATAACATACAAGAAATTAAACCAGATAAAAAATTACCTATAAAATTAAATGGAGCATATTCATTTTTACCCCACCTGTGAATCGCATTTCTCCAATTTGCGAAAATTGATCCATAAACTAAAATTGTTGTCATTCCATAGGCGACAACTGCCCAAATTAATAAATTCATACTACCTATATAAGTTATCGTTTAGATTAGAACCACCATGAAATCGAGCGTTCATTTGATTGTCGATTTTAGGTTGATTTAATATTTTATTTTCTAATTCTTTATTTTTTATTTTTAAATCCCTGATCTCAACATTCAAGTTTGTAATTGTCTGTTGTAACATTTGAAGTTTGTTGTTGTCGGTATTTTGGAAATTATTTTCCATTTCTTGTGTTTTAGTGGAAAATTCTTGTCTAATTGTATCGATTTCGGTAGTTTTAGTGGAAATTTCTTGCTCCAACTGTTGTATTTTTAACAACAGTTCATTTACTTGAGTGTCGTCAGTTATATAGATTTCTTTTTTAATAACTCTATCTATTGGGACTTCTTTGATAACCTCTTGAATTACAACTTTCTCTACCGGTATTTCTTTAATCACTTCAACAGGTACTTCCACCCGTTTTTCAACAATTACCTCCTTTATTACCTGTTTTTCTTCGATCCCACCCGTTTTTAAGTGTTTTTCACCTTCATTAAGTGTTTTTCCCAAAAAACCATACTTCTCAATATCGAAACCTTGTTTGAAACACTTGTAAACAAAGTCATCAACATTTTCAATATTGTTTGCAGAACAATATTCAGACACCGTCTGCACAATTTTGTCGTTAAGCATTTTGGAGTTTTTCTGTTCCATTTTCAATATCTTCAAAAGATTTTATTGAGAACTTCAAAAAAGGTTTTGGGTTGAATAAATCAACATAGGAGTATTCTTTTGTTTCAACATCATAAATTCCATACCCGTGTCTTTGGATACTTTCTCCTATGTTTTGTTGAATCGGACTTCCAATCATATACCCTTTACCTGTTTTGAATTTGAACTCTTGTCGTTTGTGAATATCTCCACATAACACTGCTTCAAGACCATCGAACTTTTCAACATCATAAGCCTCTTCACCAAAGTCAAATCCAAGGTCTGTTTTCATACCTTGTATTGGTCCGTGAAACAATCCAATTCGTTTACCTTTTGATTCAGTAATATCAGGTGGAATGTTTCCTTGATATTGTGAATAAACACACCAACTAATGTTCTCGTCTTCATAAACACCTCTGTCTTTGTAATAAACAATATTCTCACTATTAAGTGAATTAATAATTGGTGTTAGAGCATCCAATCTTTCTGTGTTGTTTACCAAAAAGTCGTGGTTACCAGGAATCAAGATTGTCTTTGCGATCTTAGAACATTCGGTTAAAACCCAAGCAACAATCTCAATAAGTTCAGGTGTCATTTGATTTTTAGAATGAACTAAATCACCTGTGAATACTATTCTATCCGGCTTAATTTGTTCGAATCGCGACAACATGTCGCGAATAATGTCGCGATACAAGTCGTGATCTTTAAATAAACGGATGTGTAAATCAGAAAAGTGTGTAAGTTTCTTAATCATTTAACTGTGTTTTGTCTTCGCAATATACTTCGTATGGTGGTCTATATGGGTCACCAGAACTACCAGGAAAAGGATTAATTGGCATCGGAACTCGGTATGGTTCGGCAATACCGATCTTTGGTTCATCTTTAACCTCTTTCATCTTCTCTTGGATAGTCTCGATATCAATTTGTTTGAAATCTGTCCATCTTTTATTGGTCATAAATCCTTCCAACCAAATATAAAATTCTTTGTGTGTCATACTAATTCTCTATTATAAAGGTTTGCTAATATAATTCTTGCGAATTTAAAATCTTTAGCTCTATTTAATTTTAGACCATATGCTAATCCAATACTTTTCAAGTATGGGTACGCTTCACTTATAGTCATTTTACCTATTTCCATTTTAATCGAATAATTTGAAATCCTCGTTAACATGTCCACATTCATTGCACATGTATGTAGGAAATGGTACTATAGTATCTTCAGAACTACCTGTTAATAGTTTAGGAACTTTTTTAAGCATTGTTACTTCTTTAAAAAAGACTCCCTCACACTTTCCACATTGGATTGTTTGTTGTTGTCTCAAGTCAATTCTTGGTTTTATAATGTCTTCGCTCATTTTATGATATAATTTATTTTTATTTTAAATGGTAATTCTTGGTCCCAACTAGTTGTTGTATACCAAATTGGTGTTATAGTAGATTCCATGTTATAATATAATTTATTTATTTAATTTAGTCAAATACTTACTAATATCCATTTTTAATATTGTATCAACAACATCTCGTGGTATTCTATATTCTTTGAATTCGGTATCTTCAGTTAAATGGACAATGACTCCACCAAGTAATGGTATGTTACCATACTTTGTCCCTTCCAACATTTTTAAGAGCAGTTTACCATAAAAAGGTAATTGGGTATTATAGTGCCCAAGTGCATTGTTAGGAAGGTTTTCAAAAGGTTTTTTCATAGGTTTGGTGTAGTCATTAACCTCCATATTTTTTTCCTTATTTGTCTTCCAATCGGTAATAACAATCCCAAACCCCGTTTTTAATTTATTAAACATTAACCATACCTTATCGGGTTGTCCCGTATATCCAAGTTTAGGATGACCTAAGACAATCTCCGTGTCAAGTAATACAGCACCTCTTTCTTCCATTAGTGTTAAAAACTTCTTACCACCTTTAATCATTCGATCACCTTTCATCACTAATTCCAAGTCACACTCAAAAAGTGGTTGCCTCACTTCTTTATCTAATTTAAATCTATTAACGGTTTCTAATTCAAGTTCATAATGAACTCTACTTCCCATATTTGTCGATATTAGACCACTTTGTTTCCACTCTTCTAAATAAGTGTGCATTAAATATGGATCACCTTTTGCCTTCCTTTTTGCCACTTCTTCTGTTGGAAACTCGTCATAAAACAACTTCATTACTTTTGATACCGATGGGAAGTCGTCTCTGACTTTACCATTAACATCCAACATTGTGTATCTATGATTATCTTCTTCAAAAGTTAATTGAAACTCTTGTTGTTTTTGTGATATAATATCTCTTATTTCTTTTGCTATTTCTCTTAAATCTATCATTTGAATTCTATGTAATATTTTTCTATGTCACCTTTAAGATCACATACATCTTTATCTTTTGGTAGTTTCACTAACTTCACTCTATTGTATAGAGTCCCACCATTTAATTTATCATACAAGTTCTTTGCGTCGGTGTATGCATCACCATCCAAACAAACTATTATATTCTTCTTTGCTTTGGAATACAATTTTTCCCATAAATTGTCAGTTAAAAACTTTCCCAATAGACATATTGAGTTATCCAAAAAGAAACTATCGAATACACCCTCAACAAGGTATATATCTTTTTTCCAATCAATTAAACTCTCGTTGAAAATTAAGAAGTCTTTTGATGCTTCAGGGTTTTTGTATTTTAATTTACTTCTTGGGTTCCAAGACCTTGATACAAAAAAGTTTAACTCACCTTTTTTATCAAATGATGGGACTATTATTCTACCAGAATATTCTCCTTCCAAACATAATCCAATTTGGTATTTCTCAATTATCTCGTCAGTAATACCTCTTTTTTTAAGGTAGTTTAAAGCTTCCTTTCTTGGAATATGAAGTGGGTGAACCTCATCAAACTTTTTATATTCTTTTGGTAGTTCAAGTTTTTTATAAACTTTTTCTTTTTTTTCAAACTCATCAGGTCTAATTAACTTATAGATTTTCTTATCTTTTTTATTACCAAACTTATCAATAAGTTTTCCTAAGTGACCATGAGTTCCGTGTGTTTCAGCACAAGCCCAACATTTATAAACATGTTGTTGGTAGTTGATTTCAAGATTACCCTTTCCATCCAATTTATCGAGTCCTTTTATGGTGTACGAGCAGACAGGACAATCTACCGAGATTTGTCCTCTGATTTCATTTATCATTTTTGGTTCTCCAAAAATGTTACCAATAAGATCTATGATTAGTTCTTCTGCTTCCACCCCTAAAAGATAAGAATAATAAGGGGAATGTCAATTACCGGTTTAAAAACCGATTTTTTGTGGTAATAATAATTTTACCAAATTTTTTGTTCTTTCATATACCCAAGAACGCATGTGTAAGAATCGGCCATATCAAAACATTCTTTTTTCAATGTATTGTTTTTTGTAAAAAGCCATGTAATTTGTGGTTCCTTATCTGAAACCTTTTTCCAAATAATTTCCTTCTTATCGATATCTTTTGGTAATCCGCCAAATAACACATACTTGTCTTTATCATTTTTTTGAGTAAGATCAGGCCAAGCATATTTTCTAGAGTTATAGGTTGAGATATAATTTGGGATAATACCTAATGTATCATAAATAGACTTAGTGATCATAGAGTTATATCTTAATAATGTACCCACTGTCCACACATTGTTTGAATTTAGGAGTGGTTCTTCAATAATCACTTTAGTAATTCCTAAATTTCTATATCCCTCTAATTTTTCTTCAAAAGCAACTACTTTTAAAAGTAACTCTTCTATTTTATCTTCAGGTTTTGGTTTGATTACCGGTGAAAAATGAGTTAGCTCAAGTAATTCTTTTGTTTGAATGTCGAACAATGACCATCCAATTGTTTTAGTGGAAATGTCCAAACCTAACACTTTAGGTGAATTTTTAAAATCTTGTTTTGTCATAACTAATTAGAAATCCAATTTAACAGGATACTGTTGTATACCCTGTCTTTTTTCAGGGGACTGTATCTTAGAAATAACCATAAGTTCTTTTTGGTCATTGTAAAGAGCAACCTCAGTTACATAAGGTGCTGTTCCGTCCCATGTAGGATTTGTTGAGTTTAGAAATTGTGTTTGTCCTAAATTACAAAGGAAGTTCATAACATAAATTGTTGCCTGAATATCAGTCTTCAATACGCCGTAAAAATAATATTCTCCACCAAAATTCAAAGTTACTCCTGTTGAACCCAAACTTGGTAAGTCAATGTAATTTGTTAGATCATATGTTGGCGCATTATCGTACATATCTTTAGTGATTTGTATCGTAGATCCAGTTAAACCACTCACAGTTAAAAATCCATTAGTTGTTGACGCAGATAATTGAGTCATAACATCAATTTCTTTCCATGCTGTTGAGTTCGGTCTTGTCGTACCACTACTAACCTTTTGTACTAAAACTTTCATTTGATTCGCAGTGTATCCTGTAGGTATTGTTGAAGTATTTGAAATTAAGAAAGGAAATTCATTTCCAAATTTTAAGAATATATTATATGTAGGTTGATTAGGGTCAAATAAAACAGGATTAACTCTAGTGTAGTAATTACAATGTAATGAATTTGTAAATGCCGAATTATTAAATCTGTAAGTCACAAATACTGACTCTGTATTAGCACTCAAAAGTCCTTCATCTTCACCTAATACGCCTTCACATGCGTTTGGTATTATGGTTCCTATTTTAGGTGCTGGTAATGTCCAAGATCTATTTGATTTATAACTCAATGCCGCCACGATTTCATCGTCATCAAAAATAACCATTTTATAATCAGGGAAAACTTTACCAACTCTACTTGGTTTTCCATCCGCATTCGCGTGTGTATCCCATAGGTAATAATATCTCAAACCAGGATTATTAAATTGTGCATCTTTTTTTGATTTTATGTATTGAGCTTCGAACAGATTTTGACTAGTGAATCCAGATGGGTCTGTGTAAAAATCTTGTCCTATTGTTGCGTTGGTGTTCTTATGCCACATTAACCATGGAATACTTATCTTGAAGTTTCTGGCTTGTCCAGTCCCACCAGGGTTTGTATCATCATACGGTTGTTGTGCAAATTTTTCACCATAAAAGTTATCTATCGCTTGATTTGTATAGTGTATAATGGCAATTGATTTTTGATCACTCGGACTAAGGATAATGTTTTGATCGAGTGAGTTAGTAAAATAAACAGATCCTGTATCAACTTGACCGCTATTAGAAGTGTATCCGAAATATTCTTTTGAACCTGTATAACCTGTGGACTTATAGTAATTAAAATCTTGAACATTGTTTGGGAATACTCCGGCCGGTGACTCAGTCCATGGAATATTCATATTCCAAACTTTAACATCAGATTGGGATACATCACAGTTTGTTTCGTAATTAAATACATTTGATGCCCAATATATTTGTGGTGTAATGGAATCGTACAATGAGGTCATCCCTGATGGATAAAACAAAGCATATGATGTTCCAGAATAACCCATAGTACTAAAATTAGGCACATCTCTATCAAGTTGTACTGTGACAGTAGTATTTCCAGATGTGTTTCCAGTAATAGCAACTACAGTATATGTAAACATGGATGAATTACCACTTACAGGAGTGATTGAGTTAGTCGTAAACAATGTTAAAAACATACCAGGTGTCACCGTACCCGACACAGTTGGTGCTAAGGATCCTAAGTTAATAGTTATTGTATTACCTGATGTAAGTCCAGAATTAAACACATAATAGTTAGGATTAATAGTATATGCGGAAGAAGTATAAGCACTAAAGTTAAATGTCGATGCGGTCGATCCTGTAAAAAAACCTCTTGGCGCTGCAGAGTTATAAATATTATCAACATATGATGCATCATATGGTATACCATAGGTGGATCCTGAAGTCGAGTCTAAAAATAAAGGATATTTAACATGGTGTCTATTACTTTCTGGTGCCGGTGTCAAGTTTTGAGCGTTATACTGTGGCATCAAAACATTCAACTGAGAAGGTACTAAATTGTCTATCGTGTTGTAAGAAACTTCACTATCACCAACTTGAAAATAAGAGATGTTGAAATTTCCTTGGGACATCCTTTTTCTAGCAGCATCCGTTAAAATCGTACTAATTAATGGTCCTGTTATTTTATTAATATATGACATATTTTATAAATACTTTATTTTTTTATTTATCCCGCAATTGATACATTACCACCAGGACTAATCAATACAATAGATTGTCTAAAGTTACTAAACGATATAGGTGATACGGAAGTGTTTATACTTTCGCAAATATTTTGATTCACTAAAGTTATATTCGAAAGGGAGATACTATCTGCAGTTTCACCAAAGTTCGTACAAGGGAATGTACTATCAGCCGTACTAATAGTTGATACTACATTACTACTAACCGTTCCTGCTCCAACAATTCTAGCACTGTAAGTTCTTGTTCTAGCACTTGTCTGATATGATATATAGTTAGTACTCGAATTACAAGCGTTTGTTGTTGATACTGATGATGTAATTGTGGAAGCTGAAGATAAATATTGACCTCCACCTGTCGTACCTGTTGTAACACTATGTACTATTGTAGGTGTTATGTTTGTTATTCCTCTTGTAAAATTAGTTACATGTGTCACATTAAACAATAATTGTCTACCCGCAGGTAAAGATGGCGACACACTTACTACCCAATTATAAACCTTAGATACACTACCTGTCGATGTGGTTGTTTGTCCATTAGTTGGTACAAAATTTAAGGAAACAGTATATTGGGTTACACTTGTGGATGATTGGAGGTTGACGGCATTTGCCGATATGTTCCCATCAAAATCTTGTACATAAACAGTATATACACCATTAGATAAGTTTGTAAATGAGTTTGATACTTGGTAAGATGCTGGTGTATTAATCAATGAATATGTATATGGTGGGTCTCCACCAATAACATTACTTACTTGTATACTTCCATTAGATGCTGCTGTACAACTTGGGTTATTTGTGGTAATAATTGCCGAAATTGTGGCTGAACAGTTACCTAAACTCACCGAAACAGTTCTACTACTTCCTAAAACATTCCAAATTCCAATTGGTGGACTGACTGCCGATGGTAATGAAGGTTGACCATTAAGTTGCCAACCATTTATCATCCACATGGTGTTTGCCGTGTTGTAATACATTGTTTGAGACGGTGTGGAGGCAGTCCAAGAAGGGTAACCATTTATTGTTCCACCTGAAAGAAACTGATACTGTGTTTGTGAACCTTGGTAATTTGAGGTCACACATAATCCTGAAACATTCAACAACGCAGGAACTGTTGGTAAACATTCCCCACAAGAATCAAAAGGACCTGAAACAAATACAGGTTCATAATTATAATAAGTTTGATTAGTATACAATATTACTCCTGTTCTATTCCAACACCCACTCTGACCATTAATACTGTAAACCTCATCTATAACATATTGACTTTGTGTGATATCTGCTAAATAAAAAATAACATTTGTGGGATCAATACAGTTTTCAAATCTTTGTAAATAAAAAGTATCAAACTCAACAGTACATGTTGTAGTTGCACTAAAATCACCATAATAATCAACAACTGTTGCGGTATAGTCACCAAATTGTAGGTTTGTAATATTTTGATTTGCCGATCCATTGCTCCATGTAACAGAGTATGGTGGTGTTCCACCAGTGATTATTAAGTTAATTGCACCGTCCTGAGTAAAAGGGGTATATGCATCTGTAACCACACATTCTACTCCCATAGGAAATAATGTTATTACTTGACAAGAATTACCAGATAAAGCAGGCATCTAACAAATTATTAAGTATAAACAGCACAAAAGGTACATCCATTTGCACTATTCAATTTTATCGCATATTGCGTGGCAACTTCATATACTGAGGGTAATGTGAAGGTGTGTGGTAACGAGTTAATTGTCTTAATATATTGACAACTTGATGTCGTGGAACAATCATCACAAATCCATAAATCTATTGGTGTTGTTGCCCCTGTTACTGATTGTATTGTTACTGATGTACTCATAAATTAACAATTTCCATTTACTCTACAAAACTGTGTTATTTGTCCATTTACATCAACAGAATATATGAATCCATTATATCTAATATAGTCTTCAATTATTGGTTCAGTAAGAGAACTATCTTGATAAATAAAGTTTCCTGTTTCTAAAGTGTCAACCGTAGATGAAGTATAGAATGTTAGATTAGTACCTCCGTCCGTCAACTGACAAACAGGACACGATACACTAAAACCACCTTGAGCTGACCAAGATTTATATGTAAATGTTGGCGTTGGTGTTGGTGTTAAACACTCAAGACATGTCACATATGTTGTTGCAGTTGAAGCGGTAAATATTGGTTGGTTTGACCATTTGTAACCACTTGGTGGTGAATACCTAACAAAGAACCCAATATATGTAAAACATCCAATATTTTGATCTTTGATTATATCACCAATGTTCACATTACTTGGTGGTGTTTCATCTTGTACAATCATCAGATTATTATTACACCCTGTGAATACAAATTGAGTATACGGTTCATAAGTCACAACAGGTGTTGGTGTTGGGCTCGAAGTTGGTGTAGGTGTTGGTGTTGCGGTAGGAGTAGGTGTTGGTGTTGGTGTGACACATCCAACACATGACCCATATGTTGCCAAAATAGAATTTAAATAGTTTGACGGGCTACCTGCAATATCTTCAGTGTATGTGACACATCTGACTTGATTATCAATTCTTGCTTGTAATGTAGTTCCTGTCGCAATAGTCGTTGTACCACTAATTATTGGTCCACCCACATAATAAATCTGACCATTATTACAATCTTCCAATACTTTTATTGTTGGGCAATTAAAATATCCTTGTTCAACCACAAATACAACACTCTCACCAGTTATTGTGTACTGATAGTTTGGTGTTGGTGTAGGTGTTGGGGTAGGTGTAGGTGTTGGGGTAGTGACTGCACTAAATGTAATTGTAGCCGTAAAAACACAAGGTGTTGGCGTAGGTGTCGGTGTTGGTGTCGGAGTAGGACTAGATGTAGGTGTCGGTGTTGGTGTGGGTGTTACAAAATCACAATCTAATGAAGCGTTAAAAGTTAGTCCTGAACAAGGGTTTGCCGGTGTTGGGGTCGGTAAGCAAGATCCTGTATAGGAAATTGTTTCACTTAGATCTGGACAGGTCGCATTAGTTGGTTGTGACCCAAAAAAGTAACATGTCCCAGATAAGGAATTACTAAGACACCAACGAGTTCCCGTAAAATAAACAAAACCATTTGTCGATCCTGTCCAATACGGGTATCCGCCATTAGTTCCGGCAACTTCATAAACACCACTATACCCACTATAGGTATCGTTGTTTATTGTGATACAAATTTCATTACTACAAAAAGCAGAAGAGTTACAAGCAGTTGCAGAACAATTAGCTTGTAATGTATAAACCCCATCGGGCACAAAACTCACACTTGTATAACCTGATGTGAACGCAGAAACAATCGTATAACAACCATTAGGAACGGTTGTGTCTGATTGAAAGGAAAAAACTGATGTTACTGCGGAAGTCGCCCCTGTCCAATTACTCTCATCGGTAAAGAACTGATATCCAGGATAATAACAACCTTCAAATAAAATATTTGCCATTTAGGTTTAACTTTATTATATAAATAATCAAATATTCGTTTTATTAAAGATTTTATTATAAGAATAGATCAATATATTCTCTCCATCCACACTTTATCAAATTGTATTTTTCAGGATCAGATAGATACATAAAGTCAAACATTTTTTCATCACTACCAACATACTCATTGTTAATAGAATTAAGTGTAACCTTTTCAAAAATCTTAACCGCATCTTCTATTTTATTTTTCGGTACGAACAAAGACCCTCCTTGAATAAACCTTGTTTGTGAAAGTGCGTGGAATTCTTGGTTTTCGACTCTCACATAATCGTGATGACAGAAAAATGTTATTTTATCATTATCAAGTTTATTAATTTTTTCTAAATTTGGCCAGTGTACATTTTTTTGCGGGTGGTCTTCTCTAATCACTCCCGCATCTGCCCAAACATATAAGTCAGCATCAAAATAATTATTTTTGTATGAGTCTAAGATGTAATACAACTTACTAAACATTACAACATTGTACAACGGTTTTGTCATTTCTGGTACATCAAATTGTATTTTCTTTTTAAATGACTCGGATGACATTAAATTTTGGAGAGGTTCATTAAATGTTTTATAACCGTCGATTTGTTCTAAAGGTTGTATCACAAAAATTGTCTTTTCTAAGTTGGGGTCAACCTCTTTTCTGAAATTCATGATTTGATCCTTAAACTTTTCTTCGGTGTAAATTATCAAATTAGTATCCAAATAAAGCAAACTTCTCATCCACCAAATATATGTGTGATAAGACATCGTAAAATTGTCCCATTTATCTCTTCCTATATCAAATAGCGCGGTGACTAATGCCGTTTTCTTTATATCCATTCCCAATTTATTTTTATGTTTTTATGTTGTATGTTTACTTGATCGACATCAAAAAAATCAGAAGTATTATCAGATTTTATTATCGTATTTAGTGTATATCCATATTTGTTCAACATGGTTGGTACAAATCCTTCAGAATATCCGTGTAAACCTTCTTCGTGTATTTCCAATAATTTTTTCATAGCCCTATTAGAAAATCTGTTTGTTGGAAAAAACGAACCAAACTTTTCATTAATGTCATCGGGTAAAATATCTCCATCGCCCGGAAATCTTTCAAACCACATGTGTTGTGATGTGGTTCTGTTATCAATTACTGGTATTTTTTCTTGTGTAATCACATTTGAGTCCTTGAATACGATATAACCTAAAAAGTCTGAATCGTCTTTATCCGTTCCTTCAAAAAATAAATCCCAATTCCCAACTTTTACATCGTCATCAAAAAACCAATAATAGTCATAATTGGGGTTTTGGGTGTAATAATTTAACATCCTAAAATGAGCGTAGAACCATATTATATTTCGATTCCCGTTTGAATTCCAATAATGTCTTTTACTGACCTCACCAGTAAAATCTAATTGTTCTCTTAATTTTTTTTCTGTATATGTAAAACCTAAATTAAAGTTTTCATTTTTACTATTATCTGTCACCCAAACAATGTCTTTAGTGAAGTTTTTCCAATTATTCTCATATGCCGGATACACATCAGGTGTCGTACAGACACAATATACACTATTCATATTCTTTTAGTATTATTTCATTCCACTCAGGTATTCTATTGAATTGGTGTACAATGTCATAGACTTGGTCTTTGTGGTTATATATTTTATTATCTTTAAGATATGGAATACCTCCGTATCTATTTATAAGAGTATTTTTAAATCCCCATGATTCAAAGAACTGTGTAGGTCCACCAACAGCACAATGTACAGTCCAACCCTCATCAAAAGAAAATATTTTTAATTTTTCAATTTCATTTTTAGCAATCATTACAATCAATGCCGCTTGATCTTTGATGTTGTGTAAGTTACTACTGTTTTCACACATATCATTCATTTTGGTATAAAGTTTAATTAACTCTTCTTTTTTTCCTCCGATTACTCCTGAACATATAATTTCATGGTTTCGACATAACTCTAAATCTTCGGGGAATACTTTAGATATTACATCACCATTCCAAGGCTCTTCATTTATTTTTAAACCTTCAGAACCCACAAAAACATCATAGTCATTTGTGAATTTAACAAACGGGTCCGATTGGAAGACAACATCAAAAACATCTGTAATCAAATAAAAATCATAATCAGATGTTGTAATGAAATCTAAAGTATGTTTCAATCTCTTATTGTTAATAAACCATGTATCCTCAACATTTACCTTAATTGGTATAATACCTAATTGTTCGCATAATTTTATCTCGTCCTCCGTTGAGTTTGCACAAAGTAGTACGACATCTCCGTCTGTTGATCTTTTGAAGCTATTAGACCAAACTTTTATTTTACCTATGTTTTGGGATATGTTGTTACATAGTCCAGTTAACACTTTTTTCATACTAACAATTGTTTAATCTATGAGTTAATTGGTCATTTACACCGAAAATTGTTGGCCATGTATACTCCAAAGCCCAAATATTATTGTCGTTTCCGTCACCCGGTCCTGAGGATAATGATATAGTTTTTCTAATACTTTCTATCAATTTTACATAAAAATCACGGCTGTTTTTTTGAATTGTTTCTTTTTTTACGATACATTGCATACCAGCAACAAACATAAAAGGTAATTCATAACTTATTCCCATCTTATCACAATAATCAGTTGCTTGTTTTATACAACCTTCATTATCTCGTACATAGGTCGCACCTAACGGATGGAATTCTTTGTCAAATTTATAACTGTTTATAAATTCTACACAATTTTCACAATAATGATCGAAAGGATTACCTTGTAAAAAAATAGTAAAGTCCGTTAAATTATCATAATTGTTTATTATGTGATACAAATGAGTTTGAGCGTCTTTACCATAATTAGGAAGATTATTTTCATATAAGTGGTCGTCTTCTCTATTCTTATTATATATTGTAACTTTGTGTTTTACATTTTTAGTCCAACTCACATCCTCATTAAATTTTGCAACTACTACTTCTACATTCATAACTTTTTCTCTATTTTTTCACACCAACCTTTAGATTTAGAAAACGGCCAGACTACATAATAATTAGGTTTTTCGGCTGTTTGGAATTTTCTACAGATGTTATACATCTGAGGTTCTTCTCTCGTTAGGAAATTTATTTCATTTATATCTGCATCTTGTCTGTGTAAAGTTTCACCACCTTCTCTATGGAAAGCAACAACCCAAAATTCATAATCATTCTCAGGTAGTTTTGATCTATCTACACTGATACAGTATTCAAAGTCTTTTACAAAACTTTCCTTCCACTCATCTTCTGAATTATATTCATATGGATTTGGTGGGTAATTTTTTTGTAGGGTGTAGTCCTGAACAGATCTTTTTTCAAATAAAAGTCCGGAATATATTTCATAGTCTCTTAATGTTCTTTCTTTTCCAAAACCATAAGGTCCGTCATGACCTTCTTGTTCTAACCCATCCATACCAAATAATTTTCTATTTGTAAGATGTGATGATTCATTTTTTTTGTACCATTCTTTATCATCATCCCATTGTTTTGTTCTACCGTTTCTGGTATACTCATGCCAACACACAATTCTGTGTGGATGAAATAGATCATAACCATGTGTGAACGCCCTAACGGCTATTGAAATTTCCTCTCCGTGAAAATAATATTCAGGATTGTGTTGAACTTCCTTCGAAAACTGACCTAAAGTAAAACAGAAGTGTGCAGAATAAAATCTAGCCGGCACTGGCATTTCAATTTCTTCCCAATTTGGAATTGTCTCAGGTAAGAAGAAAACCGCACCTTCAGGTATGAATTTATCAAACGCCATTCTCCAAGGAACTTGGACTCTACCATCGGGATCATTCGTTGGGTTATATGAAGGCACATACGATGTTAATAATGGTTTTGGTATGCCTATTTCTTGGAGTTGTTTAACCATGTTGATTAACATTTTATCCCAATTTTTTTCAAATCTCATATGGGAATCTATTTGTAATGTGTATTCCTCACCATCATATTGTTGTTGGGTAAGGTTTCTAGCCCAACATACCCCTTTTGACTCTTCGTGAGGTATATCAATCACTTTAAATCTTTCATCGTCACTATACTCAGACAGATCATCAAATTTGTCATCAGGGTGAAATTGTTTTGCAATACTGAAAACTAAGTTCTCAGGATTTTTTGAATTTTCAATACAACTCTTGATAGTTGGGATTAGTTCAGGGTCACGATATGAAGCAATCTGAATAAAAATTTTCATAGATTTTTATTTGAAAAATAACCTATGATTTGACTAAATAAAGGTTAATTAAAAGAAACCGTTAAACTACCAATATTTTGAGTGGTATAAAAAACATTTGGTCCTGGAGTCGTTTGGTATGAACTCACAAGATACGGTGAATTAACTTCTATACTATATGTCTCACCATTTGAGTCTATAATATAAATTGATCCACTACTTCCGATAATACCTGTCGGTGTCGTTACACCTGTTGTTATGTCTATTTCTATATCTAATGTTGCCCCTGATGAATAATTATACTGTTGTATGTAATAGTTTGTTCCGTCACCACCCAAAATTATTAAATCACCTGTAGTCGACAATACAATGTCTTGTATCGCAGGATCACCCGAAAGTGATCCTTGTAATTGAAATAGTTGTGTATAAGTTGCAGCACTTCCAGATATGTCTATGTTATAGACATAATTCAAAGATGTACCTGTTTGATCATAGTGTGTACAAATCAAAGTATTAGTGTCTTTTGCTTCAAATCCTTGTCTAGTACTTTCAGAAAAAGGGTTTGTGATTGATCTACTGTATGTTACACTAAAAGGATTTAAGGTATAATTCAACTCGTCAATACCACCATCAAATGGTCTTACCCAAATTTTGTTTGAACTATTCGCCAATGTGCCACCATCTGTCAACCCACTCAAATTATAACCTCCTTGCATCGTATTATCGTTTATACTATACAAGTAAAAATCACTATTGTCATCAAAGGATGATGCAATAACAACATCAGGTGGTGTTGTTGGGGTAGGAGTTGGTGTAGGCGAAACAGTTGGGGTTGGGGTAGGAGTCGGTGTTGGTGAGATAGTCGGAGTTGGTGTTGCTGTCGGTGGTATAGGTGTAGGTGTTGGACTAACTGTGGGTGTAGGTGTTGGTGTCGAAGTAGGTGTTGGTGAGATAGTCGGAGTTGGTGTAGGCGTAGGTGTAGGAATACATACTTTATTTTCGGTATATATACATCCATTACTATCTATTAACTTAACACCGATAGAATCATAATTAGGAAAAAAGTAATCAGTATCCACCACAACTGTAGGTGGTATTTGACAACTACCTGATATTAAAAAGCAAGACGTATATCCAGTATTACATAAAAATACATCATATGGACTTGTTCCACTTGTTACACCAGTTATTTGTATTATCATCTATTTTTATTATTGTATCTCATAACTACCGTTCCAAATGAATCTATCAGTACTTGCCCAAGTAAACGGTTGGATTGAATTAACATCGTTAGCGGTTCCACCTGTAGTTTGATATTGTATCGGAGCTTTAGTGTTAAATCCAGCTCTTGCCCCAACCATAGTAGCATTATACCAAGCGGAACCATTATCTAATAACGTGGCTGTCAATAGTATAGCATCCGCATTAGCGGCAGTAAACGGCATCGATACATACCATTCACCTGAACCAAATGTTGTTGAGCTACCCATCACAATATTACCCCTAACAAAACATGTTTTACCGATTACTTTGTAGTATCCTTCTATAGTTCCATTACCAATTACAGGGTTAGTAACACTTGCTGTCCAAACTGGTGTATATGATGCCCAAGCAGTTTCTATTTGTGAACCCGAAAGATTAAATGTCGTTGCTGATATTGTAGTTGCCGAAATTGTTGGTGCAGTTATTCGTCCTCCAACTTTTGTATTACCAGATATGTCAACCATTTCTGTTGGGTTAGTAATACCAAATCCAACATATCCTCTTGTAGTACCAGTACCTTGGATATGAATATCAGGTATTGTTCCATTAGCGTCTTGACCTGCATAAAATCTAATGTAATCCTCTATTGTAGAACCTGATGTTTGACGATTGATAATATTAAGCCCGTTTGCTTCGTTGGAGGCGTATATGAATGTGTCGCCAACTTTACCATATCCAGGATATGTTACATCGTCCCAAGTTCTAACACCTGCAGATAAACTAAATAATGGTTTGGTTACAGATGGGGCCCCTGCCACATTAATTCTTGGTAAGAAAGTATCACCTGATATTTGAAATACACCACCTGCTGTATTTTCATAAGTGATTTTAGATTTTGTCCCAAACGCTTCAACTGTATGTTGTGGATTGTTTGTATTTATACCCAATCTATTATTAACTTGGTCCAAAGTAATACCTGATGTAATACCAAAATAAGTATTACCTGTTACAGTCCCACCTGATAAAGGTAGATATAAACCATCAGGACTAATTCCGCTAGTCCCTGAAGAACCCGAGCTTCCACTACTTCCTGAAGTTCCACTTGACCCTGAGCTTCCACTACTTCCTGAAGAACCGCTTGTTCCGCTAGATCCTGAAGAGCCGCTACTTCCACTCGATCCATATGTTCCTGAAGACCCTGAAGAACCTGAGATTCCGCTAGTTCCACTTGAGCCCGAGCTCCCACTACCTGAGGTACCAGAGGTACCGCTACTTCCTGAAGAACCACTCGACCCTGAAGAACCCGAGCTACCGCTACCTGAGGTACCAGAGGTGCCGCTACTTCCTGAAGAACCCGAGCTACCGCTACTTCCTGAAGATCCGGAAGTACCTGTACCGCCGCTAATACTCGCAGTAATAGAAGAAAAATATATTGCACTTGTTATTCCTGAAGCATTAGTGCTGTAGTCTACAAGCACCATAATAGATTGTGGTTGCCCTGAACTTACAAATGGTAGTTGAGATATTCTTAAATCTTGTGACATCTATAGTATAATTTTAAAACCGTTTTCTTGTAATATGTAATAACCGTTCTCTTGTAATAAATACCCTATTGGGCAACTTATTAATTGGAAAACTTCAAAATTATTACTGTCAACAAGTTTGACCATTATGGTTTCTGCAGTTTGAAAAAAACTATTAAGGGTAAAGGTTCCTCCTGTTGTACCAATATATTGGCAATTATTACCATTTTCATCACATATAAAAAATTGGTATGGTGGATTACCCCCCGTTTCACCCGATATTACCAAACCACTAGCCATTATTAACAGACATATTTAGATAATACGACACCTAAATCGTTAACTTGTAACACATTTCGAGTAGTTATCGGACAAGCACTTGAAACATAAATTCTTGCAAATCCATCCGTAGGTCCAAAATTAGTCCCAACATATTTAGTTGTTAATAATGGATCCGTATATATCACATCACCAACATTAATCGTTGCACCCGTAGAATAGAGACTTCTGTTACAAATTGTATCCTCACAAACATCTTCATCAGCAATATTGTAAATATCAAGGTTTGTAAACCAAACAATACCTGACGATGTTGGGGTTGGTGTTGGAGTCGCAGTAGGTGTTGATGTCGGCACATAAGTTGGTGTCGGTGTTGGAGTTGGTGTTGGTGTTGGAGTTGGTGTTGTTAATTGCGAACATTTGATGTCATATGTGATTTCTAATTCAATTTTGAAGTAGTTACTACTGATAGAACTACAATCACATGTTATTTCCAATGTATTATTGAGTACACTTATAGTATATGCGTTTACCTCGGGTATTATGTCTAAAATAGCTTCGATTGCGTGTTGCCAAGAATAATCATCGGCATATGTAAATGTTTGTCCCGATGTTGACCCATTAATGGTTACTAATGCTTCTAACTCTACTTTATTTAATATACAATTGGAGTACCCTGATAAATTTATTAGGTCAAAAAATCCTTCATTTATCATTTTTTGAATAGATCTCTTGGTTCCTGTAAGTGTGTCAAATTTTTGATTAACGACATTATATCTTGTTCTACCTGTAACTAAATATTGATTACATACTATGTCGAATGTCCAAAATTCAGTACACCCACTATTATCTGCAACAGTCACCGAATAACTTCCACCCGACAATCCAGTCACAGTACTCCCTGTACTCCCTGAAGGAACATTATCTGACCAATCAAATGTAAATGGTGGTGCACCATCAAAAATTGTTACGGTCGCAGCACCGTCATTATTATTAGTACAGTCGGTTTTAGTTAATGTAGATGTTAGATTACCACTTAATGGTACGGTTAAATCTAAACTTACCGTACAGTTATCAGCATCAGTCACTTGTAGTGTATAACTTCCAGGTGTTAAGAAATTGAATGTGTATGAAGAAAAGTTTACATTTTGTAATGTGTTACCATTACTTAAGACATAATCAATCGGTTCTGTGTAACCAGTACTCACATTTACAGAGATAGATCCGCTTTGTGATCCACATGACGATGGTGTTGTTGTTGCTGTAACCGTAAACTTACTTTCGGATGTAACTTCCAAAGTTTCGGTATAAACACAACTACTTGAGTTTCCTGATATTGTTAATAGGTATGTATCGGTTTCCAAACCGTCAAATGTCACATTTTGGTCCTGTGTAAACTTAGTAAACACCTGATTCGTATTTTGACCCGAAAGAATGTAAGAGTAGAAACCATACAACCCAACAATACTTGTCTGTATTAACCCATTATCAAATGAGCAGGTTGAGTTTGTTATAGTATTACTTACATTTCTGAATCCATTAACTGAGTTAAGTTCTGTTATAAAATCTAATGTACAAAGATTAGCATCTTTTATAATAATTTGGTAATCCCCTGCGGTTAACCCCGTAATTGATAATTCATTAGATAGTGTAACTCCTATATTACCAGACGATGCCGAGTAATAGTATGGAACACTTCCACCTGTTATTGTAATATCTATAATTCCATTGTTACTAAAACATGTTGGGTTAGTTCCTGTGACCAAACCAACCCCCAATGGTGATGCTATATCCACAAAAACACTTTTTGTTAACTCACACCCTTGGCTGTCTGTTACGGTTACTGAATATTCACCTACCGTTAGTCCTGTTATAGTTTGACCTGTATGTCCGTCAGACCATAAATAGGTGTATGGACATACACCAGTTTGTCCTGTGACAGAAATTTTTCCTTTGTCAGTTGCACACTGTGAAGTATCTACCTTCCATAAACCAAAATCTAACTGTGTACTAGCACTTATGACAACATTTTCTGTTTTAGCGGTAACATTACTTGAATCAACAAGTAATGCGTAGTAAATACCCTCACCTAATTCAGGAAATATATATGGTACTGAATTTGTTTGTTGTATTTGATTTAGAACTTCATCCTTATATAAAAGAATATTATATGGTGGTGTCGTTGATGATGCACTCACAGTTATTAAACCGTTTTCTAAACCGCAGGTAGTACCTTCAACAAAAGTTGTAGTTGCACTAAAACAGTTTCCGACACTTACATTTATAAACAATTCCGAATTAACATCACCTAACGAGTCGTTGAGTCTAAAAACATAAGTTTCATCAGTAAGCCCCGTAAAAGTTATTGAAGTTGTTCCTGTTTGTGCGGACAATCCATGACCCACAGGAAAAATTGGGTCAATTGTGTATGGTGGGTAACCTCCGTTAGGGGATATAGTAACCGATCCATTTGCAATTCCACATGTACCAGTTACCGTGAAAAAATAAGATAATTCAGATGTTCCACTACAAGCCTGTGTACAAGTACTACCAGTATCATACACTATGTTTACGGCACTTCCAGAGTAACTTTGGTCCAAACATACAGTTTCACCTGATGATGCACCGACCCTTGTCAATCCACAACAGTCAACATAAGTATAAATTCCATTTGTATATCCACTAATACAAGCCATTTTATTTAATTATTAATTAATACATTCAACTGTCACATCTAAGACAACATTTATGGTTAATGAGCTATTTGTAAATTCATCAAGACATGTTGTATTGAAAATAGTTAGGTTTCCACCTTCAAAACTATAACCTAAACCAACAGATTCTAAAGGTTGTAAACTGTTTGTAATGGCTAGTAACACCCCGTCATAATATAATGGGTCACCTGTTTGTTGATTAAGTGCTTCAGGTCCATCTCCAATCCAAAACTGTTCAAACAATAAAATTTGTTCATTACCAGTTAGTAAATTTGTTAAGACTACTTCAACATACCAAGTAGATATAACCGTATTATTATTACATTGGGATAAGTCAATTCCTTGATTTAAAATCGCATCATTTGTTTCGATACTAAGAATTTCAAAAGGATCAAACATAGTTAATGCTGCTGTCAGTGTTTGTTCATTACAGTCGTAAGCACCACTTCCTCCTTCATATACAGATTGTACAGGTGGTTCATCTTGAGGGGTAAAAGAACCAGTACCGACAAAAGTACATCCTCTTTGTCTTTTCCATGACACTTTTTGTCTATGAAATATTGAGTTGTCAAATTTTTGACCCGTATTCCATAAAGTAGTGGCGGGTACAAATTGTTCAACAAGTCTAACCCAATAGTCACCTAAATTCAGAGTATAATCTACCATTTTTTGATATGTAAAATCATTGAATGGGAAATTTGTATTTTGTGTAGTTTCCAAATACTTCCAAAAAATATATTGTAATGTTGGGTAACCTCCGGTTTTACCGTCAAAAATCCATTGTCTATTTCTAACATTTATCATGTTATTATAGAATGTTTGTGCAAATTCTAAAAAGGTTTTTTGATTCGGTTTAGGATTAATTACCGTCCAATCAATTCCACCTTGTGTTGCATATGGAGATGTTAACCCTGTATTCGCAATTGGGTATCCGTATTTAGAAGACATATCCCAAATGTCATATGTTATTCCTTGGCCCATATTAAGGTACAATTCCATGTTTTTAGAATTGATTGCCAAATCTTCATTTGGTACAGTGTAATATGTTTCCGAATAATTTTGTGTGTTTTTTCTTAAACCAACCTGAGTATCCACCCATGATTTTGTATTGTCAACCGTTCTTGTTAATCGATATCCTAAGTCCAAAAATGGAAACTTTTCGTAACGATCCAAATATTCTTGCCCATATGTGAATGGTGTAAGTACAGAAGAAAATACCGCAATTTGCGGATTAATTTCTGATGTTGAAAAATTAATAACTTCGGGTGATGTGTGTTCGGGAGTCGTTTCAAACCAACCGGCACCTTTTTGAAAAAAATAATCTTCGGTTTCAACCGCACTTTCAGGATATCCTGTTTCTAAAGATATCGGGTAGTCTCCAAGTCCGGTGTTAACCGTAGTAATAACTGAATTAGCAACAAACCCTGTAAAATTGATGCTTTGTATTGAGTATTGAATACTAGAATTTAAGGATGTAATCTTATCCAACTTGGTTCCACCTGAAATTTGAGCAAATTGTGTTTCAAAATCAGAAACAGATATTTTTTGATCCGCAAGATAAACATATTCATTAAACTCAATAAGTTGGTCGGGCACACCAACCATCTTCATAATATACTCAATTGACTTTCTCGTACCTTTAGTTTTATACAAATAAGCAGAATTAAGTATTAAATTTTTATAATACTGTATGTTTACTTGTTCTGGTGTTTGTATTTTCGATTGTCCAGGATAGATTACATTATTTGTCGTGTTATATATCGTATCGTTAAGTCCATCAGTTGTGATTGGTGATATATTTGTTTTCCAACCTAGTGTTTCAACTATATACGACAATAATTGATCGGGTATGTCATTTTTAGTGATATAATTTACCGAATTCATGTTTGCCAAAGCATCTATTAGTGTCTTTGTCTCATCAAAACTTCTACCATAAATTTGTAAAACTTTTTCTAACTTTTGGTCTGGTGTGTCAAATTCTTTAAGTGAGTCAGATGTTAAAAATCTACTTAACAGGTTTGTCTTGAATTGGTCGATTAATTCAGCAATTTCCTGAATCGTTGTTAGGTATGTGTCAAAATTAGTCGTTTCAATGTCAAGATTCCAAGCACCATCTAATTTCCATGTTACAGGTTTAGTAAATAAAGTGTAATTACCATTACTATCATAATCAGGATATTGAAATTTAGCGGTGTACTTAGGAAAAGTATTTCTATTAAGAAGGTATTGCTCAATTTCATCAAAATCGTTTTTAAATACTTGTTCAGTTACTAAATTGTTTGGTTTGATAATAATAGTATCTGTGATTTGAGAACCCGTAAATGGTTGACCTTTTACTACTATCGGAATTGTACCAGCAGTGAGTGTTGTCGTCGCTACTAAATCAATGATTGGGTATTCATCATTGAAAGTTGTAGTATATAATGAATAACTTTCATAGAATTTTTTTAAATCTCTATATTTGCTTACATTGTATGGTAGAACTTGTATGTTCTGTGCGGCATTAACGCTATAATCAATTGCGAATGGATTTTTGAAAAATTGAACATCCACATCAAAAGATGTTTCATCACCTATAGGATCATATATAATATTGAACGCAGTATAACCTGTGTTTAAACTGTAATTCTGAAAATCTATTTGGATTCCGGCCGGAAAAAAGTTAATTATCTTGGTTATAGATGAAGAAAGTCTTTTCTGTAATGAACCATAAAGAGTATAGTTAGTGACTTGAGCTAAATCAAAATTTGGATATACCTTAAAATTTTTGCGAACTATTTCTTTTGCTTGTTCGACTGATTCAATATTTAGGTTTTCAAGAGTGTATGGGTCAGAAAAAAGACCAGTATCAAATGTCCTGTCAATTTTTTCATATATTGCAGTGGTAAACTGAAAATTTCCTTGCGTTAAACCACCACCCGAGACTAATTGTAAACCAACTAATTCATTGGAAAAGGTACCTGATCCGTTTGCAGGTGGTGCTGGACATTTATATTTTGTAACTGCCATTAACTAATAATATTTGTAAAGTTTTTACTAAAGTCGATATTAGTTCCCCTATCTTGTCTAACCTCATAAAGAAGTTCATTAAAGTTATCTCTAACCTCAAATAGGTTGTATTGTTTATAAATGTTACCAACACTATCATAAAGAGTGTAGATACCATCTTCAATAGATTTAGTTTGATTACCGTATAACGCAATTGCCAATGTATCAATATCATAATTAGATATTTGCACATCCAAACTAAGTGGATTGAAAAAAGTATTCGTAACAATAATATTTTGATTTGGTTGACCAATAAATGGTGTAGCATTCGGTTTGTTAGTTGGTGATGAACTAGGTGAAAGTGTACAAAATAATAAATCACTCGCACCCTCAACATAACGATATCTTATAGACTTTTGAGTAGTGTTTGTCTGGTCTGAAACAACCGGCTCACAATAAAAAGAAGATGTTACTATTCTATAAAAATTAGGTATTTTTGTTCCGTCATTGTTTAAATATTCAATTCTGAATCCAACTAAACCTTGGTTCACAAATTTGTTTCTAAATTGTTGTGGGACCTGATTGATGTCTATAATAATACCTTTAACATTAGGGAGTGCCGATAACACACCACAATCTGTTATTCTTGTTCTAATTTCGGCGGGTCTAATGTAAAGTGTGTAAATACCAACAGCATTAAACTCAGTGGCAGGTAATCTAAGATTATATAACCCTCCCAATATTTCAATATTATTGTTTCCACCAGTCTGATTGTTGTGGTAATATGGTGTTAAAATTGTTGTTGCATCTAATTTTTTCAATACAAAGTTAGATGTTACATCACGCGACGGCGTGTAATGTAATAATATTTCAACATCAGATGGTGATACATCTGCGGGTCTGATAGTACCGTATGCTCCTAATGCCATTAGTTTTTATTTATAAATAGTTTATGACGCTTTTTTAATCGTTGTTAATTTTGTAATACCCATAACCATAACTTATTAAATCACCAAGATTATCAACCTCGTTAAGTCGTTGTAATGGTTCGAATGGACTATACCTTCCTCTCTCTACCGCAATATCCGTTTGTACTTCAGGATCCATCACAAAATCAAGAAGGTATTCATTTTTAGTCAAAGCCGAAACTGTAATATCATTAGCGGTTAATCCTGACGATTCAAAAACAAAATAAGTTAAACCATTCGGTAGGTTGAAATAATTAACACTGTTGATTGTGTAAGCGGTATATTCATTTGTTATTTCTGACACATAACCAATACCCCCGTTTGATAGTTGTGTAATATACCCAACTGTAAATGGTTGTGGTCCCCATCTTCTTAGTAACTCTAACTGTGAATTTGTGTATCCCGAAACTTGGAATGGTACTGTGGTGTATGCACTTGAAATCTGTTGGTTTATGTTATTATTAGAGTCACCAGTAAAAATAAAATCTAAACTCAACTGAACCCCTGCCCAACTTCCTCCTTGTGCAGCAAAAGTAATATTACCCAATTGATTTGTAATGGTAACACCCGTGAAGGGAACTGTAACTGGTTGTTGGACCGTTGTTAATCCAAACATATTTGTTTGTGAAAGTGTTATTGTATAACTTTGTGGTACACTTGGGTAAACATGTGATTGTGTGGTATTATTGATTGAAATTGTGGATCCACTTGATCCATCACCCCAAGCAACATTGTATGAAGAATCTTGAAGATAGTTTTGAAAATTATATCCAGCACTATTAAATACATGAACTTGATATGGATTTATAGGGTCACCTGAAATTACAAAATTAGTAACCACATCTTTTTGATCTATGAATCCCTCAAACGGAGAATAATATCCAATATCATTAAAGTTTTGTGTTAAAAGAATTGGTATGGTCAATCCTGTTAGAAGTGACGATCCATTTGTACCCCCACTAAGAACATAACTTAAACCAGAGTATACATCAAAAGTCTGAGTTTGATAAACCTCAGCAAACAAATCGTCTCTGAGTACTTCGGGTGAAATAACAATATTTATTTTTTCAGGATTCATTATGGATTCACATATTCATACCATTTTATTGGACTAATAGTTGTCCCTACTCTTGATAAACTACCATTAGGTGATTCTTTGTAAACAGCATATTTGAATGTGTTGTAATCCAAAATGTATTTGTAATAAAATGTATCATCTTTGTTTACATTAAAAACCCCCGGACCTACAAATGTAGATTGTGGTGTGGTTAACATTCTCACAAATTGTCCATTTTTTGCATTGAAGAACTTACATGACACATAAAACGCGTCTAAATTGAAAATTGATTTATCTTTTAAGAAATAAACAAAAAAACCTTCTTTATTTGCTCCGATATAATCCAATTTAAATTTTGGTTTGTTGACCATTACACTTATTGGATTATTGGGTGATCCGATGGAACCATTTTCTTTTAAACCTTGTTGTGTAGGTAGTATTACGGTTAAAAATAATTGTTGTGTTTGAGAATCTTTTTTATCGTAGAAATCCAACTTGAAAAAGCTACCTTTAAATGAGTTTGCGAAATAGTAAATTTCATTATCCGTGAATCCTGCCTTTTCATAATCATCGTCCCAATTTGATGTGGTTGCTATATCAACATTTGTTGTATAGTCAAAAAAGAAAAATTCATAATCTATAGTTGTGGGGATAATAGTTACATTTAAAATTATACTACTACCTCCAGGTATAAATGGTGGTGATACAATTTGGAAATTTACAGTCCATCCCGAATGAGCAAACTTAGTCATTTCAAAATCAGTGACGGGATTTATAATTTGTCTTAAGATTTGATTTTCAAAATCCTCAACTGCCTGTGAACGACCTTCCAAATCGAAATCGACTTCTAGCGGTATATTCAAATAACCGTCTTGTACTTTAAGTGTTCCTAAAAATTTATCACTCACAATCGTCAGTTATTGGGTCATTTATCAGGTCTGTTTCTAAATCAGAAACATTTCTTCTTGTAGGAAACTGTATCATTCTAACTTCTTTAAACGGGTAATGTGAATCATTTAAAAATGGAATGTTCAAACCTATTCCATCTCCATCAATATACCCATAACTATATATATCACGCCATATAAAGTTCCCCGTTTTTTTTGAGAAGTAGGAATAGAATGGGGCATTAACAATACTATTTACAGGTAATGTTTCAATAAAATCACTAAACACTCTGATTGGAATACTATAGTGGGGTTTGTAGGCGTATCCTGAAGGTAAATTTGTCGTACCAGATGTCGCATCATCAATAAAATTATTTGGATTTATCGAATATTTGTGGTAAAGTGGTGATAAAACATATTCCCTTTGTTCAATATTATTATATTCGCAAAAATCCCCTTTAATGGTGTCACCTATTTTTAAATCTTGATTAAAATAAAATGTTTTACCTTGAAGGGTATATGACCCATAAGGGATGTTATCTTTATTAAACGATGACGATTTGTCCCACCAATTACTTATGTTATTTTTTAAAAAGTTAAACTCCCATCCAATTTCTAAAGCCGATGTTTGTCCCGCGTTTGGTTTGTTGAACCATCCAGCATAACCTTTAAATAACATAGTAAAAAATAATTCAGTAACTGGTTTACCATTGTTGTCAATTAATGGTGATATATCAATATCTCTATTCACCGAAAAACCATAACTTTGTGTTCCAGTCTTAACCGATATTCTTTGAAACGAATTTGGTGTAAGTGCCGAAAATTCTAATTTTCTTTTGACGGGAAATGGGTTATTTTCAAACCCAAGTTTAGTTACAAAAGTATCTTCAACATTTGTAAGTATTTTATGTAATCTAATATAATATCTTGATTTTGTTTCAGCACTATTTGTAATATCAGTTATTCTTTTGAAATTACCATATCTTCCATCATATACATCATTTTGTGAATAAGATAAATTATAGACAGTGAATACATTTTTTTCAGACCTATAAGATCCATTACCTAATGAGTAAACTTGATATAAATTTTTTCCATTTATGGTAATACTTAATTCAACCCACTGTCCAACACTCAAATTATGATTAGTTGGACAATTAAAGAATATTAAATCTTTACCATTCGTTTGACCTGTATTCATTACAAATGGTATTCCATCGGAAACATTGTAGGATTGGTTAGTTACATTGTATTTTTCGTTAGTATAGGACATTGTTTGAGCCGTACTACTACTGAACGCATATGATGCATAATATGTCCAATTATATGTTGAAGCACTAACCGTTTGGAATTGGAAGTGGTTTGTAATCCCGCTAGACCGTATCATACTAAATTCATCATATTGGGGAAACCCTTTCCAAACATTCGTATTGACCGAAACTTCAGGATTTATATAATATAATGAATTTTTAAATGGGGTATAACTAGTACTACCTGAAATAGAATTGTTGAACAAGTTTACGATTTTACCATTAAGTCTAAAAATGGATGATTCAGTTCTTTCTTCGTCAAAGATATCATTCAAACTTACTATTCTTGATCTATCTCCTTGAACCATATTCCTTCTTTTACCAAACAATGGTACTTGTAGTTGCTCATCCACATTTGCAGAACCAGCAAATCTTTTCGATCCTAAAACTATTCTTATGTCATCCTGTTTTCTCATTATTATAGAAGATATTTAGTGATGTACCTGTTTAATGATGATTTACCTTTATTTAACCCAAAGTAAAAATGATATGGAGCACCAACAACATATCTATTAGATGGTTGGTTAACTGAAGGTGCGAATGTCGGTACTCCATTATTATTATAATTGTAGATATATCCAGTAGAAGGACCGTTTGTCGCTTGGAAATAATCAGTAGTATTAAAACTCATCTCTTGGTAAGGTGCTGTGTAATATCCATTGTTCGCATCAAATGATGTAAACCAATCGTTGTCTTGGCTTCCTAAAATAGTTTGTGGTGCGGTTTGACCGTCTTTAATCCATTTATACATAGGTACTACTTGGGTTTTAGGGTACCCAATTGTCTGCGTAATATTACCAAATGTTATAGTACCTGGTGTTAATCTTATTCTATTCTCAGTAATAGCAGAATATAATACACCTATAAGTGGTCCGTCATTTGTGTTCGGAGCTAAGTAGATATCATTATCATCATAAAATTCGTCATTGAAAGGTAAAATACCATATTCAGAGTTTATGCTAAACATTTGAGCGATGTCCCCATCAATTCTATCCTCACTTCTCGAAAATAAACTATTAATTGATGCGTCTCCACTACCTAAAATTTGTTGGGTAAATGATGTGGATAACAATCTTGATAGTATAGCAAAAAGTAATATATCGGCAGTTTCGTTGTATGTAGTACTCTTCAATGTATCCACTAAATAACCCTCCAATTGAGGATTTAAACAGATTTCTTTTGCAAATTCATCTCTAGGACCCAAATCCATAATTGTAGTTGGAAAAAATAAATTGCGATTATTCATTCCTTTATATGTCGGTCCAACGGGCTCCCAGTCATTATTGAATAAATTCTTTTTCATAGGTAATTGTCCAATAAACTGACCCGTAACATAATCGTAAGGTGTTGATCTATAAAAGAATGAAAATCTATCTTCATCAAAATAAATCGGTCCTTGGTTAGTAGTGACTTGAATTAGCACGGGGTCCTTTGTTCCGCAAAACTTATATTTCTTAACATTACCGACACTATCAAAAATTGTTTGTTTCCTGAACGAGAACGCGTAAAGGGTACCATTCACCCAATTGTTTTGGAATACATGACTAATCACACCTCTACAAGCACCAAATACAAATCTGAATCTTGCTTTCCATTCTGCCAAATATTTTAAGTCGTCTTTTATTGTCTTTATAAGTTCGTCTTGGACAAAATAATAACACCCCCCTTTAACTCTAGTTTTATCAGGATTGTTAGGGAAATTCGCAGGACATGGCGCCTTTACTCCGAAATTTTCACCACTACCTGAATAACATTCTAATAATGTTAATTGATCACATGTTAAAGACCCTAACACCGCATCACTGACACCACTACCATCATCTTCGAAATCTTGTAAATTATTTGTAGTATCTGTAGGTTGCATGTTAAACACCGGTATAGTAATAACACCTCCTGTATCCAATAACTTATACATTAAAAAGTTATCATTTAGGTGTAAAGAAAATGATGTGTTACCCGAAACTTGAACTACATCTGAAGTTGGTAATCTGTCTGATCTGAGTATTAATCTATCTGAGTTTACCATGTTAGTATTAGGTGTATAATCTAAATGATAAGTGGGGGAAAAAACTCTACTGTGTCTATTTTGTTGTTGTGTTGGCATAGAGACTTGTTGAGGTTCATAACCCGCTAACAAAGTTCCACCCTCAATATTACCTTGTGGTGATGTTGCACATGTAGGTTGAGGAGTTAAAGATCCGTTCCATGCCCCTGAACAAACTTCATAATCTAAAATTATTCCACTAGCGTCTAATTTAACTGCCGCCTGTACAAACCAAGTATATTGTCCAGTTGTCGCATCATAATAGTCGTACCTCATAGGAACCCACAGAAAATCATTTATAGTTGTGTTGAAAACACCGTCCATTGGTATGTTTCCGGGACTATTTGGTCCGACATATTGTGTGTAGAAAATATCACCAACATTTAAGAATGGTGATGTTGTTACGACACCATAACCTGTACTAAAGTTTTCACAAGCACCAACACCAAATTGACATGGTATACCAATAGGTATACCCGAACAAGAAGTCTGATATGCATAATTGTTCGAAGGGTCTGTGTTAGAATAAAAAGCGTACCCATCTGCAACAGGTCTTGTCCATGTATAAAGTTGTGTTGTTGATTGAATGGATCCAAACTGAAAACCTATAGTACTCTTTCCAAGTTCGGGCCCATTACATGCAATGTCAGAATAAACCCCAGCAGGTAGTGTAAATTGATTTAAAGCATAGGTATCACCAAAGTACGCAGGTGACCCAAATCGTGATTTATCTGTGGAATTGTAATATTTTAAAATGTTGTTTGTAAATGCCGAAAAAACAGAAGGTTGTACCGAAAACGAGAATGGTATGTGAAACAACTTATTATTATTATTTGTGGTTGTTTCATGTGTTTCCGGTGTTTTATAGTCGTTTCTCCATGGTAAATTTAAATTTGTATTTGACTGTATTGGAATATTCAAATAATAACTGCCTTCAACAATAGGTCCTTGTGTAAAATTATACCCAAACAATTTAGAAAGGTCATATTTTATGTTTTGTTTTTGAGTATAAGGATCAACTCCCCTTGAAAGAAATATAATCTCCTGATCACCAAATAAGTCGTACGCCTGTAGTGGGGTTGAAATAAATGTTTGGAGGTTCGAGTTTTGCGGTAATTGTGGGACAGAATGATAATAGGCTCTCTGAGTTTTAGCAAAAAGATACTTGTTTAAAAGTGAGTTGACATTATTTTGATTTGTAAGACCAGAATATTGACTGACAGTCCCTCCTGTTATTACTTGGAAGTACTCATTCCCTGCAACAAAATTATAAGGTTTTCCATCTTCAGTAATTTTTAACTTCAATGTTGCAGTCTGTATGGTTCCACCTGTTGTCACATACTGTACAGTTTTATTAACAAGCGCCACTTGGTTGGGATTGGTACTACCTGTAATACTTTTAGTTTGGAACTGATTCAAAGTAGCCCCTGTTAAGTTAGGATCTTGTATTTTTGATATGTCATGGAAAGAAATTAAATCTCCAGGTAATAATGTTTGAAGTGTTCCCGCATCACAAACTACCATGAGAACTGAGTCTGTAAATGGTGTTGATGGCTGAGGAATTAAACCATTTGGTGGTGTATTAAATACTGTAGTTCTTATTATATTTTCACCCTCAAAGTACCTTATTCTTAAATTAGCCATGTTCAAAGACTGTGATAATGTAACATCATTTCCTAAGTACTTATAACTCGAGGCTTGGTTTGGCCATTCCAAAATAGGAAGTTTTGTTAACTTTTGGTCCATTATATTACTATTGAATGTTGAACCTGGTAAAAATTGGTACCCAGCTAAAACCTGTCTTAATCCATTGTTTTGTCCTTCTGTACTGGTAGTACTTACAACCAAACCTTCAAAAGAAGACACTGAATTTGAATTTATTAGTTGACTATAATTGCCCTGTGAAATAAGGAAATTCTGAAATGGATTAAAGTTAGTAGTAGTATTAAGTGACGCATCCTCACAGTTACAAGCTTCACAATCAGGATATGACATCATGGGTAATGAAATTCTTTTGAATGGATTGTTTTCTTCAAGTTTATCTAAAACTGCCTTGTTACACCCACCTTCAGGTTTATTCCCATTGGTTAGCCAGTTTATAGCCTTACATATTGCAAAAACAACATCATTGATAAAATCTATTATAGAATTTATGAATTTTACTATAATTGGATATATTAACGCCAAAATATGTAAAATAACAATTATAGAAGCTAATAATGGTGATAGTAATGTTATTAACAAATTAAATAAGAAAAATATAAAATCAAAATTTCTAACTCCATCATTCACTGGAAATCTATTTGTTGTTGTTGAACATGCCCTATCTGTTATTTCCTTTATTCCTAAATGTCTTGCTCTATTATATCCCCATTTCCATCTATCAATAAAATTTGCAACAGTATAAACTCGATTGAAGTTCATTTCAAAGAATCTATCTTCACAGTTGATCGCCTCCTGAATCATTTGGTTTCCGATAGTTGTTGCAGTATCTCCATAATCATTCCAGTCTAAACTAAAGGCATATGATTGTTTTTGAAGGGTATCTGAAAGAGGTGCTTCAGATTGTGTAAGTGACCAACCGTATTCTTTAATATTAGGTACTAAGTAGTCAGCTCTCATGGCATTATTTTCTAACCCATCTTCATTTTGGTATTGGATCCTGAATCTGTACTTGCCCTTGGTTGGTATACCAATTGTAGGGTCATTCGATATAATCTGGTCTCCGAACTCATTTGTAGTTACAAAATCAAAGTTCATCGGCACTTCAATTAACCATGTTCCATTATCATCAATGACATTTCCTCCGTCTTCAAATCTATACTCTTCTAAAACCGGTAATCCTTGACTGTCGTTAAAAACTGTTTGTCTTAATGCTAAAATTTTCCCAGCACCTGTAACTAAATCACAAAGATTACCTGAATCGAATTTTGGTTTACAATTCACATTTAAAACATCATCTTCACTAGTCGAAAACAAAGATCCCATGAAAATTGATTGAGGTACTATCTCTATACCTGAGTCCCTTAAATCAAAGTCAATTCTTGTAATACCAACATTACATATGTTTTCTTCACCCCAAAATGCGGCAACTTCAACATCTTTAGCTTGATTAACTATTTGTGGTAATGAATCTAAATTTTCAGATGATCTAAAATTAGGGCCAGCAAATTGTGATTTAACACCAAGACCTTGTCTAACTAAATCTGTAGGTCTTTGGGAAAAACATCCGATATTAGATAAGTCTAAATCCATTACGATCGTCTGAATACCTAAAGGTACTCCAACTATCATAAAGTCACCACTATCGTTAGTTCTTACGGTGTACTTGTAGTATTTTTCATATACTTCTAATACTTCTTTTCTTGTTAAAACTTCTTCAATATCAGGAAAAGTACCTGTCGGTGTATGTCCTCCGTACTCTTGTACATAAGGTAAAAGGTTATATCTATAACCTTCGTCATTTTTATCTGTGATTGTTTTATATGGGTATAATGTTGATATTACAGGGTCTGTTTCATCTTCTGTGGTGAGTGGTACAAAAACAGATATTGGTACATTTGGTACTCCGTAACCGCCATTTGCAATTACCCTACCTACTACAACACCATAATCGGCACAAAAACGAGTATAAACATCTTCTTGTTTTAATTTCAACGACAAGATTTCTATTAAGTCAAAATCTTGTTGGATGTCAATTCGGATGTTTTTATCGATTCCAGGCGTTGTTCTAATTCTATAACTTTTGGACATAATATCGTTTAAAAATAAATAGTCTTTTTGACTATTTTAAAAGTAACACGGTTTGGGTTAAAATAAACAATCTTAACTATAATCTACTGTTGTTATATTTTTAACCCTTACTTTTATGTCTTTATTTGGGAATCTTACTTGGTAAATTTGATCGGGCTCTGCAAAAATAGTGTCATCAATAAGTTCAATTTGTTTAGTTGCAACATCTACATATCTTTGTGATGTTTCAGATGATGAGTATTGACCGCCAACTCTATTATATACTCTTATTTCAGATAATGTATTAACTCCTTCTATTCCTTGAACGATTTGTCTAATTTCTGAAACATTAACATTTTCACCTAACTCCCTTGTAGATGGTGCCATGTAAGTTGTTACATTATCAATTATTTGTGTGATGACTTGACTTTGTGATCCTGCAGCGGTTAAAACAACAAAGAACTCAAATTCCAAATCTATAACTTTAGCGACTTCAATTGAAATATAATCGTTAATCATTCTATACTTCGATAGATAAGTTGCCAAATTTGTTTTAAGATTATTCGAGACTGTTTGTGTTAGAGCACCTTGTGTGTCGAAAGAAAGGATCTTCACCAAAATTTTATTGTTGAATTCTGATATCGACACTTTAGCTGGGGCACCGTATTGTCCTGGCATTGTATCAATTAGAGACTTGTAGTCATTTATTGTTACCGCTCTTTTTTGTGCCGCAAAGTTATATGTAACCATATTTCTTACCTCGTTAACTGAAGGTTGGTTTGCTCCTCCGATTGCCGCAGTCACATTATTAACTCTAATCGATTGTATGGTATTGTTATTGACAACCGCTGAGGGTCCGTTTACTGCAAAATCAACTAATGCAACTTGATTGATCGCACCAACACCAACATTACTAGCCAATCCACCACCTGTCCTATATTGAACAAACAAAGTAGTATTTGGTCTTACTGTTAAACCTAAACCTATGTTATTTTGATAATTTTGTATTTTTAGTGGAACACCTGTTTTAGTAAATTGATTTAGTTGTTCTTCAGGTGTTACAGTCCCATTACCAAATTGAATTCTTAAAAATCCCTCGGGGGTGTATTCAGTAATGAATCGATTATCTGTTTTTAAATACCTTCCTACTTTTACGCCAGCGTCATCAACAGGTTTAGTTGGGTCCTCGATAAATACTGTATTTTCTACTAATGAATCAACCTCATACCATCTGTTTGGTGAAGTTTGGAATTCAGTGAAGGATGGTGTTGATTGGTAATCAGTACCGTCTTTTTGTATTATCGATGTCACACCTAAGACATTTTTTTCAGGTAAGAAAAAACTAAAGAAAGGTATTACTTCTGCAGGGGTAATTACCTTTTTGAATACTTGGGTACTACCATTGACAACAATTTCTCGTTTTGTAATTATGTAGCTTGATGGTGCAGAATTATCATCACTGAATTGTGGTATTTTTGTTCTGTTCACAAACCCTTCTCTGTTAAATTGAGTTGAGAAATCAATGTCATATACGGTTTCAAATGTCGTTCCTCCACCGTTGAATTGGGCTCCGGCTCTTAATATACCTAAATATCTTACATCTTCAGAGTCACCTAAAGCAGGTATAGTTATCGAAATATCAACCAAAGCAACAGAAGGTCTAAATCCAGGTACTTTTAGTCCATAGGTTCTAGCAATGTTAAATATAGAAGATCTTTGTTGTGCAAACTGTAAAACGGTTTCTTGTATACTCCTATCTATATGAAAATGCAAATTGTCACCAATCGCAGCATTCAAATCCATCAGTACTGAAAATACAGACGCATCATTAAAATTTTGTATTAATTCTGGATAATACTGTTGGGTATAATCTATGAGGTCTTGTCTTAACGCTTCAAAATCTCTGTCAGTATATGCAATTCTTCTATTTGCCATAGTTTATAAATTGATGATAACGAATTGTCTTGTTCCGAAAGCACTGCTTTCGTCAACATATTCTATTTTTATTTTTGCTGTGTACTCTTCAGTATTTGCTCCAGGAATAGCATAAACAGGAATGTCTTGTTCAGGAACAACTAACTCACCTAAAGATGGTTCAGAATTAACATATGGTTCTATACTTATATTTTGAATAGTAAGATTAGGAATAAATGTAGATATTGATTCTTCTATTTCACTTCTCAGTGTTGAAAAGGTATCCCCATCTAAAGGTTCAAAAATATATTCATACAATCTTGTACCAAAATTTGGTAGATAGTATCTTGATCCTTTCCTTGTTAGTAACAGATGGACCAAATCAGTTCTGATTTCTTCATCTGGTGTTTCCGATAGAGATAGGTATTGACCTTTTAAACTCTGTCTTAAAGGAAAATTAATACCATATGTTATTCCGTTTGCCATATTAAATAAATATAATGTTGCTATTTTTTGAATAAATAGATTAAAAACAAAAAAGTCCGATTACTCGGACTTTAAGATTATGATGAACAACCAAAACATTCAAAATCAGAATTTTCAGGTTTTGGTGGTAAGTTTACATATTCAACTTTAGGCACTTCATTTTTTTGTTTAATTTCTTTTTTTGAAATATCTACCGCTAAATGTTTGGCTCCCGTAGAAATCGCCTTTGTTCTAACATAATAACAAAGTGTTTTCAATCCACTTTCCCAAGAATGAAAATGTGACGATGTAATCTTTGAAAGTGTTGGATTTGACATGTAAATGTTCATTGATTGAGACTGATCAATAAATGGTGCTCTATCTGAAGCCATATCGATAAGTTGTTTTTGTGAAATCTCCCAAATAGTTTTATATTTTGGAATAAGGTGTTCAATTCGTTTAACTTTCTTATTGTAATTCTTATCCTCGGGATCTAAATAATTATTGAAGTTAATGTTTTGAATTGATCCTTCATTAATAATTATTTCGTTTTTAAGGTCTTCACTCCAAATTCCAATTTTTTCAAAATCATTAATTAGATATTTGTTAACAATCATAATTTCTCCACCAACAACTCGTCTGTTAAAGATCGCAGAATGTGCCGGTTCAGTCATTTCATAAGAACCTGTAATTTTTGCAGATGATGCTACAGGCATTTGTGCAGTAAACAATGAATTACATACTCCGTGTTCCATAACACTTTGTTTTAATTTTTTCCAATCCCACATACCTGATAGATTTGATTGGTCAACATCCCACATATCAAACTGAAAATTTCCTTGTGACATTGGTGACCCTTTGAAGAAGTCATATGGTTTATATTGTCCGTCAATACACAACTGATTACTTTCATAAATCGCGGCGTAATAAATGGTCTCAAAAATATCTCTGTTTAATTTTTTAGCGTCGTCCGATGTGAATATATAATCCATTAAATAGAATACATCCGCTAATCCCTGAGTACCAATAGCTATCGCTCTTTGCTCTAAACCGCCTTTTCTACCTTTTTCTGTTGAGTAATTGTTAATATCCACAACTTTATTTAAAGATCTTACAACTTTTCTAACTTCACTAAAAAGAAGTTCAAAATCAAACTTACCGGATTTAATAAAGTTTTTTAAAACCATTGATGAAAGTGTGCATATGGCCGTCGTGTTTTCATCTGTATATTGATAAATCTCATTACAAAGATTTGATTGCTTGATTACTCCAATATTTTGGTGATTGGTTTTTCTATTTGCACTATCCTTTGAACATAGATAAGGCACTCCTGTCTCTACTTGTGATTCAATAATTTTAGTCCAAATATCTTGAGCCTTAACTTTTTTACCCAAACCTAAGTTAACTGCTTGGTTATAAACCTCTTCATATTCCTCACCATAACATTCTTGAAGTGGTTTAAGTCCTGCCTTATTAATATCATTAGGACAAAACAAATACCATTCAGAATTGTTTTTAACTGCCCTCATAAAGTTGTCAGGAATCCACAAAGCGGTGAATAAGTCTCTTGCTCTTAATTCTTCTGCTCCCGTATTCTTTTTAATATCCAATAAATCGAAAATATCTTTATGCCAAGGCTCAAGGTAGATTGCCGCAGAACCAGGTCTACGACCTTGTTGGTTAAAGAACCTAAGAGATTCATTAACAATTTTAAGATATTTCAATAACCCACCAGCATAACCACCTGAACTTGATATTCTACTCTCTTTACTACGGATATTGGACATTGAAAGTCCGATACCAGCAGCGTCTGAAGAGAATGTAGAGATATCCGTCAAAGTATCTAATAAACCTTTTCTTGAGTCAGCATCATTATAATGTAATACACACGACGCCAATTGAGGTACTTTTGTACCTGAGTTGATCATGATTGGAGTTGCCTTTGAAATTAGTTGCTCTGATAAAGATTTGTAATATTCAAATGCGTCAGTAATATTTGTTGTTACCCATAACGCAACTCTCATGTACATATGTTGCGGTCTTTCAACTACTTTACCGTTAGGTCTTTTTAATAAATACATTTCCTGTAAAGATCTCCATGCGAAATAATCAAAATTATAATCGTTATCGTGATTAATCACAGCATCAATAGTATCAGGACCATACTCTGTTATGGTTTCAATTAACTTTTTGTTTATTATACCATCTTCATAAAGTAGCATCATAGTTTGAGAAAAACTATCATTAGTTTCTTTGTGGTAAGATGAGATCGCAACACTAGAAGCTAGTCTTGAATAATCGTGATGGCTACCTGTGTATGATGCAGCAATTTCATACACTAACTTGTCCAATTCTTTCGTTGTTACTTCACCCTCAGTTGGTACTGATGTTATCACTTTGATGAAAATCTCATCTGAATTGACATTTAACCCTTTAGAAGATCTTTTTACTCGGTTATAAATTTTTTGTGGGTTGAATGCTACGATCTCTCCACCTCTTTTTATTATTTTTAATGACATAGTTTGTTATTTAGAAGTCGTCTGTAAATGTTATAGTTTCGTTTAACTTTGCTTTTTGGTATTCCATTGTTCTTGATTCAAAGAAGTTACCTTTAGTTTCAACCGCTATCTGTTCCATGAACTTGAATGGTTGTTCTACATTAAATTCTTTACTACATCCCATCTTCATTAACAAACCATCAACAACGAACTCAAGATATTGTTTCATCAAGTTAGAGTTCATACCGATCAAAGATACCGGTAATGATTCTGTGATGAATTCTTTTTCAATCTCAAGAGCCGACAATAGAATCTCTTTGATTCGTTTCTCGGATGGTTTCTCTTCCAAATGGTTATTTAACAAGTGGATTGCGAAGTCACAGTGTAGGTTTTCGTCTTTGAAGATCAATGAGTTTGCGTTAGCCAACCCTTGCATGATGCCTCTTGACTTCAACCAAAATATGGAACAAAAAGAACCTGAAAAGAAAATACCTTCAACGGCCGCGAATGCTACTAATCGTTCAGCGAATGATGCCTTTTCAATCCACTCCAAAGCCCATTTTGCTTTCTTCTGAACCGCAGGTAATCTATCAATCGCATTGAAACATTCGTCTTTCTCGTTCGGGTTGTTAATGTATGTATCAATCAACAATGAATACATCAACGAGTGAATATTCTCCATTGCCAACTGAAATCCATAGAAGAATTTCGCCTCAGGATATTGTACCTCACGGTAGAAGTTCTCGGCTAAGTTCTCATTAACAATACCATCAGAAGCTGCGAAGAATGAAAGTACATTTTTAACGAAGTATTTTTCATTTTCGGTTAATGATTCCCAATCTCTGATGTCATTTGTTAGGTCAACTTCCTCAGCCGTCCAAAACGCCGCCTGGTGTTGTTTGTAAAATTCCCATATATCATTGTGTTCGATAGGGAAGATGACAAATCGACCAGGGTTTTCTGTTAATATTTTTTCCATTTTTTTAATAAAATTTAATTATTGTTTTTAAGATTCTTGTTGTTCCTTTTGTTTCTTTTTTTCCAAAAGTTCTTTGATCCTACTTCTATTTCTTTCTTCTTTCTGTTCTTCCAAACCTAAGAAAGTTACACTTTGTTCAGTATCTATTTCAAGCATTCCATTATCAAACTTACAGTTTTCAAACACAATACCATCTTTACCGATTCTTGACTTTGTTATCGCAATTGTGGCTAAATTCATTTCTTTCTGTTGTAGACTTTTTGCCACCGTAATAATCACATGTCCAACTTGAGCCTTCTTAATTGATCCACCCATTTGGTCTGTAGTAACAACCTCAGAAGAAATCGAATTACGATTACCTTGTGTTGCCGTCCAACCAGCGATATCCAATTCGTGACACATAGCTTCAAACGCTCTCATCACTGAACCTTCACTTTTCCATTCATCCCCCAACATCTTATCCGGTACAACACAATCAATATAATCCAAAATAATCATATCAACTCTGTTCCCTTCAGCTATCATCTTTCTAACCTGATTTTTAATCTGATTCATAGTGACAGTATCTGATGGAAGTTTTTTCATTATTAATTTATTCTTCCTTGTTGCTTGGATGTGTTTTACTTTTTCAAACACCTCATCTCTGTTTTCAGTTAAATCGTCAGGATGTATTCCCGTCCAAAGTGTAATGTGTTTTCTTTGAATAATTTTTGGGTTATCCTCAAAAAATATCTGTACAACATTGTACCCTAAATTAAATGCGTGGTTAGCAATTTTAGTAGTGAAAGTTGACTTACCAACACCTGTAGGCGCTAAGATAACACCAATTTCTCCTTTTGCCAAACCACCTTTCAAAAGATTATCAATACCTGGTACACCAATTGGAATTGGGTGTCTGTAATCATCATTTAATACCTCGTCAAGGTTGAAGAAAACATCGGTTGTTCCTTTGTCTACTTCACCTACTTGTAATGCCCCTCTTACCATTTCTTCAAGGTGGTCATAACTCTCAAAATCACCTTTATCAATAATTGATTGAGCTTTAGTCATAACCTTCTGTAACTCTTGTTGTTTACAGAATTTTAATGACTTTTCCTGTACAAACATTGATCCGTCGTCTGATACATTTTTAACTTGGTCTAAAGTATCTAATATACTCTTTTGAGCCATAGGAGAGGTAATTTCAGACTTTGTGAGTTGTTCTAATGTGTCAAATGTTGGTGTATGTTCATACTTAGAATAATACTCTTTTATCATTTGACAAATGATACGAAAATATTGGTTATCAAAGTAATGTGGATCAATAACTTCAAGGATGGAATTTGAGAAATCTTTGTATAAAATAATGTTATTTAATAGTTGGATTTGAAAGGTATTTCCCAAGTATCCGAAGTTTTTTTTGTCTGACATATATAATTGTTTTTCTTTGATTCTTTTATAAATATGATTAAATCATTGAATAATTTAGGTATTGGTAAGATAAATTTTTGCCTGATAAAATGTCAGTTAACTCTTTCAATATGGTTTTTATTGATGGTCGTATGTCCAGGGTATATCTTACCTTCGGTGGGTACAATTTGGCGTCGATGGTTCTATGACAAATTGTCTCATTTCCAATTTTGACCATGATGTTAAATTGCTCAGGACCATCAGTATTTGAGGTTTCAAGTACTGAAGGATCTTCCTCAATTTGATATCTATTCTCAAGCATATAGACAACACACTTGTTTCGTAATTTTAAATGGAGTTCGTTTGATAACTCTTTAACATATTCGTACAGATCAATACTTTTCTTAGCGTTAGGGTTAATTCCCTTAACATTAAAAAAACGCTGAACAACAAAATTGTCATTAAGTGTAATTAGAAACTCAACTTTAGTTACATCATTTAGTTCTTTCATAATTTTACTTTTTGTTTTTGAATTTTGACTTTTCTTTTCTTGTTAACTTTAAAAATGGTTTTAAAAAATAAACCCAACTATCATCACTTTTTGGTAGGTATTTAAATAACCCGTCTTCCATCATCATTCGAATAAGGTTCTTGTATCCTCTTCCATCGGGATCTAATGATTCTGAGTAATATGAATCCACCATTTCTTTACCTTCTTGATTAATGAGGGGGGTACTCAAATCAATAAGTTTTTTATTAATGTCATAATACTCATCACCAAAGATGCCCTCTTTTGTTTTACCTGACAAAAGATTTTGTAGTGATTTGTTGTCTTTATTTTCTTTTAGAAGTTCTTCTCCTTTAGATAAAATATCGGTATAATCTACAGGTTTTTCAAGTAGCTCAGGGAAAAACTTAAATAAAGTTTTTTCACCCAAGTAAAAAATACCATCAATGTTGTCCGAACTATCTCCAGTAAGAATTTTGATTGTTTTGACATTATAATGGGGTACTTCAAAATCACTCATTTTGATAGTATCCCCATTCTTATAATATCTTTTTGCGGATGGTGAATAGATAGATACCTTTTCAGATATTAACTGTGTTAGGTCTCTATCACTTGAGAATATAGTTTTATCCTCATCTTCAGAAATCTGACAGTAGTATGCAATTAAATCATCAGCCTCAGAATTTTCAACCTCAACTTGTCTTACAAACATCTCTTCAAGATATTGTTTAACTCGTTGTTTCTGACCTTCGTAAGATTCTTGCTTATACTCATTTGAAGCTTCTTTTCGGTTTAATTTGTATTTTGGGTATATCAACCTTCTCTGTGACGAGTTTGTTTCACTATCCCAAAAGACAACAACTTTGTTATAGTTGTTTTCCTCTATGAATCTTCTTAAGGTATTTAAAAAGTGCCAAATAGCACCGATATGTTGTCCGTTATGAAAGTAATCTTTCACTCCGTGGAAACCAATTTTTATTAAATTGTTCCCATCAACCAATAAGGTTTTTGTCACTTTTTTGTTTTTTAATTGTTACTACTCTACTTCTTCTTTTTCTGCTTTCAAATCGAAGTCACCATCAACTCCAATAATCTCCTTCCAATACTCAGCATATTCTTTCTTATACTTTTCTACGGAAGACTTCTCCTCGGCCGTGTCTTTACCCGGTAAGAACCCGTGTGGTGTTACAATAATTCTACCGTCTTCAAACCCAAGTCCGTTGATGTGATTTTTCATAACGGATACTTTTGTTCGTGTGGCAAACTTTACTGTTCGTTTGTCTTTGGTTGCCGTAATCTTAGTTGTACCAGCACCTTTTTGATTTCCAAACAAGAACACCAATGATGAGTTTAACCAAATAGCTTCACCACCTTTTGCTTTAATTTTAGGTTGACCAAATGGGTTATCAGGTAATTCAACCCAAGGTTGATTCACAATGATAAGGGTATTTTCAAACTTAGAATCAGATTTACGCGATCCTGAAATTCTTTGATTAATTCCCATACCAATCTTGTCTGCTAAAACACTTGCATTGTGTTGCTTACCACCTTTACCTTCATATGTCATCTTACAAGGAACAGACCCCACTGAATCCCATAAGAAACATAATGAATAATCCAACTCACCCTTCTCTTGTGCATCTAACAAACTATTGATGTAATCTGTAATTTGTTCGATGTATTCAAAGTTATTGTTGAAGATAAAGAATCCGTCCCAATCAAGTTCTCCCGTTTCTTCATCAACCACTTCTTCACATTCAAATCCCATTAGTTTTGCATGTTCAAAAGACCACTTCTGCTCTGTAATGATGAACACAGGTAAAATACCTTTCTTTTGTGCATCAACAGCAGTTTTAACTAATGCTGTGGTTTTTCCTGTATCAGAGTGACCTAACAACATATTAAGGTGCCCAATAGCGGGACCAGGTAATCCAACCGCATCTAAGAACTCAGAACCCAAATCAAAAAATCTTTGTGGTTTGTACTTCGCCGATGTGGAGAATTTTTTCTTTAATGAACCGAAATCGTTTTTCTTAATAGCCATATTACAATTCGTATACTTTAAATTCTGTAATGGTCTCTAACTTATCTTTTGCGTCAGTAAGTTGTCCAACCAAATTATCCATTTCTTCTGTGTGTTGTGGATGTTCTCCAATACCAACAGAGTTTGAGAAATAAATATATAAACGAGCTTCGGCATCTGCGATCTCAGCTTCATACTTTTTAATCAAAGCGTCTTTTAATTTTTCTGCAATAATTGGTTTCATTTTTTTGTTTTAATTAGTTAATAAAAAAAGCATGAACACTTGCAAGGTATCCATGCTTCGATGATTTTTTAGAACGGTAAATCTTCTGCCGGTTCTTCATTGGCCTGTGGGTCCGCAGGTGTTGGTGTTTCTTGTTTGTTTCCACCTAATGAAATTTCAGCTTCTTCACCATATACATATTTTTTAAGTTCAGAAGACCAAATTGGTGTTTCTCCAACCGCTACGGCTTCTAAATACTCTACAGGTTTTTTAGAGTAAACATCGTTCCATGTAAGTTCATCCTGAACCCATCCGTCCATAATTTCTTTATCTTCGTGAAGTGGTTGTGGGTCATCATACATGATTGTTTGAATAACTGTGTATTCTTTACCCTGTGGTGTTTTAGCCTTTGTTAGTTCGATGATTAAGTCACGACCTTTTTCTGCGTCTGTAACATCACCTTTAGCCTTCCAAATAGGGAGAATTTTATCTAACACACCTTCTTGTTTGTAGTTGTGTTTAAATCTCCAAAATTTAACACCATCTTGTTCATTATCACGGTCAACTACTTTAACGATATAAAACAATCGAGATCTATATTGTGAAGCCAATTCTTTGTCTTCTTTTTTACCTGTAGAGATAAGTTCGTTATATACTTCGGTCAATGGTGATCGTTCGTTGTCATTTTTATCAGGGTCATACAACTTAACCCATTGTCCGTTTACTTGGATCTCGTGATACCATACTTCAACAAACGGAGACGATCCATCTTTAGTAGGTAAAATACGAATTCTTCGTGATGCAGATTTTTCATTCTTTTGTAAAATTGCTGAAAAATACTTTTTCAAACGGTCTTCTTGTGAAATGTTTGATCGTTGTGAACTCGATGTTGTTGAGTTCTTTTCGTACTGTGCAAGTACTGAATCTAATACTGAATTTGCCATAAATAAATTTTTAATTATTACTCTTTTATCTACAACAAATATAAGTGAATATTCAAGTTTGTCAAATAAAAAAGGGACCGTAAAGTCCCTTTATATTATGTTTAATTTTTTTTTAGTTTTGGTCTTCGTTATCGTAGATATTGAAAGTTTTTTTGATCTCCCCTGGTGAAAAGTTTTCAACATCGTCTGAAGTTAAAACATATTCATTTTTTCCCGTTTTATCCATTTCAACTTCTTTGTCTTGGAAAAAATCAGTAAGTTTTTGATTATAAGGATATGAGTCTAACGATCTTAACATAAGTTTTTCCTCTGGTGTTTTTTCTCTATACTTATCGAATTTATTTTCAAGGTTATTTATTTTATCCATGATTTGATCCATCGTATTCAACTTACTTTCTAAATCATCTAACTTTGAGAACATGTTAGTCATAAATTCCTCTTGTTTTGTTTTGATTTCCTGTTGGTTAGTTACTAAATCGGTAATATCAATTTCTTCTGTATCTTCGGTTTCTGTACCAGTCCCTTCGGCATCCACTTCTTCTACATCAGGGTCCGATTGTATATCAATAGGTTCTGCCACTTCTTCAGGTGCTGCTGCATCTGTACCTGTTGCAGCTTCAGGTGCCGCTGCGGCATCAGGTGCTGCCGGAGTCGTTGCGGTGGCATCGGCCTCAGGAGTAGGTTCTTCCTCAGGTAATGGAGCATCTCCTTGTTCTTTTAGTATGTAGGTATTAATTTGATTAAACCTTTTTAGTTCTTCGATGATTTTTTTATCAATATTCATTACCTTATTTTTATCCGTTAAGTAATGTCTTAACACCTGTCGGTGTTTCGACTTTTAATGTTCTATTAGTTTTCATAGTGTTGTCAACTCTTTCAATAAGACCATCTTTCATTCTTATCGTATAACAATCACCTGTATCTAAATCACAAACTTCTTGATAACCATTACCACTATCTCTTTGGGTAACTCTAGTATCTTTTTTTAGATAGTCGTCTAAAAGTGCTTTCATGTTCATAATAATTTCTATATAAATATATCGTTTATGGGAAATAAGTTACCGCAAGCTCAACAAGTTGTTGATATGCACTATATACACTTGGTAAAATAGTTTCATTCTGTACATTTGTGAGAACAAAATCCTTCATTTGACTTGCACTTTTTCCTGTAAAACCGTAACCCGTATCCCAAGTCGCAATAATAAATTGAGCGATTGCTTGTTTTGTAGTTTCTTGTTGGTTACCAGTATTTAAAAGTTTCATTTCCTCAACTATTGGTCCTAAATTTTGATACAACTTGTAAGTAATTTCTATTGATTCGATGGCTTGTGCAAATGAGAATAATGGATTGGTTACATTATCAACACTAGTACACACCAAGGAATTAAGTCTTGGGTCGTCGCTGTATGTGTTTTTACCCGTCAACTCAAACAAGTTATTGTTAATAGGTTGTAATAGATTATCCTCGAAACCATTTGAAGATCTTGTAATTGCAATAACAAAAAGTGTAATAGCAATATTTTTATCAATACTTGGTATTGATTTGATGAGGTTAGCAAATTCATTAAAGGTCAAATTACTTCTACTGATGGCAACAAAAGGTAAGGTGGAGTATTTTGAATTAACTAATAACTGACATTCATCTTCAGGTTTCAATGTTGTTCCAACCGCCTCAGGTTGATCAAGGTTAGTTGTCGCTCCTTGTGGTGCTGAGATAGGGTTAGGTCTTTGAAGTGCAATACTTTTATACTTCTCTAAATAATTCTGTTTTATATATGTTGCCATACTATCGGGTGGTGGTAATTCATATATTGGCATTCTAGTACCTTTGAATTCTGTTTCAAATCCTTGAGGAGAGATTCTATGTTCAACACTATATATTTGATATGATCCCGCAAAAAGTGGAACATGTCTCAAATTGAAGTACATAAGTGGTTGTATCATCACATTACCTAAGGATGAAACTGTACAGCTATATGAAGAACTTAAATATAAAGAATATATTGAGGATGTTTGTTGAGCGATTGAATCCCCATTTACACCATTTGCAATTTGGTCTCTCACTAAAAATGTTGCTCCTGTTGGTTTTTTTTCGTCCATACCAACTTCTAAATTTGAGAACATATTTTGGTTTTGAATACCAAAGTCTACGGTAAACGCAACCACTTTATTTGAAAGTGAAAAATTGTATGGTGGTGTTACAGGTATTCTTACAGGACAAGTAGACGGGTTTCTAAAATCATAACTATCGTCATTATATAATACCGTATTATTATTTGACTTAGGGTGTTCTGATGTTTTACCAACATACGACAAAACAAACTTTGGTTTAGAGTCTATGTAGTTAACTTCAGCATATGTACCGAACAGTGAGTTTGGTAAATCAATAGGTTTAGGTATTGCGTTTGGTGTTGGCGATTGGTTTCCATAAAAATTAATGTATGCTGGCATCGCGTAAAATAACATATTGTCAATTACAGTCATAATTGTATCAACGGTGTCCAATATTGTCATTGTTTTTCTTTCTTTCAATAATTTTGCAATTTGTATAACATTTACTTGAAGTGTTCCGCCGATATCACCATTTCCTGCATTTACAAAAATGAAGTCTTCAAATAATGTTTTACTTTTAAAATCTCCACCCGCAATCCATTTATCATTGAAAGCTTGGAATGTGTTGTATGTACTTAGTTTAGTAACATTACCACTTACATTCGATCCTACACCTTCTATCTCTGTTTTTGTATTCGGTAGATTTTTGTTTAATCTCGAAGAGATTTCTCGAACCATATCACTCTGTAGTGAATTCAAGTCATCTAAAAACTGATTGTAGTCACCGAAGAAATTATCAATATCCCAAGACCCACCGTCATACAATGTTTTGAATTTTTGAAAAGCATAAATCTTAATTAACGGGTATAAAGTTTGAACATTTGAAGATGAAAATTCAATATTATTATCAATAAAGAAATCAGTAATTGTAGATCCACTATCCGAATATAATACATTATTGTTTACTGAGAATCCAACATATTTTTGTAGTTCTATCCAAGATTCAGAATTTAAAGATTGGCTGTCTAAAAGAGAAACACCTGTTCCATCACCAGGGAGAGTCCCCAAAACATATTCTGAGTATGTTAGTGGTTGTAATGGTTTTAGAGTATCATCAGTTGAAAAACTATTGAATACTTTTCTGTTGAAATTGGAAGGGTTACCTATTTTGAGAATACAATCAAAATTTATAAACTCCTCGAGTTTTTTTGACATGTTAATTTGCTGTACTTGTGCAATATTTACCGCGTCTATGTTTTCTTGATTTATAATTGGGTTTGTTAAATCAGTTTCTTTAACAACAAACAAATTCAATATTTGATCTCTTAATCTCCTTTGTTTTATGTTTTTAATCTTGTTAGTATCAATATAATCAGGTGTTGTTCTTTCACCACTTAATACTAAAATTTCAGAGGCATCAGCATTCGGGTCACAAAAACCTAAAAACGCCTTTTCAAATTCATCTAAAATTTGAGGGTTGAAGGTTCCTATCAATGTTGATATGTTAGGATATAACCCAGGTCCTAATCCGTATGTTATTCTTTCATCAGGTTGTGGTTTAACTATCGGGTCAAAATAACCAAAATTTGAAAGTCCCCACATACCTCTAACCGAACCATTATACATTGCGGGATTATTTGAAATGTCTGTTTTCAATTTTTTTGTACCCGTGAAACATTCTAAAACGGTTTGATTGAAAGGGGACCCTCCATTAGATGGTACCGGAATGTATACTTTATTATTTTTGTCAACCATCGCATTTTTATCAAAAATAAAATACTGATAATAACCATTTACTACAATTGATCGGTCTAAGTTATTCGAGTCTCCACTGTATGGCATAAAAAATGAAGAATTACTGTTTGTACCTATTCTTAACTTATTTCTATCATAAGCTTCTTCAAATTCCGTGGTAGAATAAGTGTTAAATAAGTTTTCTTTGGTAAAGTACCAATAAAAATCATTTATCAACTTAGGGTAAAATCCTAAATTATATTTTTCAATAAATTGTGTATTTGCTGGTGGTGTTAAAATAGTTTCAAAGGCCTTGAATGTTTGAGTACCCCCTGTATAATTTTTAATAGTATATTGGGTGGACATGTTTCCGAGTGTCGGGTCGTAATAATTTTCATAATCAAAATTTTGCCATACATCATCCAAAATATCAACTGTCTTGTTTGATTCTATCCATGTTTTATACCTATGCCACACAGCACCATATTTCAAAATGTAATGATAAGGCATCTGATGGATTGCTGAAAATTTACTAAGACTTGTCAATATATCCGTTTTGACATTAGTATTATCCAAAGATTGTATAGTTAATTCTTCATTTAAAGACGATAAAAATAAATAACCTAAAGCGACATATGGGTTACTTACTCCATTTTTTTCATTATCAATACCTTTCAATAAAGCATTTATAAAATACGGGGTGTTAACCATAGAGGTAACTTGTTCAGATGTTACCAATCCTGAATAATTAGAATATAATAAATTAAGATCAGTATAATTACTGTATAAATAATCAGGATATTTAACTGTGAAGTAATTGATAAGATCTATTGAAGTTTTAATTGGGGTTGCACTATTAGGTATTACGAATACCTGTGAATTAAAATTTTTATTTATGTTGTTTTCGTATGTGTAGTTTAATGTCAATTTGTTTCCTGAAGAATTCTCTTTAAGCCTAGCGACCGTTTTTTTGTCCTCAAAGAAAATAAATGTGTCATCAGTGTTATAAATAACATTAGGATCATCGGTTTTATATAATCCGTATACATCAAAAAAGTTCAGTTCGTTAGTAGTCGTATCACTCAAATAGTTTTTAAAATTTTCAACTAATGGTACGCTTGTGTCTAATGTCAAACTTGCACCGTCAATAGTGTCCATACTAAATAGACCATAATCTTTACTTATTAGTGTATTGATGTATTCCGTAGTAAAATTGTCCCTTTCGTAGTTCCAATATTTTGTAGATGCTCCGTTATTGGAAATTGTTTTCAAATAATCCTCTAAGACAGTTAAATCAAAAGGGTTGTTTTTTAATTTTTCAAGTAAAAATGGTTTGTTATTTATATTTTTACTTATGTTACTGTACTCAAGGTCTGCAATAAATTTATCTATTTGCGGTCTTTTGTAGTTACCTCTGAAAAGTTGCGTGTAGTGTGATGTTAAATATGTCCTTTCCCACCATTCATAAAAAAATGAAATTTCACTTGGATCCTCGTATGGGATTGTGCTGAACGGAAACTCTAAACTATTAGATGAAGCATAGTCACCCAGTAGTTTTTGATTAACATATGTATACTTTTTACCAACCGGAGCTTTTAGTGTCCCCGCTTCTAAATATTTTTCAGTAAAGAATACTTCAGGCCAAACCGTTCTGTCAAATGCATTTGTCGTCGGAGCATATGGTGGTGAGCCTAAGTACTGAATAACATACTTATCAACACCATCGGTTGTTTTTTCTTTAACAAAGTATGTTGGCCAAGGGTAAACCACATTGTCGGTATTTTGTGATCCCGCATAGTTAACTTGATTTTTTGAGTCTATACCAAAGTTGTTACTTGGGGGTAAAACTGTCTGAATTCTTTTTGGGTCATTTCTTTTTTGCCAAGCGTCAAAGTGAGTTTGATCCATCAATCTATAGAAAGTGTCTATACCTGCCATAATTATTGCAAATACATTTCTTATTGTTGGTGCAAACCCTAATCCGTCATTCTCATTAATAAGTTTATTTGCAAGTAAATCAGAAAAATTTTGTTCTATAGATGTTTTCTTGGATTCTAAAGTTGATTTTAGTTTATCAATTTTTGCAAAAAAACTATTCTGAATATAGTTAATATCACCAATCTTTTTTTCCCCATAAGTAAAAAAAGTCGGGCTGTGAGCTGGATCATCTACAATTAATCCAGTATTTAAATCTCTAACTTTACCAAAAAGTTCAAACTCTTTGGCTATTTGTGTTTTGTAAGTGTTTAACTCTTGATCGGTAAAATTATTTCTTCCTAATTTTTGTGAAAGACTACTTCTGTAATCATCTTCGGTCAGGTCTGTGTACCAGAATTTTTTAACAATATCATCTACAGACAAAGAAACAGGAATAGATTGACCTTCAAAAGTAGTATTACCAATTTTATATGAACCTTTGTTTTCACCAGTCCCAAAAGATGTGTTATTATTGAGGTCTTTAACTGCCGCGTTAATTTCGGCTTCAATGTCTTTGACAAGTTGGTTTCTAAAATCAAAGTCAATGTTTCTTTTGTAAGGATAATAAATTTGATTGTTTTTGATGATGTAACTATCGTTATCTAAATAATTTGTAAGAACTTTATTATATACAGTATCAACTAACTCATCAAGTATATTGTTAAAAGTTTGAACATCATTTAAAACAGTAAAGTCACCCTTTTCAATTGATTCTTGTACAGATAAATCATAATTCTCCGCTCTCAAAAAAAACTCTTCTATTGTTAGTCTTGGGAAACCCTTTGGGATTAAACCTTTGGATTCGTAAATACCGTACACCTCATCTAATTTTTGTGCACCTACCGATGTTTGTGTTATTTGGGTATTTACTGTAGCATTTGGCGTGGCACTGTTATTTGTCTGGTCGGTTGTTTGAATATTAGTTGGAAACATTTTTGGTGCTACGATTCCATAATCCAATAAAGTATCAGCTAGAAGACCTGTTAACTTTCCAATAAACTCCAAACTTATTTGATAGTTTCCAGTTCCTGAATCAAATGTTGCATTAAAACTCGATAAATTCAATGCGTATCTTATTGCCTTACCATAATACCCTTTGAGTGTTAAATAAAATAGTGGATAAGGCATGTTGAAGAACACGGAATAAAGGGATTTTTCACCTTGTTCAAATAAAGTTCTTCCTTGCACATCAATTAATCTCATCGAAACTTTTGGTACACCGATACTATTCACCGTCACATTGATTGTTTCAATTCCTAACATTTGAGTGTCTTCATAATTTGAAGTGTCTTTTGTTCCTTTGACATTTCTTACGGCCTGATTTGACCCTTCTGCAGTTTTCGCACCTTTACCAGTTAACTGATCAGTATAAGATGTGTCAAAAAACTTTTTACCTTGTGGTTGTAAAAAATTGATGACTAAGCTCGGGTCGTTAGAACTTGATTTTAAACTAGCAACAGATGTATTAAATATGTCCAATGTTTCTCCAACCGCCAATTTTGTTCTTGGCACAACTTTAGTTTCAAGGTTAGCATAAATTACTAACTCCTCATGATCGACTAATCGATCTTTGATTACATTATTATCAACAATTTTATTTGGGTCTATTGAAATAATGTTGTCGTAATCGGTTTCAATATAAAGTGGTTTTTTTGAAAAGTTATCTGCCATAATAAAAAATATGTGTATCTACCGCATTTTTGTAGTCCAAAAGAGCACCTAATAATGGATATGGTATAGCTAATATAGTTCCATCAGGTATATTTGTCTCCAATCCACCAAATTCAGGATTAGCCATCAATATTAACCACCCAAAATAAGGTGATCCATATTTCTCAAAACTAATCTTATCTAACCTACTTCTATTAGTTCTATAAATGTATTTTTGGTCAGATGGTCTTGTGGGTAATGTCACATAAGGAACAACAGTTTGTTGTCCATTAACAAAAAAATTCTGATATCTATTGTAGTATTGCATATTAAACCATTTGTTTTTTCAAGTTAAATAAATTGTCAGTTGAGTCAACTGTTGACCACAAGTCGAATAAGTTCTGCTGATTAGCAGGGTTGACCGGGTCTTGTTTAACAAAAGTGAACTTTCTAGTTTTGTTTTTGTTAAAGGTAATGTATTTGTTATTAGGGAACTTAGAAATAAAATATTGATTATTGAAGTTTTTAAAATTATCGTCTAATGTCTGTTTTGATTTTTCATACTTACTGAATCTTCCATTAGGTATTACCGTAGTTTGATTTCCAACTTGAACAGATCCTGACCCTGCATTAATACCTATGTTTGCAAACATAAATGATCTATAATTACTAACACTAAGATCTTGAGTTATTGTTGATACAACATCGTCCATAAACTTATTTCTGTCTTGTAAAATTTCTTTTCCAAATATTAAGAAGAATCTAACATCTTGCGGAACCACAGAATCGATATAAACATCAAAGTTGAAACTGTCATTGTATATTTTAGTAGATCCGCTTGGAATCATTTGATATGTACCATACTTGTCATTCAATTCATTAAGATCACTTCCGATTTTTAAAAGATCGTCTTTTAATTCATCATATGTATTAGCGGCGCCAGCACTAGTCGGGTCAACCTCAGTTGTTCCTGATATGTCATATATTACTGCACCACCCCTTTTATTTTTATAACCGTCAACCTGACTTAAAACAAAATTGATCTGATCCGAATTTTTGATGAAATTAATTTCTTCTTGTATTAGTTTAGATGTATTTTTTTCAAGAGATTGTAAGAAAATACTTTTTCTTGAATCGACCATTTCCGTTAATCTTCTTTTAACTTTTCTTGTTGAGTTATTTGACGCAAAGGATTGGTTAGTGAGTTGTGCTATCAACGGACATAAATCGTTTTCAATATCTAATTTAGCTTGGTCGAAAAGTAAATCAACTTTACTTTGGTAGTTCACGGGTTTACCAAATATTTTTACTACTTGTGGTTGTGCTCCCAATAACCAATCAAATTGACCTTCACTATATTTTCTTTCTGCCGTGTAAAAAATTAATCCACCCCATAAAAGATCGTTTTTAAGATCGGTTAAAGTAGTATTAATATTACTGATATAGTTTTCGGTTGCAGAAATCATGTTATTCATGTTATCTTTGTAATTGATGTCCCCGATAACCTGTGATGTATTAACATCAAAAGAAGAATTGGTAATAGTACCAATTGTTACCCCACCGTCATTTACCGCAGGTCTTGTAAGAGGAGGCACTCCGGCTTCATTTTTTATATCTTCAATTAATTGTTTTTCGAATTCAGGATTTAGTTCTTCTGTTTCTGTAGCTCTTTCATCATAAACTTCTGTATTAGCATAATAGTTGAAGGATAGAGCATTTTGAAGTTGTGCTACGGGTTCTTTTAGCCCATGTCCTCCAATAAATTTAACATTCATTGAAATACTCGCAATCATTGGTTGAACTCCAATACCTTCAGGGTTCAAATCGTAAACCGCATTTTCGTAACTAATGTCAAGACTCTCAAAAACAACTTTTGTATGATAAAAGTCACCTATTCTCAAAATACAAATAGGTGGAGAACCAAAAGCACTATTTGTTACATCATTATAGACTAAAGATGTACCACCTTGTCCTGTTTCAACTGCAGTTGGTATGGTATCTCCTGGTCTCATACATTGTTGTAAAAATGTCAATCTTGCGTTCAACCCTTCGGGTGTTATTGAGTGGAATATAGGATTAAAGTTTTTGATTCTACTTTTGATTCCATCATAAATCATAGGATCTTGTTCACGAATCATTTCAAAATAATCACACTCACTCAAAAGTTTTCTCAATAATTTTTTGGTAATTCCTTCTCTTAACTTATTAGTTAAAGTTTGTTTTTTTACTTGTCGTACTACTGGTGAACTTTCTGACTGTGGTTGTGAGTCTGTTAATGTATTAATGTCAGCAGCTAATGGATTTGGAATTTCACTGTCTGGTTGTTCTGTAACATCTGTATTTGTACCAACCACCGGTTCTGTTGGTGGTGGTGTTTGTGATTTTACACCGACTCTAACTCTTCTACACATCATACCCTGAACCGAGTATTTAAGTATTGTTGAGTTACTAAATGGTTTGGAACAGTCAATATCACGGTAATCCGTTTCATTAATTTTTTGATTGTCACCATTACTTGAAGTAGAAAATTCAAGTAACTTTTTATCAATCATGTCTTTCATATTTAAATCACCTTCAGTAAAGTCCGTAATCGTTTTGATTACAGAGTTAGTTCTTCTCTGTGATAATGAATTATTATAGTTAACTGAGCTATTGTTGTTTGAGTTAGCAGATCCAATAACATCTAATACTATTTTATTTCCTGAATCACATAGTGTTAATATTTTTGAAAGAAGTTCTTTGAAAGTATCGTATTCTTGTTTAAGGAAGCTGAACACCCCCGATATTGAAGTTTTTCTAGTGTCTATGTATTCTGCCAACGAAAAGTTTGCAGGGGCATTTGTAACCGCATTTCCACCATAAAAATATAGTTTATCTGCGAAGTTATTCCCCCCTCCGTTTATACCGGCAGTACTATAATCTGACTCAGCGTTTATCAATTCAGTATAATATTCTTCATATGAACCACTAGTGTCTGTCGATCCAGGTTTTGCTTCTTGAAACAATAATTGTATGTCTTGGTATATCTCGGTTTGTAAGTCTTCGGCTATTGTTGTATCAGTTTGTCCAGAACTTTGTTGTTCTACATTGACACTAGTTTCAATAGTTACTTCAGACTGTATGGTTTCATTTGGAAGTTCTTTAGCTACTTCTTGAAGTGATTCAGTAGATAGGGTTGAGACTACTTGATAAATGTCGTTCAAACTGAAAGACCCATACTTTTTCAAAAGGTCATAAATATCATACTCAGTACAACCGGCAATAAATGAGTCAATTACTTTTGTAGCAACAGAAGTATTTTGTGACTCTAATTCTCTTTTAACTAAAATATTCATGATCGACGGGTGGTCAACTACAATCTTCCACTTTAGTGACCCACTTCTTTCCGTACTTTTATATGTGTATATAGGTTCAGGTCTACCTAAAAATGTATTACCCTCCCAATCTGTTCTTGTATTTTCATCAAAAACTAAATCATATGGTGGAAACCACATGATTCTACCACCACCTGGACCTATTTCACATCCAGGTAAATCGTCCACAGTATAACCCGGTTTATTAGATGTTCTCCAAGCCAAATTTTCAATAGAGAACATATATTTTTTTACTCTACCATTTTGTATATTTGTCGAATCAGGTCCTGTCATCGGAGCAATATTCAAGTTATATGTAGAATCTAAAACTGAATAAGACGCACCTCTGATATTACCTTTATTGTTTCTTAATTTTCCTTTCTGAAGATTTCTATATGTGTAGTAAGGTCTATCTTTTGTAAACAATCTACAATATTCATATCCTTGAACATCCGTCACAGGATTGTCAGGATTAGGTTGAACTGATGTTGGGGTGACATATCTAAAAACTCTTGACCCTTTTGTCATTTCCATATAACCATCGTTAAAGACTTTGGATACTTGGTTGATTGCATTTCCGACATGTTGTTTTTTGTTTGATGACCTGCTTCCTGCATCAACTAACTTTTGTGTAATGTCTAATATTGAACCGTCTGTTAAATTTAAACCAGATGATTTAGATTTATCGAATGTATTTTTTAATAATTCATCTAATCCACTGTTTGTGGAGTTAACCGCTTGGTTATTAAATCCAACAGGTTGTCCTGGTTTTATATATGTATTATTTGATGTGGTCCATGTAAAGTTCCCAATTAAAGATCCACCCCCAATAACGCCCTTTGTGTCTGATGCACCATCAAAGAAGTTTCTTGAGTTGATTCCAAAAAATCGGTTATTAACTTGGTTACCTTCGTATTCTTTACCGAGTTCTCCATAGTCAAAAACAGGACCTATACTTGGTTGATCACCCTTACCTAAGGGTAACTCATTTTTAGGACTTACTACATCTCTAACAAAATTTTTAGTGTTTCCAATATAAAAATTTGGTTTTGGTGCCGACAAGTTTGGGTTCAATAATGATTCAAAATTATAATCGGGTCTGTAAGCATTAAAAAATAATTGATCAAACAATAATGATCTTGTTGCTCTTGATGTGTTGGCTAAGAATCTTTCTGATCCTGAATCAATATTGGCCGATAATATTTTATTTGAGAAGTTACTAACTAAACTTCCAATACCCCCAATTGGGTTTGCCAATGCCTGACTCAAAAAGTTTCTTTCAGGAAAATCAAAGTATTCACCAGGTATAATCGAGTATGGTGAGTAAAGTCCAGCGATTCTTGATGTAAAGTTTAAAATGTCACCAACAATTGTTGCGGGTTCAGTAATAGAAAAGTTTTTTTGTATTAAAGGAACATTATTGGTGGCAACTCCTAAAATATCAAACGGATCTAATGATGGCGTATTTCCTATTCCACCAGACGGAGGTCCTACAGTAGAACTTGTTAAAATAGACCTACCTACCGTTTGTTGGTATAATTCAGCAGCAACTCTTGATTTAAACTCTTGTTGAAGTTTTTTTGCGGCAATTTTTGCCAAGTTTGAGTCGTTACTCAAAGAACCCTCACTACCGTTAGGATTATCACTTGTAAGAATTGCAAAAGGACTATAAGACGAGGCAACAAATGAAAATGTTGTATCACTATTAGCATATGGTCTATTCAAAGTGTCAGGGAACAATTCATCAATAACTAACGGTTCATAGGTCCCTTCTCCTGTATTATATAGATTTTTAATATAGTTGTATTGAATAGATTGTTCGGTTGTCTTATTTGGTGCAGATGCCGTAAAGTCATACTCACCCTGATTCGCCTGTGTTTGAAAATTCAAATTAGGATTGATCATGGGTCCAAAACCATTCGGTTGATCCTCAGGCCCGAAGACATTTGCCAAATAGGATATCAATTGTGATTGTTCAGTAGTAAGGTTCGGAGACGAACCTCCATAACTATATGGGCCTGAATTTGGTCGTGTTTGGTTGTTTGTGTTTGGGTTTACTTGACCATTGAACCCTCCGTCAGGTCCAAAAAAGTTAGTCACATATGCATTTGCTCTTGATTGGTCAGCAGTTATATTTGGTCCATCTGAAACATAATCATAGTCTCCTTGGTTGGATCCGATTACCAATGTCGGGAACAACACTGAGTTACCATAACCATTTTGTATATTAGTTGGTGAGTATTTGTTCAAGACCCTTAATAGTCCTTCCATTTTATCCCCTTCTAACTCTAACGGACTAAAAATCGCATCAGAAGGTCCATAATTTCCCTCGTTAGATTTAGTTTGTTTGTTGACATTAGGGTTTATGGTTTGAGTACTCTGTTGACCCTCAGGACCATATTGGTTAATAACAATTTGTTCTTCTTTTGATGTTCTACCCTTTTTTTCTAAATCACTTCCTAATGTATCTGAAAAGTCATAGTGACCTTCATTTGGTTTGGATTGTTTGTTAATATTAGGTACTACAGTATTTCTACTGTCATTTTGGTCAGGACCATATTGATTTATAACAATAAGTTCAGTTTCTTTCTGTACCCCAAAAGTTTCAAGTAAACTTCCTTCAGTATTAATATACCCATAAACACCTTTGTTAGATGTTGTATTAAGATTTTTATTTATATCAATTGTATTTCCAAATGAATTTGAAAAGTCTACAGGTCCATATATGTTTTGAACATAAAGTAATTTTTCTGTAGTATCCCCAATAGTTTCTAATTGTGAACCTATAGTGTTTTTGTATCCGTAATTACCTAAATTACTTTGATTGTTTTTGTTGATGTTGATTTGAATAGTATCTCCAAATCCGCCAACTGGATTAAATTTATTTTGTTTAATTAATCTTTCTTCCTGAATTTTTTGTTCAACTGTCACATCAGGTAAGTTACTTACCGAGTAATCAACAAGAACAATTTCTGAGGCAACATTTAATATGTCAAATGAAAAAGATCCGTCTACCTTGTATGGTTCAAGATTACGAACTTGTAATTTTTTTCTGAAGTTTTCAGTCGAATTAAATGATAGTGGGCTATTCATCTATTGTTTTTTAAATAAATAGATTGAATACTAATTTTATGATTCAAATCTTGTTTTAGACTTGGACAATAGATTTTTTTGACTGAATATTTCCATCACCTTATTTTTAAGGCTTCTTTGGAATTCTGCGTCTCTTGTTAGTATTTCGGCTAAAGGTCCGGATGTCAACCCTTTAACATTCAAATCAACGCTTATATTGAAATTATTATCTACCGTTTGTGTAATGTTTTGTGAAGTTTCTTGTTTTGTAACAATTTGTTGTAGGGGAAGTGTTTTTTCTTCAGGTCCTTTCAAACTTACATTTTTAGAAAGTGTATCTGAAAATGAACTTGCATTCATATATGTTTCAGTTAAAAGACCTATTTTCTTATCTAAATCGGGTGCAAAAATTGCTTGGTCGTCTTTAATAAAATCAAACATTTCACCCTTACCTAAAGATAACATTTTTTTTCCTTCCCCAAAAAAAGCATCCTCCTGTAGGAGGTCTATAGCTTCAACCGCTTTAGGTAAATTAGCACCCTCAGTATCTGACCTTGAGGGTTTTTGTCTATCAATTTCGCCTTTAGTATTTGAAATCATAGTTCTTAATTCGGCAGTATTTGTTAAAAGTCCTTTTGGTATGTCTTTAAGACCGTTCGCAACATTTTGTGTTCCTTCAAATAACGATTGTTGTCCTTCCTTTATTGTAGTCAATACATTATTTCTCTCAGTTTCAGACAAACTTTTTAACACAACATCCCTAATTATTCTAGCATCCCTTTGCGTTGATTCTTGAACACCTAATGTTTGTTCAGCAAGTTGCCTATCTGAAAGGTCAGCTTTATCTTTATAATCTTTTAACGCCTGTTCAAGAGCCGCAGGATTATTTTGAAGGGTTTTGACTAAATCATTAGTTTCGAATCCAGGTATTTTAAGTTCTAATTTACCTCCTTTTCCTATTTCAGTAAGGGATTTAACCAAGTTCATTGATTCTGGTGAAATTTTAGAATCAAAGCCAGCAGTAATAAGTTTGTTCGATATTGCAGTTTGTTTTGCAGCCTCTCTACCAATTTGAATGAACTTTTTGTAGTCCCCATTTATCGCTTCAACAGATGCCTTTAACCTATCTCTTTGTAGAGCATCTATCGTTATTTCACCTGTTGCGTCATTTACCTTAAATGCTGATTCTGCAAGATTAATAAATGAATCTTGTAGTTTCCCTACATCGTTTCTTCCTGCATTTAAAAGTTGTGTGAAATTTGTTAAGTCAGAACCAAATCCGCCAATCATACTAAGTGTTTGTGCCATTTCGATAGCCTTTTCAGGGTCCAACAAATTTTCCATAGTTTGTTCACTAACTATATCCCCCAATTCAACATTCAAAGACTGAGCCTTTGCTGTCATTTGTGTTAGACCATCAACTCCACCTTTAAATGCGTATGAGTCTACTAACTGTAAGTTCTTGTTTACATTTTGCAAAAGTTGTGAGGCATCCAATCCTGATTGTCTTGCAATTTTTGCAATCTCGGCCATTTTTTCAGCACTTTTAGTTTGTGACTTTGTCAACCTCAGAAAAGCACCTTCCATCTTACCTAACTCCTTGGTTGCCAATCCTGTTGTTTTAGAAAGGGCAACCATTTGTTTTGCCACTTCAAAACTTGGTTGTACTATTTTTCCTGATTCTGTAGCCAATTCGGACATCGCATCTGTTACATCGGTAACACTACCGCCCATTTTTACAACATCTAAATATGAATCAATCAATCGATTTCTAAACTGATCGGTACTCATTACAACACCACTACCAATAGTCTTTTGTAGTTTCAAAGCACTATCGTTCATAGCAGTCAAGGTTGATATACCATTCTCAAAACCTTGTGTAATTCCCTTTTTGAACGCACTTGTAAGGTTACTAACTATTTCACCATAGGAAGTACCTAACTGATCAAATTCACTAAGTGTTGTAGTATCGTCAAAAAATAATAACATATTTTACTTTTTATAATAAATATTAAAAGTTAATTTTTATTGAACGACTCGATCAACTTGTCAACAAAATATCTTCTCTCGAATGTTGGCATGCTCATTATATCACTATAAGTGAAGTTGACATACTTTGCGAGATAGAAAATCTCATCCATTAAATTTAATTTATGATTCGAAGAAAGGGCGAAAAAACTCAAGCCCGAAGGACAGATTAACTGTTACCTTTTCTCCTGATGGGGCCATTACACTTCTTTTAAGATCTAATTTAGGTTCGCACTCTGTGAGGAACTTTCTAAGGAATTTAGAATCGCCAATTGGCATTTGTGTTATAAAAGATGATATTTTATTTCTGTCCGTATCACCATTCAACTCAACAATACTTTTTTCTAACCTTCTAGTTACCACAGGAGCAACCATTCCTTGTGGGTATGATTCTGATAATTTGTCTAATTCTTTCTCATCACCTAAAGTTAACAATTTAACTTTTACATTTTGATTTGTTTTTGGTAATGTGAAACTAAAAAGTCCATCATTATCAGGTTTGTGAATGGGATCAATAATATTTATTTCTTCTAATAATAAAGAAATATCAAATGGTTTGTTTGTAGCTGGATCAGTTACTTTTAATTTATACTCAGACCCAAATGAAGTATTTCTTAAAAAAATTAGGATTGCCTGCACATCTACATTTAGTAGCTGATTAATGTCAAATCCAGGTTCATAAATTTTAGTTTTCATCAAAAGGGGGATTACCCCATCACTCGATAAATTGGGTGACAACAACATGTTTTCATCACTAGCCGTTAAATACCCGACTTTCAATGCTTCCCTTTTAGGTTTATAAAATATTCCTTTAGTTGGTAACTTCACCACATCGTGTGGTAAGTTGAAGTCCATTTGTCCATATGATTCGACTGTATTCATAGTTTTTTATTTTAAATATACTTTACATCTATTATATGTAAACAAAAAACCCACCTTGTGAGTGGGTTTCGAACATAATAATATTTTTTATTTTAGTAAACTAATATACAACGATCAGGTCTTAATGTCGCATCAATAGTCATGATGTCAGTCTTATCATAACCTAAGTCACCAAATTTAACATCGGTTAGGAAACAACCTTGTAATATCCACTTTTCAACCGCAACTCCTGTTGGGTCTAACATTTCTAAATCGATGTCTTTTTTATACCCCGCAGCGTAACCCATACGACCTGTTACGGACTCAGCGTGTAAACGAACCCACTCCATTAGTGCTTGTGCAGCTGATGGTCCAATAGGGTCTCTAAACTTAACACTAATAGGTTCCCACTCGAAGTTACCAGCCACATATGTTTTAGTATTTAAAAAGGCGATATCTTTTGATTCTATTTTTATGCTTGGTCTTGATGTGCTTTCTACATACCAAGAATTGATTCCCAAAGATGTTGGGAAAGTCAATATAAATCGGTTAGCTCTTTTAGGTTCATACTGAAAGGGCATTTTCATTAACAAATCAGCCATTGTTTAAATTTTTGTTTTTTCTTTTATTTTTATTATAAATATACCTTGTTTCAAATTTTTCTATTTACTTCCAAGTATTTTTAAAATATTCTTTAACTAGAAAGTTACTTAATTACTTATTATATTTAACTTTTTCATCTCCTTTTGTTAGATATACGGATATAGGAACATCTGGATATTCTTGAGACACTAAATTATCTATTGATTTTACATTACCTTCATCGTCATCTGAAAAACCGATCTGTAATATAATCTCATTATTAGCGACACCGTTTTTGAAATAAGCTTTTTTCCCGATCTCATCAGCTAATCCTTGACAGTAACTTATGAACTTTCTCATTGCTATAATTTTTAATTTCTCAGGATTGGCAGCACTTCCTTGTCCAAAAGTTACGGGTTCATAAACACAAAGGTCCAAATATTCGTCAATTAACTCTTTGTCAGAAAAATTGACATCTATTTGTTCGGTCACCATTTCATCTTCTGAGAAAAAATTTCGGTACTTTTTTAAGTTTTCAACTAGTAACTTACTATTGATACCGTTGTGGTTACTAACAATAAAGTTATACACACCTTCTCTTAAAGCCGAAGGGTTATGCCCTCTGGCCGTGATAATCGCAAATATTGATCCACCGTTTATACATTCAACAAAGTCATTCCATGATGGTCCTGGTTTAGCAAGCATTGAGTCAATAACAAACCTTTTGTCACCCATTTCTTTGAAAAATTTAAATGAGTCCTTTGCAAACCCAACAACAGTAGTTCCCTTATAATAAAAGGGTTCAACTCCAATTTTGTGTCTGTGTTCTGCAAAATCTTCGGTAGACATACCGATTTCATCATCATTTTCGGTCAATACTATAATTTGCGTTGGCATATAAACAATATTATCATCCCAATCGAATGCATAATATTTAGTGTCAGGTGTGCCTGTTTCATCAATACCCTCCGACACTATTCTGTTCAAATAGTTGTAAACATGTTTTTTTACATTCATTATTTTCTAATTTTCTTCAATAATGTGTCCAACTGAGATTCAGTTAAAATAATGTTTTGTTTTTGTGTAGAAAAAGTTTCAGGACTCATTTTCTTGTCCCCTATACTTTCTTTGATAATTTTTTTCTCTATTTTCATAGTCTTTTAATATAAATATAATAAGGGGGATATTTCTATCCCCCATTTTTATTTTCTATTATACATCATCAAAAGATGCTCCTGTTGGTGTAATAACAAACTCGATGTCGATGTATTCTAATGCTCTTGTAGGTTTCAAGAATATTTTACCCGTTAAAGTATTGGAATCCAAATCTTCAGGTGTGTTAGAAACTGTAACTCTAAAGTCAATCAAACCTCGGTCTCTTCTAATTTGATCCAAAATTGGGTTTACTGAATCCAAGAAATCTTGTCTAACTTTATCATCATTTTGTTCGAACAACAATCTGATTGCCACTGCCGAAATCAATTTACGAGCTTGAAGTAATAGTCTTCTAACATTAATTCTGTCAAGCGCAGACTCTTTAATTTGTAAAGTTTTATTACCCCAAATTACTGTACCCACATCTGAGAAAGTTGCAATTGGGTTAATTCTACCTTTGTAAAGTGTGTCTCTATCTTCTTGTGTAAGTTTTCTTCTTGCTTTGATTGAATTTACCAAACCTCTTGTATATCCTGCAGATGCGAACCAAGGGAAAGCAATATTATCAGTCAAAGCTAAGTTTCTTACAACTTCAGCCGTTGGTGGTAAATAGATTTGTGTATTGTTCACAGTATCTCTTGTTAATACCCATGGGTAGTAAGTAGCCGTGTAGTTAGAGTCAATTCCTGTCTCCTCTAAGTTGTCCACAGCTTCTTGTGGGTATATTAAACCTTCTGACACATCATTCCATGTTGGTAAGAACATGTTAAAATCAGGAGTAGTACAAATGTAAATTGAGTCTGCTCTATCTGATTCAATTAAATCAATTGCGTCTTCAACCAAGTTAGAGTTGTTCACATAATCGATACCCGGTGTTGTAAATATATTGATGTTTACCGCTTCAGGATTATTGAAGGTTGTTTGACCCCATTTGTAAGCGTAGTAGTCAGTGTTTGCCCAAACCTCTTGGTTAGGTCCTGAAATTTGTTTGAAAGCTCCCCATCCAGTTGCTGTTGGATAAGTTGTGGATGGAGCTGCACCAAATTTATAACCTGTTTGACCAAGTGCGTATGTATCGGCGTTTGTTCTGTATTCTCTATAGATGTCCCATCCGTCAAAACCACCCGCAGGATACAATGTAAACTTACGAGTATTCAAACGATAGTATGGGTTGTCTACATCGGTTGGTTCAGAATTAAATGACCCGACACCTACTTCGAATGCCGTTTCACCAGAAGTGTTAAATCCTGCTGCGATTGTTACCACAGTGGCCCCACTATCCATGTGGAAACCTTTAACTTGGTAGTTCCATTCAGGACCTGTAGTATCTGTTGCTATGTTCGCAGGTTGTTGTTTACCTTTGTAATCGAAGAAGTCGTAGTCAACTCCGGTGATGTTAGAAATACCTAAGTATGCCTTTCTTGGGTTTTCACCATTTGAAATTACTGAATTGTCTCCCCCTGAAGTAGATCCGAAAGGTGGGTTATAAATTAAGTCACCAGGTTTCAAATATTTAGTTTTGTAAACAATGAATGGAGGTGTTGCATCATCATATAATCTCATGGTGTAACCCTCAAAACCACATGGTAATGCGTCTTCAGGTGCCTCATCACTCATTTCTAACATTATATATTTTGAATTCAAGTTATATTCTCCGTTTGATGTACCAATTTTATTAGCAACAAAGTTGTTTTGAGTTGGGTCTAATGAACAGTTTGTAAAACTTTCAATTACTCTCACATTTTGATCATTATCGTAGAAATCTCTAACAAACACATCAAATGTTCTGTTGTTAAATGACATATTTGCAATTGATATTTTAACTAATCTGTTTGCCGCATTACCATCAGAAATTAATTTGAATTTAAAAAGTTTGTATACTTTATTACCCCTCAATTCAGAAACAACATATGGTGTCTCAGGAGTCTGATACTGCTCCATGTAAAACCCGATTGAGTTTGTAGCTAATGATTTAGCACTATTTAATTCAACTAAATTACAATTTAAACCTCTGACATAACCTTGTCTATAACCATTTAAAAGAAGACTACTATAAACCTCCTCAACAAATAATGGAACTTCTGTTCTGTCTTTTGCAAAATTACTTCTACCGAATACTTTAGAAATATATTCCGAATCCGAAGTAAGCATCGACGTTTCAAAACTGAAAGTGTCAGAATCTTTTGTTGTACCGGTAATTAAGAATGTTGCATATGGGTCTGTCGACACACCTGAGTATGCACCTGTACAAACCATACTCACATCTGTTGTGCCCGTTACTTGATAAAGTGGTCCGTTTTGTGATGAAGAATAATTGGTAATACCTCGTGATCTTAATGTTGTAACTACAACATTATCCCATGTTGTGTTTGCGGTTGCAACATAGTTACTATAGAATACAGAAACAGTACCTGAATATGTTCCTGCCGTTGCACCTGTAGTGATAGTGGCCATTGATGCGCCAAAACCATAACCCGCATAAGTACCTGTCGGTGACGCTGGAGTATAATCAAATAATGCATAGTACCAAGCATCGTTTGTGGATGCCGAAACATTTGTAGAAGTAAACAATATACTTGGAACTCCGAAAGTTTCGGTAGATGCTGAGACCGTACCCGAACCGTTTAATGTAACACCTGTTGTTGAGTTTGCGGTTGATTGACTTACAGAACCCCAGAATTGTGAAGTTGTACCCGTAAGTGGTGATGCTGCTACATAGTATCCGAGTTGGGTGGAAATGTAGGATTGGAAATCAGCATTTAAAGATGAAGTTCCACCGTCATATTGTGTGTAAGTACTGTAAAAATCAGAACTTAATCCAGCAGGTACTGATGTGATAGTAATATTAGCACTTGATCCTGTGGTACCTGTAAACTGTACTGTTTGAGGTCCTGTACTAGTTGTTGCCGATAAAGTCGCAGGATCTATATTACCTATAGTGGTAATAGACCAAGACGGTCCAGCATCATATCCTGATAAACCTAAAACTCTTGTCACAAACAACTGATTTGATTGTTGTAAGTAAGATTTAGCGATATATGAAGTTTCATATTTAGGGATTTGTGTGTTAACAAATTTTTCAGGACTAGTACCACCAAAATACACTTGGTACTCATCAAAATTTGTTATAAAAATTGGTTCGAAAGCTGGACCTTGTAAAGTCTCACCCACCAAACCAAGAGTTGTTACACCCACACTCTGTGCAACAAATGTTAAATCTCTTTCAGATGTATACACACCAGGAGACACAAATACTTTTGTTGATGAAGCCATTTTTAGTTATTAATAAATGATTTATTTTATCTATAAATACATCATCAAAAAGTAAAAAACTGACTCTGATTCTATTATTTTAAAGGAAGTATGTATTTTTTCTGCCTTTTTTCTGCCTAATAAAATATTTATTTCTAATGAAAAAAATCAAAAACATAAAAATATCAGTAGAAAGTCATGAACTACTAAAAAAGTACTGTGAAAAGAAGGGACTTAAGATATATAAATTTTTGGAAAATCTGATTAAAAAAAATTGTGAAGAAGTAAAAGATATATACGGTGAGTAATTATACTAAAGTAACATTAGTATAAATTGTTGCTGACTCAGAGGAATTCAATTTATTTACTTGCACATTCAAAGTGTCTCCAGCATTTACTTGAATTGTCTCAATATCATCACCCAAATAATATGTTACAAAATTTCTTGTTACATATACTGAATATCCTGGTGTACATGAAGATGAAGTCGTGATAGTTCCCCCAGTAGTATTTGATAATGTGGGTGTAGACCCACCTTGTACACAAACATTTCCTGTATTACCCGGCGAAAGCGATAATGTAGTTGGTGATCCGTTACAAACAGTGTAACTTAAAGTATTATTAGTTGTGGATGTGTAAAATATTTTATAGCAACTTTCGACATTGTCAGTTCTTAAGATTCTAATATCTGCATTATATCTGAATACCTCTGTCAATGAAGTATTACCTGTGACAAACAAAAAGTCTAAATTAAAATCTGTGGGATTCGGTGGTTCAATAACCGCCCTTTTTGATTTTTTTCTTGTATCAAATTCAAAAAGTGAAACTTGTCTTGAAATTGCTGGAGTAACCTCAAACTCTTCTTCATCTATCAAAATACCCATCATTAGTATTTTATATGTCGATATGTAATATTTTCTTTTTTCTATTTCTTTTACTGATTCATCTGAAACATCCTCCAATGTCATTGGAATGTAGTGTCCTTTGATTTGCGTATATGCTTGTTTTGAAGTAAATGTTCTCATCATAATTTTGTTGAAGTCATTTACCTCTCTCATTCTATTACAAAATATTCTTACATTATAAGTAATATCTACCGGAATTGGTTGTGGTATTTTATAAACATCCGCACCTTTTCTTTGACCGTCCCAAGTTGGGACACTGTAATAGAAGAACTGTCTTCTTTCTGGAATATTTGCTCTACCAGCATTATTAGTTCCGTATTTTACTTCAGGCATTCTAACAGTAGATATAAATGGTAATGTTATATTACTATCTAAATCCTTAAAGTCCCAAGTTTCTGTAAATTGAATCCAACTTTGGTTTGTAATGATTCTATCTATTGTCGGTACTTTTTTTTCATCAACAACTAACTTTAGTTGGTTCTTTACAAAGTCTAACATCCCCCTATCCAAATCGGCATGTAAAACACCCTTTGGTAAATAAGTTCCTTTGTCGGTTATTTCTTCCAACAATTCCTGTCTTCGTTCTACCCCAACTTTCTGAGGGACTAAAGGAAGTTTTTTTATAAATTGTTTTGGTAAAGCCATAATTATATTCCTCTAAATTCGTTATCCGTAACAGGAGCCGCTTTTATGGTTCTATAAAACGGTTTATATCCTCCGTATGAATGTTTCAAATCAGAAACAACCCTACCATCATCAACAACACTATAATACCTAACTCTATTTTCTGTTTCGTAATAACCAATATAATCACCTAAAGAAATTTCCACAGCAAGTTCTACTAATGTTTTTTGGTAAACACTAACTGTTAGATTACCAGGTTCCGACTGATAAAGTTTTGAAGATCCTAAATCTGAATTAGTAGGAGTATCTATTTTGACATATCCCTTAAATTCAACAGGAGGTAAAAATTGTATAGCATCTGAAATAGCCTCACCGTAAACATCATCAGTATCGGTTCGTTGTCTATCTACTCGATACAAAACAAGTGTGAAATTCATATCACCTAATAACCATTCTTCACCCATCGAAAGGTCCAAATCAAAGTCCTGTTCTGAAAAAAACTTATTAAGTCTAGTAATTGGAACTCTATTATCTGCCATATCTATAAATACTTTGATTGATTTTTTAGTTGTTAATACTTATTTTTAATTATTAATTATGGAAGATTTTATTCCTAAAACCCCCGAATCTAAAGCACTCGTCGCACTTGAAAGTTATGACGGGTCAAATAACTATATTCTAAATTTGAAACATAAAAAAGAAAATAGTAGATCTTTTACACCAACAAGAAGTCAATCGGATTACATCAACCTTTACAAAAACACAACACCTAAAGTTGCAAAAAAGTGGGTCAAGTTAGATAGTTACTTTGGGAAAAAACTGATGGAGGACAAAATGTACACGAAAGAACCGTCAGAAATATATGTAGAAAAGTTATTAGTTGAAAAAGACAAAGCTTATCATATTTGGGGTAAAATATTTTCAGGTGAAACTTTACATGATTTTTGGATGCCAAAATCAGCGCTAATTAAAGACAATGAAGTTAAAAATGTGCTTATTGAATATGATAAATATAATCACAGACCTCCGATGGATCACCAAAAAGAAGCAATAGAAAAACTTGTTAGAAACAAAAAGTTTATTTTGGCAGATGATATGGGTCTTGGTAAGACTACTGCAACAATTATCGCAGCACTTGAGACGAGAGCTAAAAAAATATTAATTGTTTGTCCCGCTTCTTTGAAAATAAATTGGCAAAGAGAGATTGAAAACTACTCAGATAGATCTGTTTATATTTCTGAAGGAAAAAAGTTTTCAGACGAACACGATTTTGTCATCATCAATTATGACATACTTAAAAATTTTCACGACCCAAAAAAGAAAGATGAATCCACAATTTTAAAGTCTAACTTTGATCTTATTATTATGGACGAGGCTCATATGATCTCTAATCCCCAAGCTCAAAGGACAAAAATAGTTAATGATATAACACAAAAATCAACAAGGGTGTGGTTATTATCGGGAACCCCAATGACATCCAGACCTATGAATTATTATAATCTTTTAAATCTTGTTGACAGTCCTGTTGCTATGAATTGGATGGCGTATGCTAAAAGATATTGTAACGGATTCCAATTTAGTGTTGGGAAAAGAAAAGTTTGGAATGTTACGGGAGCCTCAAACTTAGATGAATTAAGAGATAGGACACAAACTCACATCCTCAGAAGACTAAAAGAAGATGTTTTAGATTTACCTGAAAAAATTATCACACCTGTCTATTTAAGACTTAAATCAAAAGACTATGAAGATTTGATGGGTGAGTATTTTGATTGGTATGACAACAATAGTGAAGAATCGTCATCATTAACTTTGCAGTTTGGGAAATTAATGAAAGTGAGAAAAATAATTGCAAGTGAGAAAGTAAAAAGCACTATAGAACTTGCTGAGAATATTATAGACCAAGGTAAAAAAGTTATTATTTTTACAAATTTTACAGATACACTACAAGAAATTTATAATCACTTTGGTAAGTCTGCAGTCTATTTAGATGGATCTTGTTCGAAACCGCACCGACAAAATTCTGTAGACGAATTTCAAACGAACGATAAAATAAAAGTATTTGTTGGTAATTTAAAAGCAGCGGGGGTTGGATTAACTTTAACCTCAGCGGAAGCTGTAATCATGAATGATTTATCTTTTGTACCTGCAGAACATTCGCAAGCTGAAGATAGATCACATAGAATTGGACAAAAAAATTCAACATCAGTATATTATCCTATTTTTGAAAATACAATTGAGGGTGCAATCTACGATATACTAAATAGAAAGAAAAAGATCATTTCTACAGTAATGGGTGATGATATGATGGATGACGCATCCACAATAGAAGAAATGTTAAATATGATTTCTAAACAAAGGTGATATTTATACATATGAATGTTGAAATATCATATAAAGGAATCACGCCAAAAGTAGATCAAGAATTATTAATCAAAAGATTTATTACTTATCTTAAAAAAGAATATCCCCTTAAAGGTGATGTTAAAATAATTTTCACAAACAAAAGATTCGGTACTATGACCACGGGGTCGAGAACCGATAGTAGTGTTCTAAAAGTGTTAGTTAAAGACAGATTAAATCGTGATATTTTAAGAACATTGTCTCATGAGTGGCAACACGAATACCAAAGAACCGTTTTAAAAAGAAAAAAGGGAAAAGACATTGGTGGTGAAAACGAAGATGATGCTAATGCGATTTCAGGTAAAGATGTTAAAAACTTCGAAAAAAGTAACAAAAAATTAGAAGACATTATCTATACAAAGTTTGAAAAAAAAATAAATGAGATAGAAAATAAGTTGGAAATAGTTTCATTTAATAATGAAAAAATTATAAGTGAAATTAAACACATTAGTATCGATAAATTACCATACGATTTTGATTCGTTAGGAAAATTCATAGATACTGAAACTATGAAAACTCATTATAACAAACACTATAAAGGGTATGTTGAAAAATTAAATTTAGAATTAGATAAGATTTCAGGTAAAGATTTAGATTTAGAAGAAATAATACTCAAAATTTCAAAATTTAATACAAAAGTTAGAAATAATGGTGGTGGGGCTTTTAATCACGCTCTTTTTTGGAAAATGCTTTCACCCAAAAAACAAGAATTAATAGATCCTATTAAAACTAAAATTGACAAACACTTTGGGTCTTTTGAAAAATTTAAAGAAAAATTTGAATCAGAAGCCAAAAGTAGATTTGGTTCAGGATGGGTTTGGTTGGTTTTAACCAAAACAAATGGTCTTAAAATTGTCACTACAGCAAACCAAGATAACCCATTAATGGATATTGAAAAAAACGGGGGGTATCCACTATTAGGATTAGATTTATGGGAACACGCATATTACCTCAAGTACAAAAATGAAAGAGACAAATATATTAGTAATTTTTGGAAAGTTGTAAATTGGGGGTTCGTAAATGATCTCTACACCACACAAACCAAAAGGAAATTTTAATGTCTTTTTATTTATAAGATATTTATATAGAAAATATTCTTATGTCCACAGCAATAATTACAGAACCAGAAAGAAGTAAACTTTACAAAAGAATTAAAAATCTTTTGGGGGCACCATTGCGTTCAGTCGAACTCGAAGATGAAATGTTGGACTCACTTTTAGAATTATCAGTACAAGATTACGCACAACATGTTAATGATTGGTTGATTGAAAGTCAGTGGTCCTCACTTTACGGAATGAACTTAGATGAACAATCGCTAACGAGAGCCTTTACAACAAGATCATTAGATTGGGAAACTCAATATACATACGCTTATTCTAAAATCGTGGGTCTCCAAGCTGGTGGTGATTGGGTATTGAAAAAAGACTATATTGAGTTAGTACCTCACCAACAGATATATGAAATACCGGCAGGTAGAGAAGTAAATGAATTACTTTGGTTTTCAAGATCAGAATTAGACGCAGCTTACTTTGATCCATTCATGGGTGGATTTGGTGGATTCGGTGGTATTGGATTGGGTGGGGGAGCTGGATTTTCTCAAATGGGTACGACAGGTAATTATTTTATTACACCTGCCTTTGACATCCTTTTGAGAATGTCGGACATCAATATTAAAAGAAGAATAATTACAGGTGAACTTACATATCGAATTACAGCATTACCTGAAGGTAAAAAGGCATTACATTTAATGAATGTACCTGGTGGAAAATTTGACTTTGGGAATATTAATTTCCAAAAATATAGAGTATGGTATTGGTACTACGATACATTTGATAGGGATGGTTGTTTAGCAGCAAATAAGGATGTTGTAAAACTTCCTTCAGATGTTCCTATCGATGAAATGAGATGGGACGAATTGAACTCACCGGCACAAACTTGGGTAAGAAGATGGTTTACAGCGTATTGTAAAGAAACATTGGCAAGAGTAAGAGGAAAATATAGTGGAAACTTAAAAACACCAGATTCAGAACTTACACTAGAATATCAGAGTTTACAAACAGAAGCAAAAGATGAAAAAGCTATGTTATGGGAAGAATTAAAAACTCGTTTAGAAAGACTAAGACCGGAAAAACAATGGGAAATTAAAGGGTTACAGGCTGAAAATATGAACAAAACCCTTAAGTTTAGACCATTTACAAGTCCATATACCGTCATATAATTAAAATATGCCAGTTTTTAGATCCATACCTTCATTAAGAATTATTAATGGAAATCAAATTGAGACATCGGACTCCGCAGTAGTAATTAGTCAAGACTATACTACAAATGGTGAATATGTGATTGTTTATAAAGGTGAAGAAAATCACGAATTATATTTAAATCATAACAACACTGACCATGTAGTTGTTAAATCATTAACCAAAGTTTTAGTAAAAACTGAAAGTTTAATTGATGAAGAGTTTAATGAAGTGGAACTTGATAAAGGGTCATGTGTTGAATTTAAATATATAAATGGTTTTTGGTATATACTTTCATCTGACGGTTTAAAAAATTCCTAATCAAACGATAACGACATAAGATCACCGTCCACATCAAACTCATAGAATTCTTCTTGGTCAATTTTTTTGTTTTGTTTCACATATTCCTCCATCATAACTCTATTTTTTTCAACCCACTCTACATCAACTAAATTTAAAGTGTCATCAATATACATGTAATACGGATCTATCCCAACATTTTTCCAAAATGTTAATTCCATGTCTGACAGTGATAAAACTTCCTCTAATGTATCTTGGTGCGCTTCTTTCATTGGGTAGCCTCTCACAAGTTCTGTTTGTGTCTTTGTGAATATAGGTCTGTCCTTAGGGTCCTCAATTAAAATATCTTCTCTGATTTCAGGTTTGTATACAACCAATAGTGGTTCAATCCTTTTATTAAACGCCGCCATATATCTTGCAATGTTATACTCACCTAATAAATCGGGGTTCCTTTCTATTTCTTTTTCATCAATCAAATAACAATTTAAAACTAATTCGTCTTTTTTCTTTTGAACATCTCCGTGTGATTTCTTTTCACCGTTATTAACATAAAAAATTGTATCACCAAGACCAGGGTTCTTACCCTCCTTAATCAAAAGTTCCATGTGAGCTTGACGAGACATCATGTTACCTGCCTTTGTGGTTTTTGTGATGTGAACTTTATAATCATCAATAGACTGTTTAACACGAGCCTTATTTGCGATTTTAGCCAAAGGAATTTGTCGGTTATACAACTTATCCACATACTCGTAATAGAAATCTAAAAACTCACCGCCCTTACCATCTAATAACATTCGAAGACCTTTATCCAAGAACTCAGCAACATATGTTTGAAGTTTTTTAGACTTAATTGTATTACCCGTAAGTTTTACTTTTCCTTTATCGGTAAGAAGTGCGTAGTTTTTACGAGCAACATTAATTGTAGATGGCCAAACACCGTCAATATCCAATCCCATTTCACCCCTCAAAAACAAATCATTGTATTCCGCAACATCCGCTTCAGCGCCGACATATTCTTTTCCTTCTTTAACCAATCCGTTAAGACCTTTACCTATGTATTTGTATTCATCACGGTCTGACGGAGTTTCAAAGTTCACACCATCCGTGTCCATTACAAGTGGAACATAACCTCGTTTCATAAAAAACATAATCATCTGACGAAGATATTGTCTACCTGTACAAGTAATCTGTTCACCCATATCAATATCCCCCCACGGAAACACTTGTGGTGCTGATAATGAACCAAAGAAAGCGTTGATGAAGATTTTAATTGGTAACTGCTTTCTATCATATGAAATTGCAAGTTTTGGGTCTATTGTTTTAAATTCACTTGCCAAGTTCTTGTATTTGATACGAGTATCACGGAAATACTTTAACATACTCTTCATCGCACCTGTAACATCACAAGCGGGAAAGACATCATGAACCAACTGAATAGATGGGTATAGTGAAGAGTAGTCAAGTTTTAATACATTTTTAGAGAACCCAACTTGTACCAAACGAGAAAGACCTCCCGTAAACTTTCTTTTTTCCAATTTTCTTGGTAATGCTAAGTTATGTTTATAAGACCATGAGGACATAATCATTTTCCATAATGTTGCAGTTCCCATTGTTGAAAGTCTTTCATATGTTGTTGGTACAAGTTTAGAAAGTAGGAAGTTTGCTTGGTTAAACTGCTCGTCAACAATCATAGTTTCATAAAGGTCATCGTCCAAGTAATCTTCAATAATCTTTGATCCGGTAATTAAATGATAAACATCATCTCGTCTTTTACATATCTCATCTATTTTAGAATCAAACCCAACTTTTTTGTATGCCCCATTTTCTTTGTTCATCCAAAACTCTTCGTTATCGAAATAGATTTTACCAATTTTATCCCCCTCAACATAAACACGATTAGGTTTTTCAGCCTCAATAAACTTAGTAATATACTTCAAAGACCAACTCTTGATATCTGAATTGATTGCTTGTGCTCTACGAACGGCATGTGCAATATCCACAATGTTATATCCCCACATCTGAGTTTGGACATAAGGTTCCATTTCATTTGCTAACTTCAAGATACCATCTTTTTGTTTCAGAGTATAATCGGGGTGTAAGGTTTTACAGATTTTTTTGATATTAAGTTTTAATATCTCGGCTCTTTTTAAAATAAATGGGAAGTCAAAGAAGGCTGAGTTATAACCACCAACCAAAGAAGGTTTTAGTTCATCAATAGTTTTAAAGAAATCGACAATCATTTGTCTTTCCTCATCTTCATTTTGTGCTGATAATAATTTCAAGAAACCACGATTGTCTTTCATCCCAATCAAGAATATTTTACTTGTTTTGGGGTCAAGTCCTGTGGTCTCGATATCGAATACAAACCTGTGGATTTCATCGTATTCTTCGAAACCTTTAAAAAGTCGTTTGTTTTTTTGAATTAGGTATTGTTCTACGGGTGATAGGATTTGTATACTGTCCGTGTTATCTCTACCCCATGGATCTAATCCACCACCCTTAAAAAAGTTTACGAGGTTTGAATATGACTTTGTTGTCTTTACGATATACTTTAATCCATTTTCGAGTCTTTCGTCTCCATGAGTGTCTAATTTTTCAATAATAATTCCATTTTCACTCATTGCTCTTTTTTGAGAATGTTTATCACTTTTATAAAAGTTTTTACCTTTTAAATCACCGACCCATGCAAACGGAATAAATGTATCAGGGCGTAATAATTTACCTTTAATTGGGTCTTGAATTACTTTATAAATTTTTGATGTTTTGTAATCGTACTCGAGTGAAACGATATATTTTTCTTCGTCTTCGCCTAATAAAAAGCGTTCAATTTCTTCTTGTGGAACCATAATTTTTATATTTAAGTTTGGCGTATTAGCTGTCACATGAGTGTAACATTTACCTTTGTCTAAAATATAAGTGTAAAATTTACCCTTGTCAAATAATATTGATGTAAAGATTTTCTCTTATTGGTACTATCAATTCTCCATTATCTAAGGTTATGGAAAATTCACCTTTGTATCTACCTGGTCTATTGGTGTCCTTAGTTTTCCATTTGTAATAAATGTAATATTCTTGAGTTGATTCTGCAGATGTTTTATCTTTTTCCACTAAATACGCGGGTTGCATTGATATTTTTTCGGCCCCGTTACTTTCTAAAGTCATTGAAAATCTAATATTCGCATTATCTAAAATTGAATAAAATTCTTTGTATGCGTCAGTTCTTCCATCGAATACGACATCCATTTTTAGAATTGGTAATGTTGAGTTTTGATTTATAAAAAATTCCATATATTATATTAAATTAACAAGGTGGATTTAATGGTACATATTCAGTAACTATGCCGCTAGCATTTATTACAACCCAATATAATTGATAAAGGCCATACGCAATTACACCATTGTTACTTACTATATAATTACCCTCACCAAACGGACTACTAGAATCATAAAACCCACCAACAAATGAACCAACAGATAGGGGGCCTGTGATAGTTCCTATCATTCCGGCATACGAATTATTATTACATACTATTACTTGGGCTGCTTGAGCGTTTGCAACATAAATAAATGAGTTCCATGGTGTATTATCATTATCTGACATTCTGTAACTTGCCCAAAAAGTTGGTTGAATATTAAGCGTAGGGGTTGGTGTTGGGGTAGGAGTCATTGTTGGTGTTGGTGTCGGTGTAGGGGTCGCTCCTGGTGTTGGTGTCGGTGTAGATGGATTCAAACAGTTAGGACACCAATAATTGAAAAGTTGATATTGTTGTTCTAATATTCTAAAGTTATGTTGTATAGAAGGAGATTGTAAAGGTTCGGTATACATTCTAAATTGTGAAATACCTCCCATAAATGATCCACCAAAAGTTTGTTCTACTAAAATGTTTGTCGATAACGCACTAAAAGTTGTTGCAGAAAGTATGTTATTGGGAAATAGTTCCGGATCCTGTTGATAAGGTCCGTATGGTAAAGTTGAAGATGAAAATATTAAATGGTCGTGTAATCCTTGAGACCCTCCCCCAAATGAAATATTAAATGGTACTCCAATTTGTTTTTCCTTTTCGGTGTTTAATTCTCTTGGTATTATCTCTTCAAAATTTTCAATAACCAAAAATAGATATCCGTTAGCATAAATTTTAAGTCTTCCCATTCGGTACCATGCATCATCGAACCATTTGTGATCAAATTTAACTTGGTAAACTTTATTTTCTTTCGTATCACCTGAATGTGTTTCTGGAGGCATTATCAAGTTATAAGTTGTTCCATTTATACTTGATTGGTATGTTTCAACCCTAACATCATTCAATCCACCTAAGTTCAATAGGTCACAATCCTCAATTGCTGTATATCGTTCAAAAACGGCACTTACCATAACCCATCGGTCCTGAGTAATTGCTGTACATACATAATCACAGACATCATAAATAGGTTCTGTGCAAACTTCAGTAATTGTGTATCCCGTTTGAAAAGTTACACCAGTTGTTTCACATGTTCCTGTAGTCACACAGTCTCCCGTGATTTTAATGTATTTAACACATATTCTTGGGTTTGCGGGACAACCACTGAACCTCAATGAAAGTCCGTTGGATACCACATCAAACATAGGATCTAAAGGTGGTACGGGAAGTTGTTCAGTACAAGCCCCACACCCACACCCAATGTTATGGTACGCAGTTGTTGCACTTTTTGGGTAAATGTAGTGACATTCAGAATTAGTGACTCCTGTATCGGAACACGAGCAAGTTTTCATTTCAGTTAACCCTGATGTAAATGTTCTAGTATACCCCGAATCAGATTCTGGACTACCTGAAGCAAAATGATAATATTTATTTTCCGCTCTTGTGCCAAAATGAAAAAAAGTTCCAGCATTCCCACTGTAGATTCCATTCAAATAAGTTTGTCCTGTGGTAATGGAATATGCCTCATTATTTCTTGGTCTTAATAACATTTCTACCGTCCATCCTTGATTTACCCTTTCTGGGAAAACTTCATAATCAAATCCAAAAAGTTTATAAAATCCTTGGTAGAATCCACCGTACAAATCTTGGTAATATCCCACAAAGTTACTGTATCTAGATACTATGTTATAAATTGTATTTTTAGGTCTACCTGAAAATACTTGATTTGGTGAAGATGTATACCCTGTCACAGGATGCATTTTGAATCTTCTATCGTAGTAATGTGGGTGAAACTTGTAATCATTTCTGATACCCATCGAGTAATACAAAGTCTCTCCTGACATCTCAGTAAACAATCCATTATCTGTTGCGACCAAACCAACATCACATACCCCTGTAAACGCAGAAAAACAATTTATATCAACACCGTTTGGGTTGTAATAATTTTTAGATAATAAGGTATTACCTGAAAGATATTGACCAAAATTTATAATTAGTTGGCTACTACAATCAGACTTAGAAAGGTCAATATTGATTGGCAATCTATTACCATCATTTTCACCAATCAATAGGTTTGAAAATACCGCCTCCTCATTATAGTTCCTTTCATCCGACGCTAGTGTAAGGTCAAAATACTGACCAAAGTTCAAAACTGATCTATACCTTGGGTAATAATATGAATTAAGATTCTGAGTTGGCATACTTTTTTATGATAAATACTTTAACTGAAGTATTTATAGGTAAAAGCTGCAATGAAAAGTTATAAATACTCAACAAAAGAAAGAGCCGAGAGAGTTGCAAAAACTTTAGGGTGCTCAGGCTTTCATTATCATAACGAAGATGGTGAGAGAAAATATATGCCTTGTAAAAGTCATGACATATTCAAATCTAAGGTTGAGAAAGAAGATTCTAAGGAGGAAGAAGTTACCGAATTAATCGATGCGGATGGAACTTGGTTATCGTCAAGTATTCCTATTTTGGATCCTGCAAGTACAGGAGTCGGTACAAAAACAACTGACCAAATAGTGCCAGCAGCTAGAAACCCAAGAGATCCACTTTTGAGGGGGTGGTATGGTTACTATGGTGAAGGTCATGTAAAAGAAGAAGATATGTCGAAAGCCTTTGGTTATAAAAAAACCAAGTTTATGGACGCTAAGGAAACTGAAAAGTATTTTGAAAAAGAATTAGGTTTAGACAAAGATGCTGCAACACAAAGAACATTAGACCAAGGAAAAGAAAAAGGTAGAGACAAAAAAGCACCTAAGAAAATATCCAAGTTAAAAAATTTCATAGATAGACTTATTCTTAAAGAAAAAGAAATTGATGAATCAAAAGACATTATAGAAGACACATTAGTAAACAAATCAAATGACGATGATTTGAAAAATAAAAGCAAGGAAATTAACCATTTGCTTTTGAGGAATATTAAATCTTTGAAGAGAGTCGCTAAGGATAATAACATAAGTGTAAAAGAGTTAATTGAACTAATTAAAAATGAACAGTAACTTATATAATAAAACTGCAAAATTGCCAGACACTTTAATCAAACACTTAAAGGTTTGTTTTGATTCTGTGTCTGCCGATTCAAATACAGAAGGTTATAATAGAAACCAAGAGTTTCAAAAAAGTAAAGTTGCAACATACCAACAAATAAAAAGAATTAAAAATTGGTTTGATTCTTATAGTGGTGATAAAAAAGACGCTCCATTCATATTGAATGGGGGTGATCGAATGAAAACTTGGTGTGACGAAGTTTTAAGAGTGTGGCGAGATGGTGATAATTCAGCAAAAAAAATTAAGTCTGATGCTGGTATGGCCAATCAATACCTTGATTCACACGAAAAGAATTCTTTTAATCTTAACGATAAACACGGATCAACATCCGACGAATTGAAGGTTGAAAATCAAATCAGACGAATAAATAAACTAATAAAGGGATTTTAAAAAATGGCAGTACAATCAGATAAATTAGATTTCAGTCAACCTAGCAATGCAATGTCATCAGTTGCTGACGAACAAAGAAGAAAATTGTTTGCAAGAAATGACTTCAACACTGAAGATCAATATTCTCCAGTCCATCCTGATGCGTTAGCAAACGGAGATAAAATTGGTAGAGGTACTGGTGTAGAATTAGATATATACAACCAAAATATTGGTACGAGTACCGATGTCGCAGAAAGAAAAGATGACATAAAGGTTAATAAATATAATTCTTTCAACCCATACTACATTGTTCAATGAAACTTCTAAATAACCTTAAGGGTCTAATAACAGAAATTGCTGCGATCAGTGATATTACTGATGCGGTAAAAAATAAGAAAGTTATTACAATATATTATAATGGTAAAGATAACGGAGGTAAGGGTTATCGCACCATAGAACCCGTATGTTTAGGTTTTAGTAAAAAAAACAATTTAGTTTTAAGGGCTTGGGAAAGAGAAGGTTCTTCATACTCAGCAAACAATGAAGGTAATATTTTACCAGGATGGAGGTTGTTCAGAGTAGATAAAATATTTACATTTAAGCCTACAATGGATAATTTTACTGAAGTTAGACCTTTATATAACCCTAATGGTGATAGGTCTATGATACAAGTTTTGGTTAACGCAAAATTTAATAACGAAGAAAATATAGCATAGTATGTCAGATTTAATGCAGAAATTAGCAATGTCAAAAAAAATAATGGATGCTCATAGTAATATCCAAAGGGGTAACGCGACCCCATCAACCCCAATGGTAGAGAACTTCCAAACTCCACAAGCGTCTTACAATATCCCTCAAGAGTTTGCCAGTGAAATATCAACACCACAAAGGTCAAGTTTTGATCCATCACAACCTATCGAGGAGAGTAGAATTAAAAATTCAAAATTACCAGACGAAATAAAAAAATTAATGATCGAACAACCAATTGTTCAACCTAGTTCTATGAATGGTGGATCAGTAATTAGTGATGATGTCATTGAGGGAGCACAAAGGCTGATGAATTTAAACAGAAGTTCATCAGATCAACAACCTCAGTCAGTTAAGAATTTAACAACCAATCCACAACAACAACCATCACCATCTAATTTCAATATGAATGAAATGAAATCTATGATTAGGGATGTTGTTAGAGATACCGTAAAAGATGTTGTCCAAGAAGAATTACGACAATCAGGTATGTTAGTTGAGTCAACAACTAACTCAAATGATACCATACAATTCAAAGTAGGAAATCACCTTTTTATTGGTAGGGTCACGAAAGTTAAGAAATTAGTACAATAATAAATAATCCACCTCACAAGGGTGGATTTTTTGATTTATAATACCTACTTTTTACTTAAAATAATTTCATTTATGAGTAAAATTAAGGTATTGGTATTACCATCAGATAAGACAGGTGTTGGTAAATTTAGAAGTGTGGATCCACATGTATGTCTACAAAATAATCATTCAGATGAATTTCATGTTGATATTGATTACGAACCTAAAGTAAATGATCTAAATTATTGGAAACAATACGATATAGTTCATTTTCATAGAACAATAGGTCACGACTATGATAATTCTGTGAACCTCATACAAAAGTTAAATTTATTGGGTATTGTTACTATTGCCGATATTGACGATTATTGGTTACCAACAAAAGAACATCCAGTTCACCAATTAGTTATCGAAAATAAGTTGCACCAAAAAATTATGAACAACTTAAAAGTTGCTCAACATGTGACAACAACAACTTCTGTTTTTGCCGCAGAAATTAGCAAGTTAAATAAAAATGTTTATGTGCTACCTAACGCAATTAACCCAAAAGAACCACAATTCCAACACGAAACAAAACCTTGTGACAAACTTAGATTTGGTTGGTTAGGTGGGTCATCTCACTTACACGATTTGAAATTACTTGACGGAACTATTAGTAAACTAAAACCTCAACAAGATAAATTTGAAATGTATCTTTGTGGGTTTGATATCAGAGGGACAGTTACAGAAATTAACCAACAAACTAAAGAACAAAAACAAAGACCTATTAGACCTGAAGAAACTGTTTGGGCTCGGTACGAAGAAATTTTTACAAACAACTATCAGTTTGTTGACCCTACCCACAAAGACTTCCTAATGAAATTTGAAGATAAACCATATGATGAAGAATCTTTTTATCATAGAGTATGGACTAAACCTGTCACTAGTTATGCTTCTAATTACAGATTATTCGATGTATCGTTAGCACCAATTAAAAATCACATTTTTAACAGAGTTAAATCACAATTAAAGGTAATTGAGGCGGGTTTTTACAAAAAGGCAATTATCGCATCTAACATTGGTCCTTATAGTATTGATTTAAAACATGCATTGAAGAATGGTGAATTTACAGATGGTAATGCGTTATTGGTTGATGAAGTTAGAAATCATAGTGATTGGCAAAAATATATGAAGAAACTAATAGATAACCCTAATTGGGCTTATGATTTAGGTCAAAAATTATATGAGACCGTAAAGGACACATACGATCTTAATAAAGTGACAAGAGACAGAGCTGAACTATATAAAACACTTGTAAAATGATAAATGTACCTTTAACCAAAATTTTATTTTTAGATATTGAAACTGTTGGTGGTTGCCCTGATTACCAATCATGTATAAAAACCAATCCTACTGTCGCACATCAGTTTGACAAATACTTTGATTGGTTTTTAAAAAGATTTCCCGAAGACAAAGAATTCGGAGAGGGTAGGACCACAGAGGAACACATGGATATAGTATTTAAAAAACGAGCGGCTCTTGTTCCTGAGTTCGCAAAAATAGTTTGTGTTTCTATGGCATTTGTTTTAGACAATGGTGAAGTAAAAAAACAAACTTTTTCAGGTGATGATGAACAGAAACTTTTATCTGAGGTTAGAAACTTGTTAAATAGAACCCACAAATTAGATTTCTATCTTTGTGGTCATAACCTAAAGAACTTTGATATCCCAATGTTGGCAAAAAGAATGATCATAAATGGTTTGGAGCCATCTAAAATTCTTCCTTCATACGACACTAAACCGTGGGAAGTCAAAGCAATTGATACTAAAGAAGTATGGCAATATGGTGCTTACACAGCAATTGGATCACTAGATTTAATGTGCGCGTGTTTAGATATCCCAACACCTAAAGATGGACCTGTGAATGGTGGGATGGTTCACGAGGCATATTGGAGCAATAACATGTTAAATGAAATATCAGAATATTGTGAAAAGGATGTTGATGTTTTAATTGAAGCAATAATGAAATTAAAATCTTTAAAATAAAATGTTTGATAATATTAAAAATTTAAGAGAGAGTGTTAAGATAATGAAAGAGTTGCAAGGAAAATTCAATGGAATTGATATGAGCAGCCCTGAACAAATGTTATCATCAATGGGTGTTAGTGAAGACGATTTAAATTCGTATTTTGAAGATTCCTTAACAAAAAAAGTTAATTTAAAATATACTAACAGTACCGACAACAAAGATCCTGAATATGCTTATGAATCTGATTCGGGATTTGATTTAAGAGCTTCTCAAGAAATTGAGATACAACCATTAGGTAGAAATCTAATACCGACGGGAATAAGATTTGACATCCCTGATGGTTACGAAATACAAGTAAGGTCTAAAAGTGGTTTAGCCCTTAATCAAGGATTAATGGTTTTAAACTCACCAGGAACTGTAGACAGTGGTTACCAAGGAGAAGTTAAGGTTATTATTTTTAACACAACAAACGAAGTGGTAAAAATAGAAAAAGGTCAAAAAGTCGCACAAGCAGTTTTCTGTCCGGTAGTAAATGGTAAGTGGGTTAATTTAACGAAAATTTCTGAGATTGGAAAAAAAGACAGAAATGATAATGGGTTTGGGTCAACAGGTTTAAAATGATTACTATAGGATTTTCAACGAGAAAGATTAATGATGGTTTTATTGAACTATTAAAAAAATCATGTGGAGTACCAAATCCGCAGATTATACCAATTGAAAATGAAGGTAAGTATTCACTACCTGAAGCATATAATATGATATTGGAACAATCGACAAATGATATCGTCGTATTGTGTCATGATGACATTTATTTTGATAGTAAAAATTGGGGTACAAAAATTATTAAACATTTTAAAAGAAATACTGACTATGGTATTTTAGGTCTTGCCGGGTCAACTCAACTACCCTCATCTGCTAAATGGTGGGAAGACTTTTCTAAAATGAAAGGTATTGTTAATCACGAACACGGAGGAAAAAAATGGGAGTCAAAATACTCAGAGAGTTTAGGGAATCAAATTGAAAATGTGGTTTTGGTGGACGGACTTTTAATCGCATTAAATAAAAAAAATATCAAAGAAAAATTTAACGAGAACATAAAAGGGTTTCACTTTTATGATGTTGATTTTTCATTTAGAAATTTCATTAGAGGTGTTAAAATTGGAGTTATGTATGATGTAAGAGTAACTCACAAATCAATCGGAGCAACAAATGACCAATGGGAACAAAACAGAATTATTTTTGCAGAAAATAATAAAGAAAATCTTCCGTTGAAAGTTAAAATGGATTTAGATAAAAATTCAAGGTTAAAGGTTCTAATTTATACTAAAAACTATGAGTCGTCAAAACCCCTACTTGATATTTTAAACCAAACAAAATATAATGTTAGTTTCTGTGGTATCTTGGACCAAAAAACAATTAATCATTTCAAAGGGAAATCAATTAATTTATACCCAATAACCGAACCAAATGGTTTTAAAATCGGTGACGGTAAATGGGGGTCAAACACACCTAATGGTTTTGTTCTTGCTGAACCTAATAAGTTATATAAAATAAAAGAAATATACTATGACATTATACATGTTTTTGACGATGTGTCTAAAAAAGAAGCCACTAACTTGTACCCGTTATGTAATGTTATGTACAGAGAGTCAAAATTTGAAAATGTTGGAGATTTAATAAATTGTTACAATAAAATAATAAATGGTTAAAATAATTTCAGGATGGAGTGACCGAGGTGGATCAACTTTCGCATTTATCAACTTAACTAATAAACTTAATGAAAGCGGTATAGATACAACCTTTTATGGTCCACACCCTTGGCATTTAGATAAATGCAAATCAGGACTTTTAGATGAAAAATTTAGATTATACGAAAATGATATTGTAATAACTCATTTTTTAAATTTAGGTGATAGACCAAATGTAAAAAAGATTATTTTATCATGTCACGAAAAAAATTTATTTGAGGTTGGTAAAATTAAAAAGTATTGGGATACGGTTGTATTTGTAAATAATAAACAGAGAGAATATCATAATCAGTACAATGGTCCTTTTGAAATAATACCAAACATAAAAGAAGTTTTGGAAAAAAAAGAAAAGGATGAATCTGTAAAAAATGTTGCGGGTATTGTGGGATCTATAGATGAGAACAAACAAACCCATGTCTCAATCGAGAGAGCAATTGAAGATGGTATGGAGAAAATATATTTGTTTGGAAATATTAGTGACCAAAATTATTATGAAAAAAAAGTAAAACCTCTTATCGATAATGATAAGGTTGTTGAATATGGTTTTGTTTCGGATAAACAAAAAATTTACGACATGATCAATTATGCTTACCTTTCTTCAAAAAGTGAAGTTGCATCACTTGTTAAAGATGAATGCGAATCCACTGGAACAATTTTTAAAGGAAACTTCGCAACAAACAACGATTCAGAGTCAATTACTAATTCTGAAATCATAGAAAAATGGATAAAATTATTAATGAACTAAACTTATGGTAATTGTAACTACTTTATTTAATGCTGAAAATTATATTGAAAGGTGTATTGGTTCGATTATGGGTCAAACACATACAGATTTTAAATGTTATATAACAGATGACATCTCTACAGACAACAGTGTCTCTAAAGTTGAAAACATGATTAAAGGTGACGATAGATTCCTTTTAATTAAAAATGAAAAAAAGATGTATCAGCCAGGAAACTACGACCAAGTAATTAGAAACAACCCAAACATTCAAGACAACGAAATAATTGTAGAAGTAGACGGAGATGATTGGTTACCTGATTCAAAAGCCTTGGAAAGAATATATAATGTTTACTCAAACCCAAATGTGTGGATAGCTAATGGAAGTTTTAAATACTCTACAGGTCAACCCGGTTTTTCTTCAAAACAAACAAATTTTGATAATCTTAGGAATGTAAGATTTACTGCATCTCATATCAGAACTTGGAGAGCTTTCCTATGGAGAAAAATTGATCAATCTGATCTGAAAGATGAGAATGGTGAATTTTGGAAAGTTACAGGTGATTTATCTTTTATGTACCCGATGCTTGAAATGTCCGGAGAAAATAGATATAGATTCATGACTGATGTAAATTATGTATATAACGAACAAAATCCCATAAATGATCATAAAGTCGATCTTAAGTTGGTAAACGAAATTGCCGATAAAATTAGAAATATGAAACCATATAAATTGTTATGAGTCCTTTATTTTCAATTTGTATACCCACATGGGAGCAAAATGGTTTTGGGGGGGTTTATTTGTCTAAATTGCTCGACACAATTAAAACTCAAACACTCCAAGACTTTGAAGTTGTGATTTCGGACCACAGTACAACTAACCTAATACAGGATGTGGTTAAAAAGTACTCTTCTGATATTAATATAGTTTATGTCACTAACCAAGAAAAAATTGGTAATAGCCCATCCAACACCAACAACTCAATCAAACATTCAAAAGGGAAAATTATTAAGGTGATGTTCCAAGACGATTTTTTATTTAACAATAAATCATTAGAAATGATCTCTTCTAAATTCGAAGATAATGTAATGTGGGTTGTCAATGGGTGTAATCACACAGATTCTAATAACAGTAAGTATTGGAATTACATGGTCCCAAGTTGGAATGACTCAATATATAGAGGGATAAACACAATAAGTTCCCCGTCCGTTTTGTCTTTTAGAAAAGATTCTAACATTCTTTTTGATGATAATCTAGTGATGCTCATGGATTGTGAGATTTATTATAATTTTTACACTAAATACGGATTACCCGCAATAATACCCGAAACTCTTATTACGAATAGATTACATGAAAATCAAATTAGTTCCAACTATAGGTTAGACATTAATGATGAGATAAACTATGTCATAAAAAAATATAATATCATATAATGAATATTATTAGTACAAATTTAATGGGGGGATTAGGTAACTGTCTATTTCAAATCGCAGCGGCATATGCAACATCTTTAAGGGATTCTAAAAAGTTTATCTGTCCAAAAGTTGTATCTCACGGATCACATAAACCAATAAACAATTATTTTAATAATATTTTTAGCAGAATAGAATTTGGGTCAATACCCTCAGATATTCAGTTATACCATGAACCCCGTTTTCATTATAATGAAATACCTAATGCACATAACAACATCATGTTATACGGATATTTCCAATCTGAAAAATATTTTAATGTTTATAGGAATGAGATTTTAAATTTGTTCTCAGCTACCAATGAAATTGAAAATAAGTTAACTACAAAATATTTCCACTTACTCCAAAAAAAAACTTGCTCAATTCACATAAGGAGGGGGGATTATGTGAGGTTGAGCGATTCCCACACGGTACAACCAATTGACTATTATGAAAAAGCAACTAATATTATTGGTGAGGGTTGTGAGTATTTGATATTTTCAGATGATATAGAATGGTGTAAAGAAAATTTTAGTTTCCTTAAAAATACCCATTTCATAGAAGGGGACACTGATTTTGAAAATCTATATTTAATGTCAATGTGTTATCATAACATAATTGCAAATTCAACATTCAGTTGGTGGGGAGCGTGGTTAAATAAAAATGAAGATAAAAAAGTTATATGTCCATCCGATTGGTTTGGACCAATAAATAAACATTTACAAACCAAGGACATTTATCCCACAAAATGGATTGTAATATAAAAATTTTTTAAAATGAAAGTATGTGTAGTAGGTGGTGCAGGATTTATTGGTCACCATATCGTAAAAAAGTTTTTAAGTTTAGGTCATCAAGTATTGGTAATTGATGACTTGAGCACGGGTAAATTAGAAAATATCCCAAATAACTGTGAATTTATAAAATCCGATGTTTCAGAAATTGATATGGAAACTTTAGTCAATTATTTGGAAGGTGTTGATTTGGTGTACCACACTGCAGCCAAAGCAAGGGTACAACCTTCGATTGTAGACCCAATTTCTTTTAATAGGGCGAATGTAGATTCAACATTGAGAATTTTAGTTGCGTCACATAGGTCAAAAGTAAAACGAGTTATTTATTCAGCATCAAGTAGTGTCTATGGTGATACTAACATATTCCCAACACCTGAAACTGCAAACCCCAACCCAATGAGTCCTTATGGATTACAAAAATTTATTGGAGAGCAATACTGTAAACTTTTTTCCGAAGTCTACAATTTAGATACGGTATCTCTTAGATATTTCAATGTTTATGGTGAAGGTATGTTAGATGAAGGGGCTTATTGTACTGTGATTGGTATCTTTGCTAATCAATATAAACAATCTAAACATTTAACAATAACCAACGATGGTGAGCAAAAAAGAGACTTTACATATGTTGGGGATGTTGTCGAAGCAAATTATTTAGCCGGAGTATATGAAGAATCTTTCAACGGTGATGTATTTAATGTCGGTAACGGTGACAATTATAGTATTAACGAAATTGCAGATTTATTTGAATCAGAAAAAGTTTACAATGAACAAAGGTTAGAACCTTATATCACTTTGGCAGACAACAGTAAAATTAAAAACAAGTTGGGGTGGATTCCTAAAGGTAATGTAATATCTTGGGTGAAAAAATATAAAAAAACTTTATGAAAATAGCAGTTATAACATCACATATAGGATTACCTAACCCATTGAGGGATCCTGAAATCGAGTTTGATGGGGTTGATTATTTTGCATTTGTTGACAGGCAACACGACTGCAAGATATGGAAACAAATTCCTCACATTGATTTTTCTTTAGATGAAGAATATAAGTCGAGGAGAAATGCTAAAATATATAAGGTACTGCCTAATCTTTTTTTTCCTAACTATGATTATTGGTTTTGGATGGATACCACTCACGACCTTATCATGGATCCCTCTGAAGTTATAAAAAATTACATGGGAGATTCAGAAATAGGTCTTTGGGTCCACACATCTAGAAATTGTGCTTATCAAGAAGGAGAAGAAATAAAAAGACTTAAATATGATCATATTAATTTAGTCGACAATCAACTAAATTACTATAGATCTCAAGGGTTCCCCGAAAATTACGGATTGTTTGAATTACCTGTAAGTATTAGAAAAAATACTCATAATGTACAAAAATTAAATTTGAGATGGTGGGATCAAATTTCTAGATATTCATCAAGAGATCAGATAAGTATGCCATTTGTTATTTGGAAAACAGGTGTTGACATTAAAATTTTACCGGGGTTTTCTAATGGTGGGTTAGGAAAAAATCCGATAATGCCTCAAGTAAGAATCAAAGGTCAATAAATATGTGTAGTTTTATTTTCACAAACAAAGAAATCTCAGATGTAGATTATGTTAATTTCTTTAATAAGTTTAGAGGTCCTGACAATACAAATGTTTTTGTTAAAAACGGATATTCATTTCTACACAACTTATTGAGTATAACCGGAGAATTTAAAACACAGCCATTTGTACAAGACAACATAATTTGTCTTTATAATGGTGAAATATATAACTATAAAGAATTTGGTGATTACAATTCAGATGGGGAATGTCTAATACCTCTATACATTAAAGACGGATACAACTTCATAAAAAAACTAGATGGAGAATTTGCTATAACTTTAGTAGATTTCAATAAAAACATAGTAATAATATCAACAGATACATTTAAAACTAAACCAATTTTTTATTCTTTAACTGACGGTATCGCAACATCATCATATAGTGACCCTTTAAAAAAATTAGGATACACAAACATCTTAAAGATGGATCCAAACACAACTTTGATTGTCGACCTAAAAACAAGGACTCCATTGGAAAAAAGATTAGTTCATAATTTTGATGTGTCGAACCAAAACAAAGATACTTTTGAGGATTGGGTTAGTGCGTTTGAGAAATCAATTAAAAAAAGAACTAACGGAATTAGAGAAAAAATATTTATAGGTCTTAGTGGTGGTTATGATAGTGGGGCTATTTGTTGTGAATTACTAAACCAAAATGTAAAATTCAAATCATATACCGTAATCGGCACAGAAAACTCAAATATTCTTAATCAGAGATTTTCATTACTAAATAATAATGAGCAACAATCTCTAACTAAAAACACTGATGAGATCAATGTTGCATACAATTATATAAAAAATAATACAGAAACATTTAAATTTGTTACCTATTCAAACTCAAGTGATTACAACGAATATTGGTTATCTTTAATTGATGATAATGGTGCAAAACATTTATCACATGTTTGTAGTAACGCAATTAAAGATGGAAAAAAAATTCTATTGTCTGGACAAGGTGCTGATGAAATTTTTTCAGATTATGGTTTTGGTGGTATTAAGAAATATAACCACAGTAATTTTGGTGGACTTTTTCCTGAAGATTTAAAAAGCGTTTTTCCTTGGCCAAGTTTTTTTAATAGTTCGATGGAATCTTATTTGGCGAAAGAAGAGTATGTTGCTGGTTCATATGGAATTGAATCAAGGTACCCCTTTTTAGACTTAGAGGTTGTGCAAGAATTTCTTTGGTTGAAACCTGAATTAAAGAATTCACATTATAAGTCAGTTCTTTATTATTATTTAAAAAAATATAACTTTCCATTTACGGAAAATGAAAAAATAGGATTCTAATGAAAATTAAAACTGTCGATATTTGCATTACAACCTACAATAGAAATGATAGGTTAATAGAGACCTTAGATATATTATCCAAACAAACCAACACGGATTTTAATCTAATAGTTAACGATGACGGAAATAAAACAATTATAAACCCCAACGACCATCCGATCATTACAAAATATATTTGGAACAAAGATGATGGGTACCATAGAGTCGCCAGATTCAATGAATCGGTTTCTTTATGTGTTTCTCCGTTCATAATTTTATTAGACGACGATTGTATTCCTGTGGATAGTAATTTTGTACAATCTCATGTTGATGTATTGAATACATCTGATGTTTGTAAGGGAAAAATTAGATTTCCAAATGGTGATTTAGCATCCGGATGGTTTAGTACCGCAAATTTAGGTATTAGAAAAAAGGTTATTGACGAAATCGGTCTCTTTGATAATAATTTTGATGGTCACTATGGTCATGAAGATCAGGATTTAGGTAATAGACTCAATAAGGAGAACTATGTATCTTTTGATGGGTCAAATGGTACTATGGTTAATCATGGTACTGAGATGTACGCCAATGGGGATAGATCAGACAGTATTGTGGGACATAACACAAGATATTTTATATCAAAATGGGGGTACGACCCTAGATAGTTTTTTATAATGAGTAATCTGATATTTTATTGTTCGGGAGGTTTGGGTAATAGGTTAAGCCCGTTTTTAAACATAAAAAACATTTTTGATTATAATATTAAGTTGGTTTGGCCAAAAACCATGAGATTAATGTGTGATTTTCAAGATATTTTTGAAAATAAAAATATCGGGTCACTTAGTTTTACCGAATTAGATAATTTAGTTGATGTTGAAAATTTTCATGGTAGTGAGGGTGGATTAATTGCGTCAGAATATGAATTCAAAATTAACTCCATAGACTCTCTTTTGAATATGAGTAAAAGAAGTTTTCCTAAACCCGTACATTTATTTAATATTAATAATCTCAGTCACCAAAACACTATTGTTTTTTTTAACGATCTTATTGGTCATGTCGATAAAGAAACCGTCAAAGAAAATTTTTTTAAGTTAAAACCTAAAAAAGAAATAATTGATAAAATAAATGATTTACAAAGTTATTTAGAAATAAATAAAGACACAGTAGGAATCCACGCAAGAGGTACAGATTTCATAAATGAAAAACTTGAATCGTACTTTCCTATAATAGATGAAGAACTAAGAAATGGTAATAATATATTTTTTTGTTCCGACGACCCCGATTGGGAAAAAAATATAATTGTAAAATACCCAATGATCAAAGTGAGACCCCAAAAAAATAATGTTTACAAATCTGATATTAATTCAAACTATTCTTGTAATGTTGTAACACCTTTAGACGCTACTATTGACGCATACATAGATATGGTATTACTGTCAAAAAGTAACTTTAAACATTTCAACCCTAAAAGTTCGTTCGCAAGGTTAGTAAACATAATTCAATAACTCTAAGTCAAATAGATAATACTTGTGTTTATTTTATGGGGTTTATATGTTATTTTGAAATAAAAAAATATACAGTAAAATATGAAATGTTTGACAATTAGTAGAGGTGAAGACGGGTTCGGATCGCAACTATTTAGTATAATATCAGGTTTAGCATACTGCGACAAACACAAAATACCGTATAAACACTCCCCTATTCAAAACATAAAACTACTTAGTTCAAAAAATTTTCTTAACGAAGATTTAATTAGATCTAATGAGTTTGTATTTTCTATTATTAATAATATTGATATTTCTAAAACTGAGGATTTAGATTGTACGGTTAAACCATTCTGTCATGATTTAATTTATAATGAAGGTTCTGAAAATTATTTTACAGAAAACTTTTTAGAAAAAATTAAATCCTCACATACCTTTAACTTTGGAGGGGACCAAACCCGTACTATATCGATACACATCAGGCGTGGTGAAGATATTTTTGAGGAAGACAAACCTTATAGATGGATAGAAAGTGAAACATATCAAAAGTTGATAGAATTTATTTTGGAAAAAGAATCTGATTGCAAAATAAAAATCTTCAGCTGGGGTGAGTCGGGAATCCAATTGAGTGACCCAAGAATTGAGTATTATACTTCTGATTCGGGTGGAAAATTTATGGGTGACTTTATAAAGATGGTGACTTCTGATATATTAATAGTGGGGTCAAGTACTTTTAGTATTTCTGCGGGATTTCTAAACAAGAACATGGTTTTATCACATACTAAATTAATGAAATTAAATAATACCCCCATACCAAGAATATGGGAAAATAACTTCAATACATATTTTAACGGTATTGATATATAAACTTAATAAAAAACAAAAAATGGGTAGGATATTAATTACAGGGTCTAATGGGTTAGTTGGTTCGGCATTAAGAAAACAACTAGGTGACGATCATGTGTACCATACAAAAGAAGAGGTGGATCTTTTAGACTATAAAAAAACTCATGATTATTTTTCTTATCATGTAAAACATAGTAATGTGGATACAATAATTCATTGTGCCGCAAAAGTCGGAGGTGTTCAAGCAAACCTATCCGATAATAAAGGATTTTTTATAGATAATTTCGTAATAAACAATAATGTGATGGAGACTTCATTTAGAAATGAAGTTCCCAACTTTGTGAATTTACTTTCGACTTGTATATTTCCTGAGAAAAACATAGAGTTTCCAATGAAACCTCAGGATGTTGACAAGGGTAAACCTCATCCATCAAACGAAGGTTATGCTTACGCTAAAAGATTAGCAGGATACGAAACAAACACTATTAAAAAGGTTCTTAAATCTAATTGGGTTTCAGTTGTACCTACGAATGTATACGGAATACACGATAACTTCAACTTATTTGGTGGACATATGATTCCAGCTATGATCCATAGAGCGTATGAATCAAAAAAAAATAAAGAAAAAATGATAATATGGGGCGATGGTTCACAATTAAGACAAGTAATTCATTCTGATGATTTAGCAAAATTAATTTTATGGTCATTAGATAATTGGAAAAGTGACTATCCCTTTATGGCGGTAAATCCGAATGAGCACTCAGTTTTGGAAATATCTAATTTAATTTGTGAAAACTTCAATATTTCGAAAGATGATATACTGTTTGATAACACAAAACCGACGGGTCAATTGAGGAAACCTGCAATTTCGGACGCACCTTCGAATTTTGAATTTACGACATTATCGGATGGAATTAAAACAACAATAGATTGGTTTATTCAAAACTACGATAAATTAAGAAAATAAGACATTATGAGTATAAAATTAGTAAGTGACACTATCAATAAAGAAGATATAAATTCTTTAATTGAGTGGTTAGGACAAGACGAGATTCCGAGACTAACAAAAGGAGATCTAACTTGGGAATTAGAATCTAAATGGGCGAAAAAAATAGGAACCAAATATTCGGTTTATCTTAATTCAGGTTCCTCCGCAATTCTTTTAGCGTTAGCGGCTTTACAACACACCAACAAATTAAAAAATAATAAAGTAATTGTACCAGGGTTAAGTTGGGCAACCGATGTTAGTTCACCTATGATATTAGGTATGGAACCAATTTTATGTGATTGTAATCTTGAGGATCTTTCTTGTGATTTAGATCACTTGGAAAAATTGTTTATTCAACATAACCCATCTACATTCATTTTAGTCTCACCATTAGGTTTAGTTCCTGATATGAAAAAAGTTCTTGACCTATGTGAGAAATACAATGTGATCCTACTGGAGGATGTATGCGAGAGCATGGGATCAAAGTATAATGAAAAATACCTCGGGTCTTTTGGCTTTGCATCATTTTTTTCGATGTATTTTGGACATCATTTAAGTACAATAGAGGGTGGGTTTATTAATACGGACGACGAAGATTTTTATTATTCATTATTGATGATGAGAAGTCATGGTTGGGATAGAGACCTACCAAAAAGAATCCAAAATAAATTACGAAACGAAAATAAAATTAGCGAATTTGATTCACTATATACATTTTATTTACCAGGATTTAATCTAAGATCAACGGATCTACAAGCGTTTATTGGGTTAAGAGCAATAGATAAATTAGATGACTATACTGAAAAAAGGAACAAAAATTTTCAATTGTATAAATCTTCAATAAATGTCAACCAACTGAATATAACAGATAGACCAACAGACTTTATTTCTAATTTTGCATATCCCATTGTAAATAAAAATAGATTAAAAATCATCGAAAAACTTATTAAGGATAATATTGAAGTTAGGCCTTTAATTGCTGGTGATATGTCAAAAAAACCTATGTGGATTAAAAATTATGGTGAGGTTAATTTACCTAATTGTCAATTGATCAATGAGTATGGGTTTTATATACCAAACCATCAGGATCTAACATCAGAACAAATAAATTTAATTTCAAACATAGTAAATAATGAGTAAAAAGATTGCATTAATAACAGGTATAAATGGTCAGGACGGATCTTACTTATCTGAGTTATTATTAGAAAAAGGATATGAAGTGCATGGCACATTAAAAAGAAACTCTGTTTCTGAAAATCAAACTTCTCGTTTGGATAATGTATTTGACAAATTAATATTGCATTACGCAGACTTAACGGATTTATCATCACTAATAAGAGTTATTAGTGAAATTAAACCCGATGAGGTTTATAATTTAGCAGCACAATCGCATGTTAGAATTTCTTTCGATCAACCGATATACACTGCAAATGTTACGGGGTTAGGTACTCTGAATATTTTAGAAGCGGTTAAACTTGTAAATCCTGAAATTAAAATTTATCAAGCATCTTCATCCGAGATGTTCGGTAATTCAATAGATAAGGATGGACTTCAAAGAGAAACAACACCGATGAATCCAGTTTCACCTTATGGTTGTGCCAAAGTATTCTCATATAATATTTGTAGAAATTATAGAAACGCATATAACATGAAAATATGGAATGGTATTTTATTTAACCATGAGTCACCAAGAAGAGGTACAAATTTTGTAACAAATAAAGTGGTTAAGGCGGCAGTTAGAATCAGTTTAGGTCTACAAGAAAAATTACACATAGGTAATTTAGAAGCATCCAGAGATTGGGGTCATGCTAAAGATTATGTTGAAGCTATGTGGTTAATGTTACAATCGGACAACCCTAATGATTATGTGTGTGCGACAGGAGTTTCACACACGGTAAAAGATTTATGTGAGTATACCTTTAGTACTTTAGGTTTAGAATATAAAGATTATGTTGTTATTGACGAGAAACACTTTAGGCCCGAAGAACTTGAAAATCTTAAGGGGGACTCTTCAAAATTAACAAATGATTTAGGTTGGAAACCAAAATACACTTTTGAATCTATGTTAGATGAAATGATTGAGTATTGGTTAAACTACTATAAAAACAAATAATAAATAAATGACAAGAAAAAGAACAATCCAAACACCTGAGGAATCATTAATTCCAAAAACTATATCAAAAAAAGATTTTATTAATTCAGTCATTAAAAGAAAACAAAAAAATAAATTTTTATCAGATAACCAAAAAGAGTATTACGATATCTTAATTAATAACCAAATCACCATATGTTCAGGACCTGCAGGTGTTGGTAAAAGCTATATTTCCATGAGGGCGGCAGTTGACTTACTTATGGACCCAAATAACTCTTATGAAAAGATAATCATTGTAAGACCCGCAGTTGAAGCTGAGGAAAAATTAGGTTCTCTACCTGGAAACTTAGAAGAAAAGTTAGACCCGTACATTTTTCCATCCTACTATCTACTTAATAAGATCATAGGAAAAGAGGCTAGAGAAAAATTAAAAGAATCTGAAATTATTGAGGTATTCGCTTTAGCATATATGAGGGGAATGAATATCGATAACTCGATTTTAATTTTTGAAGAGGCCCAAAACGCAACACCTAATCAAATGAAACTACTATTGACAAGAATCGGGTTTAATAGTAAATTTTTTATATCGGGAGATTTAGAACAGACTGATAGGTATAAAGATAAAAAACAATCCGGATTGTACGACGCATTACAACGATTTCAAAATATTAACGATGTCGGCGTGTATGATTTCAGAAACGCTAAAAATGTGAGAAATCCACTTATTAGTAAAATATTAGAAAAATATGACGAAGAGAGTAGGAATTGAGGTTAACGGTGTATTAAGAGATACTTTAGGAAAGTTTACGCAACTGTATGAGAAACATTTTATAGAGGAGCAAGACTCAGAATCATTAGGTAAAACTTTTGATTTGGACATGTCCGGTAACACTTTTGAACATAATGAAGAAAATGAATTTAAGTATGAAATATTATCAGATGTAACCAGTCTAAATTTAATGGACCATTTTAAATTTAAAAATAACGATGAACTTTATAGTTTCATGTATGAAGATTTTGTAATGCAAATATTTGGTCACGCCGGATCATCAGAAACATTTACTTTTAATGAGTTAAATAATCTTTATCTTGACCACCGTGATTCATGTGATGTGATCATAATCTCAGATGAAATAGGGAGGTCTAAACCAGCGACATTATTTTTTTTATCAAAATTCGGGTCATTAGTTGAATCGGTAATATTCTATTCCATGTCAACCAAAAACAGATTGTGGGATAATGTCGATGTGTTACTGACATCAAATCCTGAAAATATAACAAATGCTCCGTCAGATAAAATAGTTGTAAAATATATTACAGAATATAATAAATCAGTTAAGTGTAACTACGAGATTTCGTCTTTAGGTGAATTTGACGAATTACTAAAAAAATTAAAATTATGTTAGATTTTTTAGGAGAAAAATACTATATAGACATTGATGAATTAGAACATCAAGTTAGTATGACTAAATCCAAAATACCTTTACCTAAAAAAGGTAAAAAAGAGACTGAAGAAAAATCAGAGGAACCTGAACAACAAATAAGTGTTACAAGATACGACACATTCAAATTTTTAATTGAGGTCGTTTTGACTGAAAGAGAGGAAATGGATGAGAATTTAGGTATTCATAGTGCTAAAAATTTATCTTTACCATTTAAATTTGCATTTAATACATTATTAATGAATAAAATAATAAAACATTTATAAAACATGGAATTAGAAAAAATACAAAAGGTTGAGGGTTCGATTGAGAACCTTAAATCAAGAAAATCGAGAATCTACTTTATGGTGCAAGACACCAAAGGAAATCCAAAGGCATCTGTTAGATATATTTACGACATAGCACTAACTTTATTAAAAAATGGATTCAACCCTACAATTATTCACGAAACTACAGATTATACAGGTGTATCAGAATGGTTAGATGAAGAATACATGAAAATTCCACATCTTCCGATAGACGGTCAAAACTTAGCAATTTCACCTGAAGATTTTATTGTTATACCTGAACTATACTCACATGTGATGGAACAAATAAAAAATTTCCCATGTGCTAAAATTGTTTTGTGTCAAGCATATGACTATATGTTAGAGACATTATCGCCAGGTACGACATGGTCCCAATACGGGTTTACTAAATGTATCACAACATCAGATTTCCAAAAAAAATACATTTCAGAAATTATGAGATCAGGTAGTTTTGATGTATTAAATGTAAATATTCCTTCAGTTTTCAAGAAAAAAGAAAGACCGTCAAAACCAATTATCGCAATCCACACCAGAGAACCAAGAGACACTGCAAAAATAATAAAAAGTTTTTACCTTAAATATCCACAATTTAGATGGATCACATTTAGAGATATGAGAGGAATAAAACAAGATGATTTCGCAACCTTTTTACAAGAATCGTATCTTTCCATTTGGGTTGATAATGAAAGTGGGTTTGGTACATTCCCTTTAGAGTCTATGATTTCAGGAACCCCTGTAATTGGAAAAATCCCTAATTTAAAACCTACATGGATGACTGAAGAAAACGGGTTATGGGTTAATAATTACAATGAGATTATTGATGTTGTTGCAAACTTTACTCAAAATTGGTTAGAGGATAATATATCAGAAACTCTTCATGTTAATATGTCATTAACAGGAGAAGAATACCAAGACCAAGATAAATTCGAATCATCTGTTGTTGAATTATTTGATGGGTATTTAAAAACCAGATCTCAAATCTTTGAAGAACAATTAGAAAAAATAAAAGTATCAGAAAATAATTAATTATGGAAAAAAATAAATTTGATGTTTCGGTAATCTTACCAGTAAATACATCTATGACAAAAGATTTTGAAGACTTATTCAGTAAGTCAGTTAAATCAGTAGAAAACCAAATTATTGGTATAACTGAATTAATCGTAGTACACTCAACCGAAGAAAAATTAAAGTCGTTTTTACAATCATATGATTTTAATGGTATTAATGTAAAATTAGTAGAGAACAATGGTTCATTTGATTTTGCATCTCAGGTAAATTTAGGAGTTAATGAATCGAACGGTGAATGGGTTTCTATTTTAGAGTTTGATGATGAGTATTCCTCAATATGGTTTAAAAGTGTAGATAGATATGTAAAATCATATGGTAATGAGGTTGATGCGTATCTTCCGTTGGTTATTGATATTGACGATAAAGGGGTGTTCGCAGGGTTTACTAATGAAGCAACTTTCGCAGTAAGCATGAATTCGGAAATGGGAATCCTTAGTAACGACTTATTAATGACATACCAAAACTTCCAATCAAGTGGTATGGTTATAAGAAAAAATACTTTTAATGAAAATGGTGGTTTCAAACCTTCAATTAAGTTAACTTTTGTATATGAGTTCCTTTTAAGATTGACATACAACTCAGCTAAAATAATGACAATTCCAAGAATTGGTTACAAACATATGAACATGAGAGAAGGGTCTATTTTTTGGAATTACAAATATGGTCAACCTAGTCTGACTGAGAACGAAATTAAATTTTGGTTAGAGTCGGCAAAGAAAGAACATTTTTTCACTTCTGATAGAGAAATAAAATATGTATCAGAAACGGTTTAATGTCATTAGGTGTTGAATCAATCAATCCACAAGACGAAAAGCAAAAGACGAAAGCAAAAAATAAAAATTATTTTGATGTTCGTGAAGAAGAAGCGGTTAAAAATTATATAGTTGCCGAAACTTACGAGGAAAAAGAAAAAATATATAATACATACCTTCGTGAACCACTCGACAAAATGATCGAGTCTATTATACGAAGGTATAAATTATATAGAAAAGACATGGATTATAATGATGTACATAGTGATACTCATTCATTTTTAATGACCAAAGTGGATAAATTCAAACCCGCTAAAAATAAAAAAGCATATTCATATTTTGGTACGATTTGTAAAAATTATCTAATGGGCCAAATTTTAAAAGACCAAAAAGAAACCAATCGTAAAATTTCATATGAAGACATTTCCTCAACTTTAGAAAATAGACCCGATATGGTTTATTACATGGAGTTTGAAAAAATAGACGCCGAAAAAATTATAGCGATCTTTTTAAAAGACCTCAAATTATATGTATCAACAAATGTTGATAATGAGAACGAACTAAAATTAGGGTACGCTCTAATAGAGCTTTTTGATAATTATGGGAATATTTTTATTGGTAATGATAACAATAAATTTAATAAAAATATAGTGTTGCTGTCGTTAAGAGAAATGACAAATTTGAACACAAAAGAGATTAGAATTTACTTGAAAAAATTCAAAGTTTTATACTTAGAGACACTGAAAAAGATTCATAATGAATAATTAAGTTAATAATATTTATTATTATGAACAGACAAAGAAAAAAAGAAATACTACTCAACAAAGACTCCGTTTTGGGGTTAATGCAAGAAATCTATAACGAATTAGTTGAGCAAAGATCTACAGCGATAAGAATACAAAATAAAATGTTAGGTCTTTTGAAAGACGCCGAAGACATGACAGTAATTGGACCGGTTATCAAAGAACAACAAAAAATAATTAATGATACCATAGAAAAGAAATTGTCTTTGTCAAAATTACAATCATCTATATGGGAAAAGTCAAACAATAGTAAAGAAGATTCATTCACATTATCAGACATGGATGAAGACACTTTACAAACTCTTATATCAAAAGATGTAAGTAAAGATTCTGATAAGTACAAACTTTAATAATGGGCATAGACAACAGTAAAGATAAGGAAAAGATTAATGATAAGATAAACGCTTATAAAACTGTCGCTGCCGAAAAAAAAAGAAAAAGGGATCAAAAGAGATTAGCCAATATCAAAGAAAGGGAAGACAAGAAGACTAAAAGAACTCAGGCAGTAAACGAAGCAAAAGATAAAGTTAAAGATACTGTCGATAATTTATCTAATGTACTTCAAGACCTATTCGAAATATTCAAAGAGGTACTACCTAGTTCTCAAAATATCAATAACAGGTTGGGGTCCTTAGGCGTTTTAGGGGAGGTTTTTTTACAGGCCGCAGAAAACACAAAATCAAGAATGGTAGAAATTCTAGTTGAAGAAATGTTATCGACTTTAGGGTGTTCTGAAAACCAAACATTTGATGCATATATTAATGTACCAATTTATATTGAGGTTAAATCTGTAGACTTATTTAAAATATTAAAAAAAGACCCTACAGACCCTATAGTAAAGTTTTCTTATGAAAAGGAAGCAACTCAAAATGGTACAATACCATATTCTATGAATTTGGAACTATACAAAAGGTTGCAGTCCTCGACCAGCTTTCAACAAGATTATGGTAATGGGTTTATTGGATCTTCTGGACAACAACTTTTTGATATACAATATGTGACATCTTATGTAACAAACCAGCAAACAATAACTGGAGATTTTTTCAAAATTACACTTCTACAACAAACAAATACTAAAACAGTAAGTAATTTCTTATTTGATTATTTCACAAGTATTGAAATTTTTAATTTAGATACCTTAAGTTCAAATATATTGAACTACTTACTTGGGTGTTTCAATATCGAATCCCCTAATGAAGAAGTGACCGACTTAGAAACATTCATTTCATTCTTGTTACGGATTATGGGAATATGTACCGACCCATCTAAAAAGATAGATGTTTCCGGTACTGCAAAAATTCCTGAATTAGATAATATAAATGAAGATTTTTTTGAAGTTAGTAATTTACAAAGAAGGAATATTGAAAATCGTGTTAATTTAATCACTTCAGGTCTTATAGAATTTGAAAGTTGTGATTCAGTTCTCTTACCTGTAAACCAACAGGCAGCCATTAACATATTAAATGATATTGTATCGTTTAATGATGTACCGGACAAAATTAACGGGTTACTTAACGGTTTAGGTGATATTGCAAATGATAATAATTGGCAGGGGTTTAATATACCAACATTGAACATTAATGCAGAAATGCTTACAAAATTGATTTTAAATTTACCACACATACTGTTTCAAACAATTTTATCACCAAAAGTAATGTTAGGATTTTTAATTATGGTCAAATCTATACTTTATGGTTTTGATACTGCTGTGAATAATTTAGTTGAATTTATTAAAAAATACTCGAAATTAGTAGTTAACACAATGAGAAGAATCTTTTCAATATTTGTTGAGGAGTTATTTGCAATTATTAAAAAAGAAATTAAAAAACTTGTTGAGTCACTTTTATTGGATATTATAAATGAAGCCAAGGACAAACAAATCGCGATGTATTCAACAATCGTTTATGTAATATTACAACTCGCACAAGCGGTAATTGATTTCAGAAATTGTAAAAGTATTTTAGATGAAATACTTAAACTATTAAATTTAGGTTTGTCACAATTAAATTTGGGTCTACCCATGTTCGCATTAGCGGCATCCAAGTTACTTGGAGGTGTGTCCGACACACGAGCTTACGCAAATGCGATTGAGAATTTACAAAAGGCAGGTATACCCACAGACGATAATGGCGACGGAACACCAAATCTAATGAATCAAATGTTAGAGGGGTTAGTAAAAGGTATGAATAAGGAACAAACTGAGAATGGAAAAACTGAAATTTATATTCCACCATTAACTGTAGTATCTCTAGGTGCAGGTACTACAAAACCAGCAAAAGGATATGGAAAGTCATACTAAAAAAGATTCTGACAAAATATTAGAAATTCTGATGGATTATAAAAATTCATCAAATAAAGATTTAGAATTTGCCTTAGATTTTATTGCAAAAGATTTTTATAAAACAAGAGATTTAATTGTGAAACTAACAAAACATTTAGATTCTTCTGAAAACAGTTATAATAAATTAAAAGAAGAGTACAAAAAAAGAATGAATAATGTCTAACGAAAATTTCAAACCAACAACAGATAGTTACCAATACGAGATGACTCGTAATTTTTACTGGGGAGAAGTTTTACCTGGTGGAACAAACGACCCATTGATGTTAGGTAGAATACGAGTTTCTGCTCTCGATGAAACTTATGACCAAAGAATAAAGGCTGCGAAAAACTTTGATCCAGATGGTTTATCCGATATTAACGGTCCTTGGTCAAAAGAAGATCCTTTCATTTATTTACCGTTTTTACCATTTTTTATCAATCAAATACCACAAGAAAATGAGAGAGTTATGTTATTCTTTTTTGATAGGAGAAGAAGGACGGGTAGAAATAAATTTTACATGGTTGCCACTTACTCATCTCCACTTACTATCGGTTATGAAAATAGTAAATCATCAAGAACTCATTTAGATGATGGGTATGCTAATTCACAACAAAGTATTCCCCCTATTAAAAATCCTGACGGTACTTACAAAAATCCCGAACAAAATAGTGGTATTTTCGCAGAACCAATAGATATTTCAATACAGGGTAGAGACACATCAGATATTATTTTAAAAAAGAATGACTTACTTTTAAGATCCGGCAAACATTTACCATTCGAAAAAGGACAGATTCCCGCATTAAATAATAAAAGGGCTTTTATTCAAATGTCTAAGTTTGATAAAAAAATAACTTTTGGTGAAGAGCAAAGATTACAAAGAATAAATCAAAGAACCGAATATATTAAATTTATTGTTGAGTATTATTGTATAACTCCAAATGTTGCACCGAATATTGATGTATTCACTGGTGGTGTTTACATATACCAAATACCTGAAGACATAAAACCTTACGAACTTAAAGTGGGTGTTTTTGATGTAGGCACAAACTATACAGGAACCACTAATTTAATTTATAGTAGACAGATTATCGCACAATCCATGGATAATTTTGCACTTACTGTAAATCAAGTGGTAAAAGATTTCAAAGATAGTCCACAAACACTAACAAGTGTAAAAGATGGTGATCAGTTTGTTTTTTATTATAGACCTGATTTTGCAATACGAGAAACTGTAAGCAACTTCACGGGAAATATTGATGTTATGTCAATAACAAATATGTCAACACTTATGTCAAAAGTTTATGCTTCTGCATCTGATGTTATTACAGGATATGGTTTAGTTATTAATAAAGATCTTGATAAAGACTTACCAACTGAGGTGATTAACGAAAACCAAAGAGAAGTTACAGTAGAAAATATAAATTATACTACCAATCTTATAGGTGCCGATAGTTTATATTTACTTTCACACGACACAAAAATTCCAGGAAAAGACAAGGTAAATTTAGAAAATACTCTTTACGGTATAGGTCCTGAATTAGTATCTAATAACATTGACCCCAACACATCCTCCATGGTGAGGGGTGACGAGCTCATGGATTTATTACAATTAATTGTAAAGTTTTTAGTTACCCATGACCACCCATACCCAATGTTACCCCCAACACCTGTTAGTAAAGCTTCAGGTATACAAGTTAATCAAGTCTTAACTAAATTAGAAGAAGCATACGAGAAAGTTTTAAATAAAAAAATTCGAATTAATTAAGTATTTATAGATAAAAGTAAAATGTCTATATATAAGTCTTATTTTAGTAAATCTAATACTCTAATATATAATTCATACACCAATACGGCAAGAAATCCGATTGTTGAATTATTCTATGGTAGAGTGGATAATCTTAGTGTGCCGGTTGGTTATAGTAGATACATTTTTGATATCGATCTTACTAATTTGACTAATCATATTCAATCATCGGTAATTTCTACGGGTTGTACTTCCGCAATGACACATACATTAAAAATGACAAATACTTCATTTTTTGATAATGAGTTATTAAATAGTAAAACATCACAAGGAAGAAGAAGGGCCACATCATTTGATTTAGTTTTATTTAGAATACCTAAATATTCAGGAACTACCGGTGTTCCACAACAATGGGACAGTGGTGTTGGTTATGATTACTATGATTTTGGGGTGACGGATTTAAATGATAGACCTTTTTCTGATAGACCGTCCAATTGGTTTCAGACAACCACACTTTCAGGATGGTCATACAATGGAATCTATAATAATACTAATTCATTAACAGGTACAACAGGTTTAAATTTCTCAGGTCTCACTATAGTAGACAGACAACATTTTGAATTTGGAAATGAAAACATTGAGTTTGATATGACTCAAGAAATCAATGGTATTATTCATGGTACAATTACAGGCACTACAGGTTGGGGTATTGCATTTTATCCGCAATTAGAAAATATCACAGGATTAACTGAAAACTATTCTGTTGGGTTTTTCTCCCCTCATACACAAACATTTTATGAACCATATTTAGAGACTTCTTATGATGATTTAATTATCGACCAACGAAACCAATTCTATTCAGGTAATAATAATGATCTATTTTTATATGTTTATGAAAATGGTAACTACATTAACTTAGACCAAGACCCACTTGTAAACATCATAGATGGTGCTGGTGAACCTGTAAGTGGTTTCACAGGACTTTCTACCTGTTTAGTAACGAAAGGTGTTTACAAGGTAACTATTTCAGGGTTAACGGCGAATACAGTTCCGTGTGTGTTCTACGATGTGTGGAGTGGATTAAGTGTGAACAATGTTGAAATCCCTGATGTCGAAAATGAATTTATTCTTTTGAAGAAATATGGTAATATCAAAATAGGAACTACCACTGAAACCCCTAAGTTATATGGGTTCTCTTTTGATGGGATTAAACAAAACGAAAAGGTTTTAAACACGGATGTTAGAAAAGTAAATATAACCATCAAGAAGGCTTACACATCGAACCAACCATTAGATAACATAGAAGCATATTACAGAATATATGTAAGAGAGGGAGCAAACACTGAGGTTCAGGTTCAAGATTGGACAAGAATAAACCAAACAACAGATGGTTACTATTTCATGTTTGATACAACCGATAAGATACCTAATGAATATTTTGTGGATATAAAAGTAAATTCTGATAGAAATATCGATACATATAAAAGGGAACTTCAGTTCCAAATTGTAAATAAAAAATAATTATGGGCAACATAGAAAGAATAATAAGAAAAGTATTAAATGAAGATCATAGAATGAACAATTCAAGATACATGTTTTTTTCTAATTTACAACAGATGAGAAGACAATGTGATCTATTGTTAGATTTAGACCCAAACATGGTGGAGAGTATTTTAGAAAATGGTCACGATTGGGCCCAAGATCATATCGCAGAGGCTAAAAACAACATGGATCAAGTTTTTGATTTTTTGATGAATGAATCAAAAAAAGATGGTATGGAACTTTCTATGAATATCGATGACGAGGATATGATGATGATTGAGGGTAGAAAAAAAACAGGGACTAAACTTTGTGCAAGAGGTAAGTCGGCAGCTAAAGCAAAATATGATGTGTATCCTTCAGCTTATGCCAATGGGTACGCAATACAAGTATGTAAAGGAAAAATAAAAGGACTTGATGGTCAAAAAAGATGTTCAGGAACTTATTGTTAAAGTGAACTTAAAATATTTTTAATAATTTTTTCTAAGGACTCATTTTGGGTCCTTTTGTTTTTTGGTTTGTATGATGTCATAATTGGTTTTTGACCTTTACCTGTTTGGGTGTCTTTTTTCTCGGCCTTTCTTTTTTGTTGGCAAGCGGCCTTTTTAGCCGAATCACTCATTTTACCAGCAACACCAGCTGCCCTACACTTAGGATAAGCACCTTTAGATGTGTCAGGTCTTCCACATGGTGGGTGTTTACCATCTACTTTTCTACATATGTTAACCCATGGTCCTTTTGGTTGTTTTGATCCTTTAGGTTTTTTCTTTGTTCCAAACCAAACCGCCAAATCTTCATTTAAATTAATTTTATCTAATTCCACCCATTCTTTAATCGGTACTATATTTGTATTTTTTCCAGGAAACCGATTTATTGGGTTACCTTCGGTATCACTAAAAGTTGATTGGGGGTTATTTTTAATATAGTTATAGATTTTTTTTGCAATTTTTTCTTTCTTACCTATTTGTTTTTTACTTCTTTCCATTTTTCCATCATATGAATCATATTCTAAATCAGGACTTTTATAGTCCGAAACATTTTCGGTAAACGGACCTAAATCTTTCTTTTTAAAATATCTAATTCCTGATTGTAAACGACCGACATAACTTCCTCTTGACCCTGTATTTGTTGAGGTAACTTCGTTTAATAAAAAAAACTTTTCTTGTTGGTTCATAACAATAAATATCTTTAAAATAAAAAAGGTCAGATTTCTCTGACCTTTTTCTTATTCATTATTTAATTGATTATCTCAATTCTCTTAAGTCAAATGTTCTAACTCCATCAACTGTGATTCTACCATAGAAACGGTTGTTAACCATTTTCTTAGCGTATCTTGTCATGATACCTTTGATTGGTGTAAAGTTGAATGGGTTATACATTGTAGGTGTTAATTGTAGAGGTACATACGGTGCGTAAACATAACCAGTGTCTAACAATGATGTTCCTTTGTGACCCAACAATACTGTGTTTGGTGGGAAGTAAGGATCACGGTAAACTTGGTAACGACCAGCTAATGTACCAACTCTTTCAATACCCATGTTGTATTGATCTTGCTCCGGTGAAGCGTTAGATACATGGAAGTATTCTAAGTCATCAAAAATAGCTGAAATTTCAGAAGAAACTACGATCCAGTTAGCTCCACCTCTCAAAGTAGATTTGTGGATTTGTGCCGAAATTTGGTTAATCGCAGTGATTAATGTTTGGTTCCAGTCTTTTTGAGTGTACTGAGTTAATGGATTTGCAGTAGTACCTCTTTTCCATCCGTTGTAATCCCAACGAAGTGTCCAAGCTGCGCCTTTTCTCAAATCACGAAGAATTTCACGATCAATTTCTGCCGCCACTTGCTCAGATAATAAAGCTGTTAATTCAGCTTCAGCATCGATATTGTGGAATGCAGATACATCTTGAGCTAATTCAGGAGACCATTGTGCTCTTAGTTTTCTTTCTGTAACAGATACAGTAACTGACTCAAGGTCAAAAGATACTTCACCGATCTCATCTTCGAATTCCAATTCTTTGTATCTTCTGAATGTACATGTAAACGCAGCTCCTGCAGTGGCAAGACCAGTAATTGGTAAAGTGAACCCTGAATATCCGTCAATTGAACCTGTACCGATAGTTGCAGGAACTTGTAGATCCAACTCTAAATAGATGATACCATCTTGTGAACAAAGGTTATCATAAGAACCTCCGTTACCTGTAGATGACCAAGTTGTATTTGCTTGTGTACCATATTGTACAATACCTTTACCATATTTTTGAGTAACAACTCTGAAAAGAATATCACTAGTACCTAAACCTGAGAAACCATTAACACCCGCTTGTACAGCATTTACTTGTAAGTCAGATAAGAATGCTTCATTATCCATTTCCTGACCATCAGGTCCAATTAATTTACCAGCACCCGCATTAGAGAAACCTGATAAACCGATTAATACTTTTCTGTACTCACCTGCTGAATAACCAGAAGACACTAAATTGTAACCATTCCAAACTACAGTGCCAACAGCACTTGAAGTAATTGCCGTATAAGCTCCTTTTGAATAGTCAAATAAACCTGCAGGATCTAATCCTGGCTCATTTCCTTCATAGAATAAGTCATACAAGTTAGTACCACCGTATGTACTAGTTGATCCGTAACCTTGTCCTTGAGTTGCAGTAGCATCACCTACTAAAGTAGCGGGTGAACCAAGTGGTGGAAAGTGTTGTATTTGGTTATTAGCTGCCGCTTGGTAACCTTGGATTTTAGGTACAAAGTAGAACAATTTACCGATAGGTAAGTTCATTGCTTGTACAGATACTAAATCATTAGCTAACAATTTAGAGAATACGCGTCTTACGATAGGGAAAACTACAGTTTCGAATGAACCTGAGCTATCAGTTGAAGCCGCTTCGTTAATAAGGTGAGATGCTTGGTTCTCATATAATTGAGCCATGTTCTCTTTAATGTGTCCTTTAAGACCATCTAGGAATCCTAATTTATCCCATTTGTTAATTGTATCTTCTTTGATAACTTTAAGGTGTTTCAACCCGATGTTACCAACAAGACCTGATTCTAATAATGCTCCCATTTTATTTTTTTTTAATTTAGAGTTTATTTATTTATTTAATTTTTGACATCAAATCTCTCATTCTCATGAATTGAGGATTCTCATAAGTTTTACTTTCAATTAAGTTTGTTGATGATCCGTTAGCTGGTGTTCTATTAACTTTTGTCTGAACTGACTCAGTTACCATCTCACCACCTTTACCATCTAATTCATTTTTAATTGACTTGTAAAGTGTTTTAGATTCCTTGATAGATTCTACATTATCAAATCTTCTTAGAATATTTATTTTTTCTTGTTTTGTAGTGGAATGTTCAGTGAACAATCTTGTAGCATATGCCAAGTTTGAATTGAATACTGCAACTTCATTTAACTTAGATCTAAAGAAATTCAAAGCTTTTTTGTATTCTTCGTTTTTCTCTTTAATTAAATCAAGTTCTCTTTCTACAGATTCTTTTCTTAACTGACTTGGTGCTGCCACTCTGTCTCTTTCAGCTCTTCTTCTATATGTCATAGTTCTTGACGCTTCAGTTGTTTCAGGTTCCATCATACCTCCAGTAGCTTCAATATCTACCAAATCAACATCTTCTTCCATATCCCAACCTTCGAATGCCTCTTCAGTTTCGGTTTCAGTAACTCCATGTTTAATTTTAGGATATTTAAATTTACTTGCTTTACCCATTCCAACACCTTTTGTGCCTTGTGGTTGGTCTTCTTTGAACCCTTTGTTATTAACTGAAGTTTTAGCCATTCCTGTTCCTACTTTACCCATTCCCATTCCTACTGCTTTAAATGCTTCTACTACTGAGTGAAGATCTTCTTCATCGATTTCATAAATGGATTCTTCTTCAACATTTGAAAAATCATCTTGTCCGAATTGTACATTATCCAAGTCAACCATATAGTCTCCTTCTTCCATGTACATTTCTTCCATGTGATAATCACCTTCTTCAAATTCTTGTTCTTCCATGTGATAATCACCTTCTTCAAATTCTTGTTCTTCCATGTGATAATCACCTTCTTCCATTTCAATTTCGTAGATAACACTTTCTTCTAAATCCAACATTGGTTCTTCTGTATTATCGTCCATGTCTCCAGTTTGAATCAAATACTCATCTTCATCATCGATCAAGTGAATATAATCATCATCCTTCTTAACTATAATTCCATCTTCATCACCCATAGCTTTGAAAACTTTCAAAACTTCGTCAGGTGATGCCGAAGTCATGTCAAGTGGAGGCATTTCCATTTCATTATCACCTTCTTCTTCACCATCTTCGGAATCCATACCAAAGACATATTCTGATTCAGGTTCTCCCCCCTCGTCTTCAACATCAATTACAGCCTCTTCTTCTTCGTCATCTGCAGTCGCAACTACAGGTTCTTCCATTTCAGGCTCTTCTTGTTCGTTTAGGGGTTTTTTTGTTTGTTTTGAATCTACTAAAGACTCTCTAACTAATTCGCTGATTTCTTGTTTCATTGTAGAAGCAAGTATTCCTTTTGCATTTTCACTGATAGCATTTTCAACAGCCTTAATTTGTAATAAGGTTTGTTCAACTATCGATCCTGTTTTTTCTGTACTCATTATTTTAAGCAATGCGTTACGCGTTTATTTTACAGATAAATATATCCTTATTATAAAAAAATCATTATATTAAGGTTTTCAGATAAAAAAAAATAGATATAAATAAAAAGGGACACCTGTTGGCGTCCCTTAAATTTTTGTAGTAATAATTAATAATTATTCAATAACTTCATCAATTTTTGATTCAACTATTGCCGTAATTCTCCAATCCATTGTATATGATTCATATACTTTAGTAACTTTTGCCTCAACATCAGTTGGTGAATATCCTTTTACTAATTTTTCTTCTCTAATTTTTTTAATCTTTCCTGTGTTCTCATCAGGCATGTCTGTTGTAATTTTTGCAATAAAATATTTTTCTTCCATAATGTGTTTTTTTATTTTAAATAATCGGTCAATCTTTTCATTAAGTCAACAGATTTCTCTAAACCACTACCTGAAAAATTACTTTTATCATGTTCGGCAAGTTTTTCTTCATACTTTGGTCGGTCTTCCTTGTTTAAGTAAAGGTAAGCTCCTGGCGTTGACGGTGAAGAAACAAGATCAAAACAAATTAATTCAAAATCATCCTGTACTTCATTTTGCTCACCTTTTTTTACCAAAGAACCAACACCACGAGAAGATACACCCATAGTAACACCCTGTCTCATCATGTTTGCTGCAACATCTCCTTTGGATGACACTATACCTCTTTCGTGAAAACCTGGAGTGGTTAATAATTTAATCTTACCCATTAAAACATTGTTTTCCCACCATATGTCAGTAATAAGATGTGATACTCTATCTAAGTCAATTAATGAAGACTCAGGATGGTTTAATTCAGAAATCGACATCCCTTTATTAATAAGTTCTTTATACTTATCAGCCTCTCTTCTTAATATGTTTTCAGGATAAACCCTACCGTTTCTGTTAGGTACTCCGTGTTTTTGTAATGTCGCATAGAACACAAAAGGTTTTGAGTGTTCTAACTGTCCGTAAGATTCTTTTATTATATCGGTATTTCTCTCATCATTTGGATTGATGAATCCAGCATCCCATTCTACAAGTATTCCTTTACCACTATCATTCGGTCCTAAAATTTTCATAATCTATTTTTAATAAATAAATATTAGGAAATAACCATTTCTGGATTTTTTGTTTTATTAAGTGTAAAAAACTTACAATTTTTTAAATCGTCAGTGTATATTGCAGTTAATAGTGTTTTGATTTTATTTCTTAAAATAAGTGATTTGAATTCTACAAATTTATTATGAATGAAAAGTGTAATCTCTAAATTTAAAAAACTCTTTTTACCTTTTTGTATCCCACTTGTTCTCAAGTCTAAGTCGACTATTTGTTTCTTTTCGAAGAATGTGAAGTCTAATACTTCTAATAATGTGTGTTGTATTTGTCTTTTAATATGACCTGTTATTTTTTCCCAATTATCATAATCATCTGATGGTTGGATCCATGTCTGTAGTACTATGTATATGGATTTCATTTCTTTTGAATCTACCGTACCATAGTAACATTTAGCATCATCAAAAACATTTAATTTCGATGTTTTTCCTTTTTTCATTCTTCATAACTTAAAGTTTATTTGTTTTATACAATTATAATAAAAATAAACATCGTTGTCAAAAATCGAAAAATCTTGTATATTTATATCAAAAGGAGGAAAAAAATATGATTATAGTACCAGTAAAAAACCCTAACTCTATTGAGCAAGCACTTAAACAATATAAATTTAAAGTGTATAAAACAAAACAAATCGAAAGGTTGAGGGAATTACAGGAGTTTACGAAACCTTCAGTTTCAAAAAGAGACCAGAAGAAAAAGGCAGCTTATTTACAAAAAAAGAATAACTAGTTATTTGTTGTCACCTTTTTTGTGTGTAAAGAAATCGACTGAAGTCAAACCTAAACACCCAAAGGCCAACAGACCTACAGCATCCACCAAAGTTGATGATGGTTCGTATTTTCCACAACTAAACATAGATATAAATAATCCTACAATTAGGGATAATCCACAAAGAAGACCAATAAACCTTTTAGAGGAAATCCCCCCATTTGCCCCTTCCATCATTGATTTAAAAAACCTAATCATAATCCTTGACTTAAACCCCTCAACTTATAAAGATTGAATCTATCATAAGGTGATTCATTAATTTTTTTGATTGTATTTTCTATTGTTGATTTTAAATCAGATTCTGTCGATTCGTTCAAAGTAGATTTCAAATTAGAAATAACATTTTCTTTAAGTTGGTCCATTTCGGTTTTGATTTCTTCATCCGACATAGATGACAACTCCTCTATAACTTTTCTTTCTGATTCTGAAATATTTTTTAATTCTAATTTAATATTTTCTTCAGCAACCTTAACCATTGTTGAAATTGGTAAGTTAACGCTTTCTATTATATCTTCTTTCTTTTCTTCTAAAATAATATTAGACTTAATTTTTCTTTTAGATTCTAAAACCGTGGATAGGTCTTTGATTGATTTCTTATATATCGTATTATCAATATCCTTGTATTCATTAGTATGTTCCAATACAATAGAATCAATCCAATTACTTACCTTTGTAATATGTTTTGAATTACCTTCAACTAAAATTTGAGAATACTCAACAGTTTCATTTATGTAATCTTCGGCGATAGATTCATTAATACCCTTGTTAGAAGATAAATCATCGTAGATATAATATAACTCAGCAATGTCTTTGTTTTCTAAAACCATTGATTTAAATTGTTTCAAAAAAGATTTAAATTCAGGTTTTCCGTATAAACCGATAGATGCTTTTTCTATTTTTGTTTTTATAGTGCCAAAAGTGTTCATAGTTTTTATTTAATAAATATTACTTATTCAATAAAGATTTAACTCTTTCATCTATTTCAATCAACGAGTTTCTTCCTTTAGATAATTCTATAACATCTGCAGAATTAAATAATGACAAATCTTCCAATATTAAATCTAATCCATCTTTATTAAAACTTTCAGGTGTTACCCCTCCAGGTTCAGGTGATGGTGAGCCTTCAGGTGGTGGTGGGGCTCCTCCGCCTAAATCTCCACCTCCCATATCCATATCACCTCCTTCAGGTGCCGCACCTCCTTCAGGTGTTGCTTCACCATCTTTTTTACCGTAAAGTTGGTCTATAGTATCAAAAAGTCCGGTTTTAGGTATACTCTCAGCAGTTTTTACAAGTTCTGCAGCCACTGCCCTTTCTACCCTTTGTTGTTGTATATCTAATCTTATTTCTTCATCTGAGAACCCTAAGATATGTTTTTTAGCCCAAGACGCTGAAACAGGGGCTACTGTGTCTGCGATAGGTGTAACTGCATCTTTATACAGAAGTATTTTTTCCTTCCATAGTTCGATTGAAAGTAATTCAGATTGTTTAGATGGATTGTGTAAACCTAATGTGAAGTTTGTTAATTCGTCTTCAAAACCTAATAAAAAAAGATGAATAATTGCAATTTTATTTAATTCTGCAATCATAGACTTTTGAATTCTATTGATAGTTCTCGCAAAACGAATATCTAATAATGATAAATTTTTACCATCACCTACCGCCTCTTCGAATCCTAAATAAGCCTTAGGTATTCTAAGAGCTGTAACTAATTTCTTTTGAATATACTCAATGTCTGCGATTTCAGCTAAGTTCGTACCACCTGGTAATGTTTCAATAGGGTTGGTTGCTGCCGGATCACGAACAGGAATGAAATAATCTTGGTCTACCGCCATTTGATTATACCTCATATCGACATTACCTGTTGAGTGATCAACAATTTGATCTCTTTTAAATTTATTAGCAACTCTTTGTACATATGGGTCAACATCTTTGTCGTCCATGTTACCGACAAATACTTTAAATACTCTTCTTTCAGGTGCTCTAGATACACGATAGATTAACATCGCATCTTCAGAAAGTAATAATTGTTTCCAAATTCTACGAGCCTTTTCGAGCATCGATGTACCATACGGTAGTTTTCTATCGTCACCTAAAATTCTAAAGTGTGCTACTTCCCAAGTATTGAACTCCATGTTTTTTTCCTTCCAAGTAAACTTCAAAGCGTCGTTTTCCATTTCTTGTGAGTACTTATCAGGTTGAAACCTCATCCCTTTTTCTAATCTTTCGATTTGAATGTTTGGTAGTTGTTGACATCCAACAATACCATTTTCAGGATCTAACTTAAGATATACAAAGTTGTCACCAAACTTACATGTGTTTCTTGTCCACATTGGTAAGTTGGTGTTAATATCCAATTTATTAACAAAAAGATCGATTAATACTGATTTTATTCTTTTTGATTCAGAATAAACTTTTAATATAAGTCCATCTTGATCTGGTGTTGTGGATTCTTCAGAATAAATGTCTAATGCCGCAGAAATTTCAGGTGTATATTCCATAGATTCATAATCATAGTATGACGCCATTCTTGTTGGTTCATAATATACCGCTTGTTGGTATAAATTATTTTCTACTTTTTGCCATTGTTGGCCGATATACATTGTCTGCTGAGATTGTAATTTTTCTTTTTCAAACTCAGATTTATCTGTTGTCTTTAATAGCTCCTTTTTATCAAATTTGAATACGGGAGATTGTTGGTCAAGGGTTGCATTAGGACCAAAAGTCCTACTCAATCTTTGCCACACCGTTAATTTTTGTTCTGACATAATTTTTTTCTTAAAAAATAATATGGTTAGTTATAAACTAAACCCTTTTACCACTGAATAACCATAAATACTTTTCATAATCACTTTTAGTGACCGTGTTTCTCTGATATCCTGTTTGATCTCTCTGTGATACTGGTAAACTTGGATTAAAACTTGTATACTCTTTATGATAAGTATTACTTTCTACTGACCAAGAATCTAACATTGCCTTTGTTTGTTCTGTTACTTTTTCTAATTGGGCAAAAGATGTTTCAGCAACATAAATTGCTATTGCAAATGACATTATCAAGTCATCATGTTGTCCTTTTTGGTGATCAGGTCTACCGTTTACATAAACGAATGTATTCAATTCATTAAATAACCTTTGTGATCTGACAACAAAATCATACCTTAAAGCTTCCTCAAATGATTGAATAATTAGAACTCGTTTTGCGTTAAAATTAATACCAGGAATTTTATCATTAGCCTTTGGGTCCCACTTCCATTTATCTGCAGGGTTTACCCCATCAACATATAAATTTTTATATCCAAGTTCTTGTAATTTTCTTGATGTTGACACTCCCATCCCTCCTGTTATATCAGTCACGATAAGGGAACCATACATAGTTCCCCACTTGAAAGCAATTTCTGCTAAAACATCGGGTGGGATTTTTCCAATATATTCTAAAACTTGTTCTCTTGAGTCAAAATCAATGATTGATATAGTACTAAAATCTTCACTATCTCCTCTTGATACATCGACACCCATAATATATTTATGACCAACAATAGGTTCTTTCCATTGCCAAAGTGCACCTCCCATAAATTTATTAACAGGTTCTTGGATGTGGTTTTCTTTTATTTTTTTCATCGTTTCAGGTGGGATAACATTGTCACCCGAACCTAAAAAATTACATTCTAATTCTTGAGAAATTTTTCTTTTGTCAAACTTTAACTTTTTGGCCATAGCCTCAAACCAAGAACTATACGGTTTGTAACCTTTATTAATTTTTTCCTTTATTTCTTCAAAGTCTCTATTAATTACTTTGACTTCAGTATAGTCTAGTATGATTTCAGAATCATTATAATCCGCCCTATTCAACATATAGTGAACAATATCATCACACTTAATTAATTTCAGATCCTTAGAATATCTAGGATCTCGAAACCAATACATTTCTGTTATTTTAAAGTCATTCATTCCTTTTATCGCCTGACTGTAAATTGAATAATATATTGGATCAAATCCATTTGGTGTTGATATTACTATAACTTTACCTCCTGTAGATAGGGATGCCATACACGCTGACCAGAAATCTTCGTCCGCATTAATATATGCTGCCTCATCAAAGATTAAGATCGTAGGTGTATACCCACGCAAAGCATCCTTAGATGTTGCAACTGCCTTTACTTCACATCCGTTAGTTAATTTAAAATGTCTTTGTGAATTTTTTTCGTTAGAGAATGTTACACCTAACCAATTTGGCCACTGTTCAACAAAAGCTCTCACTTTATTTGCCATCTCTACAGCGGTGTCCATTTTATTTGCAATAATCAATATTTTTTCTGGTTTTGATTTTTTAGCAAATACTAACCTTTTAGATGCCCATGCGGATGTAACGGTTGAAACACCGGCTTGTCGGTATTTAAGTGCGATATTTTCTTCACACTCGTCATAATCTTTAACAAGTGTAACCTGATCATTAAAAAGTTCTAATGGAACATATTTGGACTGTGTGTTGTCGTAAGTTTGTAAATATGTTTTTAAGGCGTAAGGTGTATCATTTACACACTTAGCATACTCTAATAATATTTGTTCTTTCGATAACGACATTCATTTTTAATTTCTTCTACGAATTACATCGAGAAGTTCACCTTTTGTGGTATGTGGAGGTAAATGATTTTGTAATATTCTAAGAATACCCTCTTCAAGATTTTTAACTTCTTCGTCCGTTTCTTTTTTCTTGGGTAACCCTTTTCTTTTAGTCGATGCAAAGTCTTCTAATTCTTTGTAAGTCATGTCTTTAGCCATTTTCTTTACTTCTTTAGAAACTTTAGATTTTGCAGTATCTCCTTTTTTCACTGAAAGTGCCAATCCCATTATTTTTTGTTGTTGTTGGGAAACTGACTTCTCCTTTACTTCAGTCTCCTCTTCTTTAACCTCAACATCAACACCTGAGTCTGTCATTTTTTTAAGATCGACAGTCCCCAACTTATCTGAAGAAACTGTTACCTTACCTTTTTGCTCATTTATTCTTTTAAAAAGAACATTTAACTGGTTTTCGTTTAGTTTTTCTAATGTATTCATAGAAAAACCTTCATGTAAAAGTTTAACTAATTTAGGATTCATGTGTTTCATCTTTGACTAAATTTTTTTCCCATTTTAATACGACATCTCTTTCGTAAAGTTTGTTTTCTACAGATTCGTCTGTTTCACCAAAGTGAAAAACTAATCTTTTATACTTGTTGAATGTAACTGAGTCAGAATCAGATTTTTCCCAAGCTAACCCAATAACACCATCTACTGCATCATATACTCCAAAATAATCAGACTGTTGTATCAGTTCTAATTCTATTTCTGAGTTTCTTAAAACCCCAACCTTTTTTATAAATTCTATTTGAGGGGGGAGTGGTTTTCCACCTGATGGTGTTGCATCCCAATCTTCACCCCACACATCATTAATATCCGAAAATATAAATTCGTAAATGTTATCACCTTTGTAATTAGGTCCTAGCTCATTTACATAAATCAAATTCATATAATCGATCCTGTTGGTGTTACTTTAATTTGTTTACCTTCTTTAATAAAAACTAAGTTGGACTTATTGGTTTTACCAATGAATTTGGTTCCTTTATTTTCCTCTATCAATTCCAAACTAACTTTGTATTGAGTGTTGTTTTCACTTAATTTTCTCAAATCCCTCAATGTATCTATTTTATTAATTTTAGATTTTATAAAATCTTTTTTTGATTTTTTTTCTAAACCTTTTTTTTCATCTTCATTAATAATAAAATAGTTTGATAAAACACTTTCTACAGATTCTTTGAAAGTGTATGTTTCTACAGGTTCAGACATTTCAGGTTCCATTCCCATCGGCTCTTCGCCGTCCATCGGTTCTGGCATTTCAGGTTCCATTCCCATATCGAAGTCTTCTTCTCCTGACAAGTCAAACTCACCCTCACCTTCAGCACCATATTCATCAGATTCGTCGAATTTAGAAAGTATATCTTCTTTATCGTCTTCATCTAAACTATCTAAATCCATTGCAGATATTATAGAATTAATTACATACTTAATATCTTGAGAATCTAGTCCTTGATCTTTATCAAAAGCTCTAATTTTTTGACTTAATTTACCTGTTAGTCTTTGAATTGATTTCAAACCTGCTGGTCCTTGTGGTTCTTCGTCACCATCGTCTTCTCCACCCATTTCAGGTTCCATACCCATTGGCTCTTCACCATCTACGGGTTCTTCTCCACCCATTTCCGGTTCCATACCCATTGGTTCTTCTCCACCCATTTCAGGTTCCATACCCATTGGTTCTTCTCCACCCATTTCAGATCCCATAGGAGCATCCGCTGGTGGTTCAGGTGATGGGGAAGGCATTGGTGCCGGTTCCATTGCAGGTTCCGGTGCTGGCATTTCTTCAGATTTAGGTTTAGGAGTTCTTAAAACATATTTTTTTTTTGCCTCTTGTTCACCAATAAGAGGAATTTCAAATTCGTTTCCAGTTACCCTGTTGACTTCGGCAGCGACAAGATTAAGTTTTTTCATCGCTTCAGAATATGATCTATAATATTTCCTTTGTTTCATAGGTTCGTTATAGTCCATTTCAGACTCGTTCAAACCTTTTTTGAGGATGTATCCTGTTTTTTCTTTAACAATACCATAAGTCATACCATCAGCCAAAGTAATAGTATAGTTAGTTGTGGAAAGTGGATTAGTTTCAGTTTTAGGTGCTTCGTTATAACGAGCAATCTCCATAATTCTTCTTAATTTTTCAACACCTTCTAATTTCTCACTACCAAGAGGTCTTAAATCTCCCATTTTTATATTTGTTTTTAATTGTTTAGTCCATTAAATCCGCCCAAGGCAACTCCATTACATTGTAAAGAAACAACACTCGCCTCATTTTTAACCGTATCGTTCCATACAGGTTTCGGAGTATTGAAAGTCACAATAGTACCTACTGTAGTTCCAGAAGCCGGAAGATAACCAACTACGGTAGTAGTATAATAAGATGTACATGCAGTTGTAGACATAGTAATTTTTCTATATAAATATATTGTTAATTGGTAATTTTTACATTATTCAGATTTTTCTTGCTCTAAGGACAATTTTTTATCCGATAATGTATTTTTGAAATCTTCTAATTTGGATAAGTACCCATTTCTTCTTAGGTATTTAAACACTAAATTCTCATAAGAAAATTCACCCTCTTTTTTAAGTCCGCAAGTTCTATACTTCCTCAACTTTTCTCGATATTTCTTCAAAAGATTCAAACCATCCTCCAAACTTTCATCTTCGGCATTTTCTATTACACCGTCAATTATTGTTTCCCATTGATCAACCTTGTCCTTTAAGACCTTTTCATCTATTGAAAATTCTTCTTTGTTGGGGTACCTTACCCACCTGTCACTTAAGATAGAGTAGGACCCCGCACTCTCTTCGGGGTCAGTAGATGCTTGGGCATAAACCTCTACTTCATATCCTTTTATTTTGATATCGTGTTTTGCGTTGAATACAGTTTTTTTAAGTCTAAAAAGTTCTTTGTATAATTCAACATCTCCATCTAATTTATCTATGTTGTAAATGATGTGTAAGTCGAAATCAGAAAATTCCGACCAATTATATCCTGTTAATGATCCGATTAAGACTACATCTTCAACATATAAATCAACATCCAAATAATCTATAAAAATATTTGCGATTTTTAATAAACGATCTCTGATTTCAGATTTAAGTTTTTCTTCTTGTCCCTCAGAATCTCCCATGTATTTTTCTTTTGGGAAATACCAAATTTTTGGGTTTAACTCATTTTGTAGGTATAAACTATCAATAATTTTTTTATCGGATGCCATACATATAAATATGATAAAAAATTAATTATCTAATTTTTTATATTTGAATGTTCTTGATATTTGAGAATTGAAAAATTTTCCTTGGGATTCTGACAATCTAAATTGAGCAAAGATGTTGTGCGGAACATCTTCATATTCATATCTTAAACCGTTTTTAAATGTAGTTATTAACTTTTTTGATTCTGTATCATACTCGGTTTTTACCAAGTTAGAAGATTCGATTTCACAAACAATTCTTGTGCCTTCTATGTCAGTTCTTTTTATTGCCATCTGGTTCTCTTAATGGGGTTATGTCATCTATATGACTAAGTTTATCCATAATATAATAATGAACTTCGTCTCTGTCAACATCAAAACCATAATCCTTAATTGTTTGAAAAATCTCACGCATTTTTGGTTGGAATTCGGAGTGCAATTTTAATAAGTCTTGGGGGAAGTATCTTGGACTTGCCAACTCTTCTTGTGTCCACCCTTCTCTTTGAAATATTTTTCTCATGTCAAAATAATTCTGTTCTAAATCTTTTGTCAATTCCAAAGTATCCACGAATTTTCTCCAAGCTTTCATAACTATAAATACTACAGATTGGCAATTGATTATTATTTAACTTATGTTTAATTTTGAGTCAAATTAGAAGTTATGATAGAATCCGTAGACGAAAACGAAAAACCAAAAAACAAACCTAAAGATAGTTCCTCAAAAACCCCCGTATTAGATAATTTCTCAAGAGATCTAATTAAGGCGGCAGAAGAAGGGAAGTTGGACCCTGTGATAGGGAGAGAAAACGAGATCAATAGGATTGCTCAAATTTTATCAAGGAGAAAGAAAAACAATCCAATTATTTTAGGGGAACCGGGTTGTGGTAAAACTGCAATTGTTGAGGGACTTGCAAAAAAGATTTTTGAAGGTGATTGTCCTCAAAATTTAGCAAACAAAAGAATAGTATCGTTAGATATGACATCAGTTGTGGCAGGGACAAAATATAGAGGTCAGTTTGAAGAGAGGATGAAGGTTATAATGGAAGAATTATATGGAAATCCCGATATTATAATTTTTATTGATGAAATACATACTATGATTGGTGCTGGTAATTCATCAGGTTCTATGGATGCGTCAAACATATTTAAACCCGCACTTTCAAGAGGGGAACTTCAATGTATTGGGGCGACAACTTTAGACGAATACAGAAAAAATATTGAGAAGGATGGGGCATTAGAAAGAAGATTCCAAAAAGTTATTGTTGACGCATCAACAAAAGAAGAAACATTACTAATTCTTCAACAATCCAAAGAAAGTTATGAAAATTACCACAAAGTAATTTATAGTGATGATATTATGAAACTTTGTGTGGAGTTAGCCGATAGATATATTACTGATCGTGAATTTCCAGATAAGGCATTTGATATTATTGATGAGGTTGGGGCAAGATCTCAAGTGGAAGTAAAACTTCCTGAAATTATTGAGGACTTGAAAAAAGAAGCTTTGAAAATCAAAGAAGAAAAGTTAGATGTCATCAACAAACAAAAGTATGAGGAGGCGGCTAATTTACGAGACAAAGAAAGAAAAGTTCTTGCCGAATTAGAAAATGAGAAACAAAAATTCGAAAAGAATCGTGACATGTTTAAAAGAGAAGTGACTGAAGATGTCGTTTATGATGTAGTTTCTTTAATGACAAAAATTCCTGTGAATAAAATATCTACAGATGAAACACAACAACTTATTTCTTTAAAAGAAAATTTGAACACAAAAGTTATTGGTCAGGATGATGCTGTAAGTAAAATAGCAAGGGCAATTCAGAGAAATAAAGTTGGTTTAAACGATCCGAAAAAACCTATTTTCAGTGGTCTGTTAATTGGTAATTCGGGAGTCGGGAAAACAGAACTCGCAAAACAATTGGCAAAACATATGTTTAACAGTGAAGACGCTTTAATCCGTTTAGACATGAGTGAGTTTTCAGATAAAATTTCAACATCCAAATTGACGGGAACATCACCAGGTTATGTGGGGTTTGAAGAGGGCTCACCATTTTTGAATAAAATCAAAAACAAGCCATACTCTGTAATTCTATTAGATGAAATAGAAAAGGCACATTCCGATATATTCAATGTTTTTTTACAGATGTTGGATGAGGGTATGTTAACAGACGGTCATGGGAGAAAAATAAATTTTAAAAATTGTATTATTCTAATGACTTCTAATGTGGGAACTAAGGTTGTACAAGATTTTGGGACGGGTGTCGGTTTTTCAACAACGGCAAAAACTGAAAGAAAAGACGATGAGATCAAAACACTTTTGGAAAAAGAGCTATTCAAAAAATTCCCGCCTGAGTTTATCAATAGATTTGATGATATAGTTTATTTCAAAGACCTTAATAAAGAGGATTTGTTAAAAATTGTTGATTTAGAACTTAATAAATTCTACGAAAGAATTTCTAAGTTAGAGTTTTCTGTAGATGTCGATGAGACACTAAAAAAACATCTAATAGAAGTCGGAATGGATACTCGTTTTGGGGCTAGAATACTTAAAAGAACCGTACAGAAATGGATTGATGATGCAATCACTGAAAAAATCCTTACAGATAACCCAGAAAAAGGATCAAAGTTTGTTCTTACTTATAACGAGAAGGAAAAGAAAACTGATGTTAAAATAAAAAAACCAATTAAAAGAAAAAAATAATTTTGCAAATGTTAAAAACTTTTGTACATTTGTAAAAAAACAGCAATGAACATAGAAAAATTTAAAGAGCTCCTTTCAGTCCCAAGCAAGACATATCAAGAAGAAGATATGGTAGAGTTTATTTGTGACGAGTTGGGGGATATGGAAGGGGTTACTTTCTATCGTGATGTAATGATGAACATCTACGCGACAAAAGGTGTGTTAGAGGAAGGTGAATTTTACCCTATGTTTATTGCTCACACAGATACAGTACACAGTAAGATTGAAAAAATAGTAGTTAAAGAAGAAAAACTTGCTCGACCTTACACTTTTGGTAAATCCTTTGACAACACACCAGTTGATGTATTAAAGGCTTATGACACTAACGGTAACCCAACAGGTATTGGTGGTGATGACAAGTGTGGTATTTTTATTTGTTTAGAGTTACTAAAACAATTAGACAAAGTAAAAATTGGTTTTTTTGTTTCAGAAGAAACAGGATGTCACGGTTCATCAAAATGTGATGAAAACTTTTTACAGAATGTTGGTTATATCACTCAATATGACGCACCTGGTAATCACTTAATTACCGAGATTTGCTCGGGAGTTCGTTTGTTTGAAAGGGAGAGTGAGTTCTTTGAAAAAACATTAGAAGTTATTACGGAATCTTTTGGTAATGAAATGTTAGTTCAATCTCACCCTTACACCGACATTTCACAACTAAAAAAGAAAATCAATGTTTCTTGCATTAACATGTCTTGTGGTTATTACAATATGCACTCAGTTCAAGAGTTTGTATCCTTAGACGATGTAAAAAATGCGATTGAAGCAGGAAAGAAGATGGTTGCAGTATTGGGACTTAAAAAATACACATACGAATATGCTCCTATCAAATATACTCCTCAATTAATAATGAATTCACTTGTGGAAGATTTAGATGAAGAAGTTTTTGATTACCCTGAAGAAACTTTTCATCGTTTAGGGAGTATAGACGCATATGAAGAAAAAGATGGTATCACATTAAGTGACGCTTATGACGATGGATTTTTATTTATCCCCGATGAGGATTTAGTAAGTCTTTATGAAATTATTAAAGAAAGATTGATTAAAAAGTATTAATCAATATAAGGAACAATCGGTGGAGTTTCCAACATATCCAAGATACGACGTAATGGGGCGGACCCTTTTTTAAATGGTTCTCCCCATGTGTTTCCTTTACGTAAACCATAATTAACCATTAAAGTGTCACTATCAACATCAAATATTCTAATTTCATATCCTCCTGGAATTTTTTTACTACGATTAAATCCTATTTTTTCATTTAGTGTGTTTAAAATTTGAAAATATTTTTTCATTTTTTCTTCTCCACCCTCTTGAACCATATCGTCTAACTCTTCCATTAAACTTTCTAAATCTCTAATACTTCTTTTATTAAATTCTTCGTAAAATACATCTCTGTTCCAAGCTTCGTATTGAATTTCATAATATTCTGAAGCGTGGTTTGTAACTTCTTTTTCTATTGCTTTAAACATTATATCCAGCAAACAATCTTCGGGAGTTCCGTATCTTACAAATAACATAATGGCGTCACCCCAACTTAAAAAATATTTCCAATAACAATTTTTTGATTGATTTTCAATACCAATAACAGATAAAGAATTACAATATATTTCATCAATATATCTTGGCACTTCCGCATCCGTTGCTCTATCATTTGCATATGCATAAGCCTCTATTAAATCATCCTTTGTTCTGCTACTTACAGATTCAATAAAATCACATATTTTATCCGTTTCTTTACCATCTTTCCACTTAACGTGATTATCAATAACCTCAAAAGAATTTAATAAGTGTGGTTGATATTTTTTTAATATCTCATATAAAAGTTTTAATGGATCACCGTTTATTGATTCAATTATATACCCATCATTCCAATCTTCACTTGCTCTATCCCAAGTATCCCATTCCCATTGACCTCTACGCATAGAATCAAGATATCCCGCTTCATACCAAGCATCTGAACCTTCATCACCATAAGTTTCTTTGAAAAAAAATCTTAGGTATTCTTCTAATCCATCATGGAAAGTGAAAGTTATACCATCATAACCTACTTCATAATAGTCTGAATAATCAGTACCATCACACCCATCAAAATCAGTTTCATATGGGTCAATCTTTCTTTTATTTAAAGCAAGAATTTTTTCGTAGTCGGTTAATTCTATCTCATCTTCGTCTTGTTCAAAAATATCTAATATTTTTCGCATATATAAATAAATATATTATTAACAACATATATTAAAAAAAAATATTATATTTGTATCTAATCTCAACATTCTAAAACCCCATTTTAACCATGCAAAAATTTTCTATAACTCTATTAATTTTTTTATCATCTTTTTTTTCAATTTCACAAGTTATTACGGTTGAATTTGAAAAAACTAAATTTTTTATTTCTGAAGGTAGAATATCACCAAAGGATTTATTACTCGATACCTCCTCGATGTATGCAAGTGAGCCAAGTAAGTATAAAAAAGTTTTTGATTTAGATAGTAATATTTGTAAATTTTATATTAATGATTCTCTTCAGAGTTCTTTAAGTATAACCAAAGTCGAAAAGATTGAAGGAAGTTTAATTAAATTAACCTTTATTGAAAAAGATTTAAGAGACGGATTCCCTCTAGTTACCCATCAATTTGTAAGTGATACAATATGTTATTATTATTGGTATTGGGGAGGTCAGGATAACTTATCTAATTTAATTTTAGAAGAGGTAAGTAGTATATCTATAAAATAAAAAAAGGTGGGTATACCCACCTTTTTTATTAAATTAATTTAAAGTCTTTAACAATCGGATTTAAGGGTCCCCTTCCAATTAGGGTGATTTAAAGTTAGTTGAGAAACCACCATGGAAGAAATAGGTTGATTACTTTCATCCACTATCTGACCAGTTTTACATGAATAAGTATAATCTTTTCCACTTCTATCATTTATCCATCCTAAATCTTGACTCCACTGTTTTAAATCAAACCCGACTCCGTCGGCACCATTGTTTCCAGTATTAGCAATACGCATTCCTTTTCTATTTTTTTCCGCAGCTACAGAATATTGCGCCCAATCCATCACTTCTTGTTCGTTGATTACTCTGGATACGATTCTTTTCAAGTCACTTTCAGTTAATCTTACAATTTTACTCATAATTAATATTTTAATATAATTTTATTTACTATATTCTATAAGTATATTGTTTTAAGTAAAAAAATTAATTAATTTGATTTTTTAGGATATAATATTTATATTTGTATTATTATTCTTTGAAGTAGTCAATTAAGATATATGGGCCTATATTGGATTTGACGGGCGTTGGTTGAATAAAAGAAGCATGTCGGGACTGAATTAATCTCGTTAAAAACTGATTCGAACAACAACTGGCAATGTGCTAAACAACCTTGAGACTTTGGGACTTATCTCAACTCAAGAAGTTACTGTAGCTTAATTTAAGTACGGAAACGGGGGGTCGGTGGATACATAACCTAGCAACAGAAATCCTTAAGGTGTGGTTTCTACCCAAAAAGAAACAAACGGTCTCGTTCAGAGGTCTACCGTAACAAAAGTGAACTCGACACAGTTTTTGGTAACGATGTTAAAATAGGAACCAAATATTTTGGAAGGTATGAAAAACCTTATCCTAAACATGTAGTTGTCTCTTAGACAAGACGAGCCGGACGAGGGAGTCGGAGCCCTCTAGGTCCACCAATTAATCCCATCATTTAATTATGGTGGGATATTTTTTTTAAAATATTTTTAAAAGTGTTTTGCAAATCAAAAAAAGGTCTTATCTTTGTAGTGTAATCATTCATAAACCCTTTAAACCAAATAACATGAAAAATTTATTGACCTTAGTTTTCGCATTATTCTCAACAATTACTGTTTTCTCTCAAGCAAATTTGAACTTCCATACTTTGGGTGGTTTTGATTATTTTGACATTACAAATAAAAATATCAATCCTGAGGATCTTTTAAAGGGTAAGACTGTGGGTCAAGTTCTACAATCAGATGGATTTAATCTTTACGAGATCAACTTAGATAAAAAAACATTGACCCACAATTATATTACTTTGGAATCGGGATCAAAAGACCGTAAAGAAGTGGTATACAAGATTACAAATTTGGAAGATGAGACATACTTTACAAAATTTGATGTTGTGACTGAAGATTTTGGTACGATGACTTTTGTAATTAATAAAATGAAATCAACAAACAAAGATTTGATTGTAGTCTTCAAAGATAATAACCGTACTTACGCGGCAGTAGTAAATATGTAATATTACCCAAAACAAAAAAACCCTCTTTTCGGAGGGTTTTTTGTTCAATTAGTTTTTTAATTATTTTGACATTGATAATGCTTTTTTAGCATCTCCAATGTAATTTACAGCATTTCCTGCAGTTGGTGAACTAGGTTGACCTTTAGATTGACAAAAATTTCTAACCATTTTATCTACTACACTACCTCTTCCAAAAACATAAGTACTACCACCTTCGAAAACATCCGCAGAACTTCTTGGACTTAATGCCCCTGGATTGGCGCTAGGACCACATGCGGCATAAAGAACAATGTTTCCTTTTGTTACAGGAGATCCATTATCTTTGATTCTAACTCCGTTGAATTTAACCTGAGCAGTCACTGTTCCCTTGTAACCTGAACCACCAGCGATAGTTGGTTGAGAAAGTACAATAGCGTAATCTTGCATATCACGACTATATCCAGCATCAATAACAGCTGGTGTAGTTTGTTCCTCGATTACTCTTTTTACGATATTAACTAAATCGGATTCAGTTAGTCTAACAATTTTTTTCATAATTTTTTTTTATTCTAAGTTAATTTTATTATCTTTACCATATAAATATATCACTTTTTCAAAAAAATTAATTTTATGCAAACTTTTCTTCCATATACTGATTTCAGAAAGTCTTTAGAGTCTTTAGACAACAAGCGCTTAGGAAAACAAAGAGTAGAAGCATATCAAATAATTTCAGCAATAACAGGTCGCACTAGAAAAGATGGTAAACCATATAAGGGTTGGTTAAATCACCCATGTTCTGTTATGTGGAAAGATTATGTAAACGCGTTAAAACAATACTATAATGATAGTATTGATGTATGGGTTTCTCGTGGATTTAAAAACACAATGGAACACGAACAAATTGAAGGTGAGTTTGTTTTACCTCATTGGTTGGGTATGGAAGAATTTCACACTTCACATAGATCAAATCTATTAAGAAAAGATTCTGAGTATTATTCTAAACATGGGTGGACTGAGGACCCTAACGATCCATATGTATGGATGGATTCTAATGGTGAATGGTACAAACAAATGGTAGGTTCAAAAGAACGAGTATATTTTAGTGTTGGTGTTCTTGTATAGTATATTCTATAATATTACCATAATCCTCTATCCATTGTAAACATTCCTCCTGAGTCTTATCCGAGAGGACAATGTTTTCTGTTTCTATTTCTATTACATCGTAAGTAATCATATCTAACTAAATGTTAAAGTTATTGTTTGAGATGGTGCCCCTACCGTACTTTGATTAGTCCCTCCCCAGTTAGCATTATTAATCATAGGTCTAAGAGCATATGTACTACCCGCGTTACAACTAGCAATGTTTGAGAACTCAACGGCAACCCCACCAATTTTAGGTGTACCACATCCCGTACCAACTCTCCAAGACACACTATTAATAGTTACTGAAGTTATTGTGGCGGTTCTTAACCCATTCGCTAAGGTCTGTACTAAGGTTGGATCTGAAACCGTTATTGAATTTCCATTTGTACTTGACCATACAAATTGGGTGTATGTAGTACCAGTTAATTGACTTCTAAATGTATTCCAAGCAGTTTCTATTGCGGATGATGGTGCAGTCGCCCCTGTGAATGCTTGTGAGAATGTAACACCACTTTCAGGTATAGGATTAGTTGTTGGGGTTGGAGTTGGTGTTGCAGTAGGAGTAGCTGTTGGTGGTATTGGTGTTGCCGTTGGTGTAGGTGTTGCTGTAGGGGCAACAAAATTCCAAGAACTCCAATACCCATTACCACTTAACCATAGATATGCTTCGTTTCCTGTGTTAAATGTTTGTCCTGAAGAAATAAGTTCCGACAACTCAATAAAGTCATTTTCTAAAAAACCATCAGTTCTAAAAAAACCAACTGAAGCAGTTTGACCCGATACATTAGTAGGTTGGCTGTTATCAGGTACTGATTGGGCAACAACATAACCAAGATCTTCATCAGGTCCATTCCACCAAACTGGTGGACCTGAAAACCCCGAAAATGGGGTACCAACGCATAGATCACCAATTTGTGTTGTTCCTGAAATAGAAACTCTTGATGGGTTATATGCAAATGGTCTTAGTGTTGGCATTAGATAGTTGGCATCGGTGATGTCCATTCAGGAGTTGATAGAATCACCAAAATTTCATCATATGTGTATGGACCTTCTTTTGTTGTTAAGTTGTTAACACAAGATGGTATCGTACCGTCCCATTTAACAAATGTTTTTGTTTCATTGACTGATTTTCTCACAGTTTCTGCAGATGTTTCTAATACGGTTGAGAAGTCGATTTGACCTAACTCACTCACATTAAAAATCATAAATCTTCTGTTGTCGTATTCTTCTAAAGTTGCCATATCTTTTTATTTATAATTATAATCCAAATCTCGATTTTTGTGCGTTAAAGTTTTGTAATATTTCAGCATCGCTTAATACCCTATTATATACTTGAGCAATTGCAATTCTACCTCCAAAAACATTAGAACCTGTACCATAAGCACCGACAAGTATTTCACTACCACCATTAAATGTTGATGTACTACTAGAAGTTGACTCAGACGCGCCATTTACATATAATTTCCATCCTGTGGTTGTGTTAAAAGTAACAGCACCAAAATACCAAGTGTTTAAAGATAAAGAAGTCGTACTTACAACGGTTGACCACTGTCCGTTGTGACCGGCATGTAGTTTATTTGTACCCGCTAACCAAAAAGCATGTTGACCATTATTACCACCACTAATTATGTTATAAAGATAACTGGTTATATAGAACCATGAGATTTTTGTATAAGTACTATATGAAAGTATATTAGCATTGGAATTAACTACAACACAATCATTAACACCATCAAATACGATACTACCTCCGTTTGAGGAGTTAAAAGTGGGCCCATTGGTTAATGTCCCATCATTAACCCCATACGACAAATCATACCATGTGGTTCCTGAAGTGGTGTATGACGGGGTAAATCCCGCATCCAAGTTCAAAATTAAACCATTAGAACTAATAGCATCATAATCTCTATTAACACAAACATAATTTGTTTGCGTTGCATACCAATTTAAACATTGCGTAGCGGTATTAAAATTTTGACCTGAAACTCCATTTGTATATGCGATAAGTGCAGCATCGTTATTTGCAGAATGAAAACTCAACCTAGATACCTGACTTGCATTATATGAATATATTGTGTAACCACCGGCAGAAGGAGTAACCCCATTATAATATGTTGTTGCACTTGAAGGTCCTTTTCCAACATCACCAACACCAAAGAATATATTACCCTTCTTTAATGAGAGTGTATCACCTGTGGTTGAATATTTAATTGCGTTTGGCATCTAATCTTTTATTAGATAAATACCAACTAAATCAATTCTATTACCTTATTATAAACTTGAATTACCGATGGGTGACATTCAAAAGTTTCTTTTCTTTCTAAACAACCCACTAAAGATGGGACCCCTTGTATTGTACCCCATTCTCTAACCCCGTATTTAACATCCGACGCACAATTTAATCCACAACCACCTCTAACATAATGATATTTATATTCTTGGGATCCGTGTCTGTATGGTGATCTAAATTCAGGATTTATTGAACTTCCTAATTGTAATATTTCGCAATCTGTAGTCCCTGCCAAATGTAAAAGACCTGAATCCATTGTTACAAAACAAGAACAGTTATTTAATAAATGCCAAGTCTGATCTAAACTTGTTTGATTCATCAAGTTATAACCAATTTTAATTGGGAAATTAAAAATAGGTTTGTCAACATTTGAACCACCTAATTCAGAAGAATCTTTACCTACGGAAATAACATAAATTCCTTTTTCATTTAATAACTGAGTTAACATTTGCCAATTTTTTGCAGTCCAAGTTCTCGAATCCCAATTTTGTACAGGATGGATTAAAACATATTTTTTTGGTAAATCAGGGAGGATAACATCTCTTGGGAAATAATCTAAAGTCATTTCATCTTTATTTAACATAAACCCTAAAGAGATCGCATGAAACTGTCTTATATCCATGGCATTATGTTTATTACATATACCATCAGATTTATATGAAATATCAAATGTATTAATTACATGGTACATTTCTTTTAATTGATCCTGATTTGTAGAACCATCAAAAATATTTTCCACATATGGATTTGATTGAAATAACTCAGGTATGTTAGTTATTATAGATATTTTTTTACCATAAGAATTATATAGTTTTTTAATTGTTGGTGTCGAGCATAGTGTGTCCCCTAATGCTCTACAACCAGTTATATCTAAACATATTTCTTTCACATTATAAGAATAAGATACTTCACAATTAAAATCTATATTTTATTTTTTTACTATGGAAAAAATTACACTTCTTTATTTAACTCCCCACCTTTCAACAGGAGGGATGCCACAGTTTGTACTCAAAAGAATCGAGTCTCTTAAAAAACATTCAGATAAAATTGAAATAGTAGTTGTTGAATATTCACAATTTAGTGACACATATGTTGTACAAAGAAACAAAATCATAAATCTAATTGGTCAACACAACTTTTATAGTTTAGGTGATACTACAGATACACAAAAAAAGTATGATTTAATAAAAATCATAAAAGATAGAAATATTGATATTGTTCACGCAGAAGAGATACCTGAGGCGTTCGAAAGTTTTAATAGGATACCTATAGATCTTTTGAATAAACTTTATGATAATTTTAGAACTTGGAAAATTGTTGAGACATGTCACAATGTTTGGTTTGATGCAAATAACAAAAAGAAACTACATCCTGATTATTATTGTTTAGTTACGCCGTATCATGAAAAAGTATCGTTTAATCAAACGATATCACCAAAAAAACTTTTAATGTTCCCATACGAAGATAAAGTAAAACCAATTTTAGAGGAACTTGAAATATATTATGAAGATCACAGAATTCCACTATTAAAAAAAATGACCGAAAGAACTAATTTGGGAATCGACCCAACGAAGACACATATTTTAAATGTTGGTCTTTGGACGGAAGGTAAAAATCAAAAAGAGGGTATTGAGGTGGCAAGACTTTTACAGGATTCACACCCAAACTTACATTTCCATTTTGTTGGAAATCAAGCACCTAACTTCGAAAACTATTGGGGTCCTATCATGAATAATTTACCCAAAAATGTTACAGTTTGGGGAGAAAGAAATGATGTGGACTCATTTATGATGTCTTGTGATGTTCTCATGTTTAATTCGACATGGGAATGTAATCCACTTGTAGTAAGAGAAGCGGTCAACTATGGAATGAAAATTTTAACAAGAAATTTACCACAATACATGGGAATGTTTGATAACTACATTACTAGTATTGCAAATGAAGACACATTTGAAAGTATTTCCGAAAAATTAGTTTCAGTCATTAATTCAGAAAGTTCTTATAAAATTGAAAGTGGTTATGATTTTGGTGATGAGTTAATGTCATTTTATACTGAAGTTAAAAACACACCACATATGGGGAATCAACCAATAAAAAATGATTATACGGTTAACCAACATTTTGTTGTAAATCCATACATTGAAATTTTAGGTGATTCAACAAATGACATGGAAATATCGGTTTATGATAATCAAAATAATGAGTTGGTGTACACAAACAAATTACCAATAAAACATTGGGTAAAATTAAATCGTGAATATTTCACAGAATGGAGAACCGAAATAAAAGAAAATGGTGAAACATTTTATTTTGATATTTTGAGTTTAAAAAATAGAAGAGTTTATATTTCATTTGGGTCCAAATCTTTGGGTGACACAATGGCTTGGATCCCTTATTGCGAAGAGTTCAGAAAAAAACATAATTGCCATTTGATTGCATCAACATTTATGAATGAGCTATTTGTTGATCAGTATTCCGAAATAGAATTTGTAAAACCTGGTGATTCAGTTAATAACATCTATGCACAATATAGATTAGGTTGGTTCTATAATGAAGATGGGACCTTCAATTCAAATGTACATAAAAATGATATTCGAAGACAGCCACTTCAAAAAACAGCAACAGATATATTGGGGTTAGATTATATTGAAATCAGACCAAACCTTAATCTACCAAAAGTTGAAAAAAGAAAAAAGGTTGGTATAGGATTTCATTCCACGGCACAATCAAAGTATTGGAACAACCCGAATGGATGGCAAGAAGTTGTAGATTATTTAAATAATTTGGGGTATGAGTGTATGATATACTCAAGAGAAGGTGATGGTTACATGGGTAATAATTACCCAAAAGGCGTAACAATCTATAAAGGTGGAAACTTACAAGAAGTGATTAATGATTTATCTACATGTGAGTTTTTTATAGGTTTAGGTTCAGGATTAAGTTGGTTGGCTTGGGCTTGTGAATTACCTGTGGTTTTAATCTCAGGGTTTAGTGAAAAATGGGCGGAAACAACTTTAGATACTTACAGAGTTATTAACGAAAATGTTTGTCATGGATGTTTTAATTCAGAAAGATTAGATGCGGGTGATTGGAACTGGTGTCCGTTACATAAAAATACAGACAGAATGTTTGAGTGTACCAAAAGAATAAGCTCCGATATGGTAGTAAAAGAAATAAATAAAATAATAAATAAAGAAGTGGTTGAAGAAAGAAAAAATAAATTAGAAGGATTTGATTGGGGTGGAAAAGATAATTGGTATGTTGACGCAACAATTGAAGAAATGGGTTATGGTAATATGTACGATAGATTTTTTACGGTTGAGGAAAATGATGTTGTTGTAGACTTAGGGGGGTCTTTAGGTCCGTTCACATATTCAATTCTCCCTAATAACCCAAAACAGTGTTATGTTGTTGAACCCCTAAATTCTCAAGTTGAGGTTATCAAAAAAAATCTTAATAAACCTAATGTAAAAATTATTAGAGGTGCAATTACAGATAAAAAACATCTAACAATCACTTGGGACGATGTTTCTGAAAATGTACCAACATTTACATTTAAAGAGTTCTTAGAGGAAAATAATATAAACCATATTGATTTCTTAAAATGTGATTGTGAGGGAGGGGAATACGATGTATTTCAACCAAGTAATATTGAGTTTTTAAAAACCATACCAAAAATTGTAACTGAATTCCATATGAGGGTTAATGAGAATTTTCATAACTGTAAGTTCAGATGGTTTAGAGATAATATACTACCACAATTTAATAACTATCAAGTTTTTTCTGTTGATGGTGTTGATATTAAATGGGATTTATGGAATGACCATTTCTTGGATTGGTATTGTGAAGTAATAATTTATATAGACAATAGAAACTAATGGAATTTAAGGAAAACAAAATAGACCCGCAAAATTATTATTGGTATCAAAATGGGTTTAGTAAGGAAGAATTAATCAAAGTACATGAAGGTGTTTCTAATTTACCATTCAGTGAAGCCACTGTTTTTGGAAATGATAATCCTGAGATAATTAAAAAAATTAGAAGTTCGTCCGTTAAGTGGATACCAAAAACAGATGAGTGGATGTGGTTATATGAAAAACTACTCGACATGGCGAGCACCGCAAACAGAGAGGTTTGGAAGTTTAATCTGATATCAGCTCCCGAGTTAATTCAGTATACCGAATATTATGACACCGCAGGTGGTCATTATGATTGGCATCAAGATATTGGGCCCGGTATCGGATCAAGTAGAAAGGTTTCTTTGACCGTTCAACTTTCAGATCCAAGTGAGTATGATGGTGGAGATTTACAGTTATGGAGAGGTGGTGACGATGTTGTTAACGCCGAAAAAGGTGCTGGAGTTGTTTTTATTTTTCCAAGTTACATGATGCATAGAGTAACCCAAGTGACCAAAGGTACTAGAAGAAGTTTTGTGTTATGGGTTGGTGGTGACCACTATAGATAAGATGAAATTTCTTTTGATTTAAGTATATTGTCCTCTATTGAACAATATGTCCACTCACCGTACCTACCTATTGAAAATATATTTTTTGGGTTGTGTTTTTCACACCATCGATTGTAAGTATTTTTTGAGTCATTAGTTATATGCACATATGCGGGGTTCATGATTAGAAATTGGTGGTCGACAAGTTTATGATCGGATATGACATTTGTCTTCCTTAAATCATTAAGTACGGTGTCAAGTAAATCAATCTCGTCAACTAAATCATCTTTTTCCAAACCAATCTCAACATACAAACTCAATTTTTCCTGACCTAAAATATTGTTATAGAAACCAACCCTATAAAAAACCTCTTCATTTGGGTAATATCTCCAATGAGTTTTTATGTCAGAACCTTTATCAAAACCTAAATTAAAAACCGCAACTTTATTGGCCGATAAATTATATCTTTGTTTTGTTAAATCTAATAATTTATTTAATGGTAGAGTACTAACTAATTTGTTGAATCTTATGTCTCCGATATTTGTTCTAACAATTTTATTAGATAAGTCTATATCTATAACATTAGTATTTAATTGTATTTTACTTTGATCAACCCTCTTTAATATAGATTTGATGTATTCATAACTACCATTTATTGGATAAATAAATGTGTCATTGTAACTTATATTAATATTTTCTTGTGGTGGTTTTGGAAAAAATCTACCCATGGAATCAAACTCGAGTTGGTTAAGATCACAAGCATATAATTTTTCATTGTAGGGTATAATAAACTTATCACAAATACCATTCCCTAAAGTTGTTCTAACATAATTCTTAAATGTAGATCTATCTTCAGGTCCACAATTTTTAAGGTCAGTTAGGCACTCGTCATATTCTTCTTTATTAAGTTGGGATATGTTGTGTTGGAAAGGAAAATTAATAATCTTACCTTGATAATCAATGTCGGTTATTTTATTAACCTCTAACAATTCACAATCAATTTCAGATAAAACATAGTTTTTAATTTCTTCATTTCTAAAATGAAAAAAATGTCCCGAATAATCCCATACATAATCACCTCTGATTGTTGTTTTACAATAACCACCTAACTCATTATCTTTCTCTATGATTAGATAATCTTTCCCATTTAAAAAAGACGCTAAGGATAAACCAGTCACACCACCACCAATAATAAGAATATCAGTTTGTTTCATTAATAGTAATTTTTTCCATAAAGAAGTTATAGTTTGTGGTTAACCTATCTTTGTGACCCTCAAATAACGGATCGTTAATAATGTTGTTTAACAAATATAAACCTTCATCATATCTCTGAGTCCAATAACAAGAAACCGATAACTCATCATTAACATAATTATTATACGAGGTGTCATCCACAAATAGTATATATTTCTTTTTTACATCCTCAAGGGAAAGATTTTTGGCAATTTTCAAATGTTTGTAACCCATCTCAAAGTCACCAATCTGATTAAAATATAAACCTATTTTATAGTGTGGTTCGGCTCTGTCCGAAAATATATTAATAGCCCTTAACATTTCGTTATATATTTTTTCTCGATCAAAATTTAATTTCATCATACATATTGAAATTCTCATCTGAGACTCAAACAATTCTTCCACCCAAGCGTCTTTTAAGTTGGTATATAGTTTGTTCCACTTTAACGCTTCTTCAAACATACCATAGTCCATAAAACTTTGGGCCGCGTAGAATACGGATCTATAATTCAAACCATCAGGATCGTCAATCAAAGTATCCCAAAATTGTTTTTGGAGTCTTTCAGCGTCGTAATAATATTTCTTAGGGTCAAAGGCTCTTGACCCAACACCATCCGCAATCACATAACCACGATTGGATAAATCACCAGTCGTGTAATGGTCTTTATCTAAACATTTAATTATTGTGTGTGCAACGCCACAGAATTTCCACCTTAATCTGTTGTTGTAAATTACGGTTGCCTTCCATGTTGAGGTTCCTCGTTTCATCATCATGAAATAATTGTCATAACCAACATCATCAAACCCAAAAGAAAAGTCACCTGCTAAAATATCATCAGCATCTAAATGTAAAACATAATCAGTTTTATCAAAAACATATTCCATCATCATGTTTTTGTTTTTATCAAAACCAAACCACTCATCACGATGAATTTCACCAGGTATACCTGTACGATCCATGAACTCTTGTACAATATCTAATGTTCTATCAGTCGATCCGTTATCGGCAACAACCAAATAATCTATATATGGTGCAACCGCATCTAATACGGTTCCGATGATGTGTTCTTCATTTTTACACATCGTAGCAAATGCTAATGTTGGTCTATTCATAAATTTTGTTTAATATTTCTTCTTCTTGATAATATTTTTTGGTGTAGATCATGTTCTGAAATTTCTGAGAGTGTCCTACCGAATCATCCCAATTCCAATCTTTTTTACCTAACTCTAATATTCTATTGTGTATTTGATTATCATAAAAATCTCTAATCAGTCTTGATCTACGATTAATATCTACTGAGTTATTATCCACAGTACTATTTCTATCGTTCCATTGTAGATATAACATCTTTTTAATGTGTACTATTTCAGTATTTAAAAATGTTCTAACAATCAATTCATAATCATCCGCAACGGGTGTATGAGTATTGTGACCTCCGATCTTATCATACACTCCTTTTTTCCAAACCCTAACATGATTTGGCATACTAATATTAAACCTAATTGTGAGGGGATTAATATCGGGATAATGATGATTAATATATGTTTTTCCATCGACCTCCACATAAGTGTGACCTGCATACCCAAAGTCAAAATAGTTATCGTGTCTGGCATACCAATTACCTGAATAGTCATGATCATAAGTTTTCATCTCACCATCTTCATAAAGTTCACACACATCACTATACATAAAACCAGCATTTGGAAACTGTAAACTTGCTTTATGACATTCCTCTAAACATGTTGAAATTAATGTATCATCATGATCTAACTCAACTAACCATTCACCATTACAAAGTGATGTCGCTCGATGTTTAACCAAACCAATATTACCGTTACTTTGGGGTAATATGCGGTGTATCTTCACTCTAAAATCTTTTTCAGATATATCTTTTATAATATTCCAAGTCGTACCATCATTTGAATCATCAACAATAACCCATTCCCAATCATCGACGGTTTGATTTTTTATACTTTCATAAGTTCTGATTATTTTTCTACCTGTTTGAAAAGTTGGTGTGAAGATTGAAAACTTAGGTCTAATATTTTGACAATTTCTAAATGTTGATTGGCATACAACATCATTTGCTAAAATATTGTCGGGTGGAAAACTTAAATATCTAATTATTCTATTCGAAATAATTTTATTATTTGAGGAAACTCTGTTGTCGCAACCCATGATAATATCAGGTTGGTAAACCGAAAAATCTTTAATTATATCATCGCTAAAAGGTAATGAATAAATTATAACTTCCTCTAAAAGATTTTCTTCATAATATACATCAGATGTTAGAGTGAATGTACCTAACTCCCTCCAACCATAAACGATCGCGGATGGTTTTTTTGTTTTCATCATTTTTCAGTATCAAAAAAGAATGTTTGAAATAAACGGCCATCATAAATGTCTTGACCAAAATAATCCAAGGAAATGTGAAAATGATCACCCCTATAAAGAACCAAACGATTATAAACATTTCCAATTCTATCAACTAATTCCCATTTAGTCATGTCTTGTGAATCTTTATATATTTGATTTAATATATCCATATTATAGGATCCGTCCTCATTTTTAGGTGCCATTGTTAGACCTGTTGGTTTATGTTTAAATAAACCAGTGCCTGAACTTAGTGGAGCATCTGGGGTTAAATAACATACTCCAGCCCATTTAGTTGTTTGATCTGCGTGGATCCAACTACGATCTTTAGATGTTGTAAATTGGTATGACCCTGTATATTGTTCTTCAGACCAATAAGTTACTTTTCCATAATATGGGAATACAACAGATTCTATAACATCTTTCATAGAATCGTTTAAAAAAGATTTGGTTCTCCTACCTGGATAATTACCACTTACAGGGTAATCTTGCTGTAGTGCGAACTTTCTAACTTCATCAACATCTGAGTAAAAGTCATCAATAATATAAGTGGATATTTGCATATTTTTATTGTAAAAATATGAAATGTTTAAGTTAAATAAATAGAAGTTAACAAGGACCTTGATAAACTAAAGTAGATCCATTCCATTGGTAACAATCGTTCCCATCTGAATAAAATCCACTTGGTGCTGGAGTAGTACATTGATCCTCATCAAATATTCCAGTGGCAAATGCTAATAAACATGGGTCATCCTGACAAGTTCGTTTCAAATAAACACTTCTTATATCATTACACTCACAAGACTTTCTACAATCATCTCTGTCAAAACATAAGTTAGCAGGACAACAGTCAGGTACACATGTAGGTGTTGGAGTAGGTGTTGGTCTTGGAGTAGGTGTTGGTCCTCCAGGTGTTGGTGTTGGTGTTGGTGTTGGGGTAGGTGTTGGACAAAATGGGTTGTCATCCCAAAATTTTATATCTCCACCAGCACCCGCTAATAAATTATTAACCGCATTTATATTACCACATAATACATCATTAAGTTTAGTTATATTACCCATATTAACATCATACTAATTCAATCCAATCTTGTGAAGGATTAAAGTAAATTATATCAGCTGAAATCGCATAACCAACAACTCTTACTATGTCACTAGTGCCCGATGGTTGAGTGGATGTTATATCTCCATCGGTAGTTGATAAATACAACACTTGACCTGGAGTCCAGTTCCATGCCGATCTATATGCATAACCTCGTAACATCATACCCGAGTTGAATTGAACACCTATCGCCATTCCAAGTAGACCCTGAGCGGTTGCAGAACTATCAGCATCCGCAAGTGCCCATGCTGAACCACTTGTCCAATAGTATACATTATATTTAGTTGAGGTTCCGCTACCACCAAATGTTACAAGTTCGCCATAATAATCATCGATAGTCATGAGTGTGGTCGGATCAGTCGCTAATCTCCATTCACCCTCTAATAAGGTTGTTGAACTAGTATTAGCTCTAAACAAGTTAGCACCTGTATTAATGGTAAAGGCGGCACTTGAGTTCGCTGAATTCGATGTACCGTTTGCAACTAAAATATTATTAGCAGTAGTTGGAGAAATTGATGTAAATCCTGCACCTTGGGCCCCTTGTGCCCCCTGTGGACCAGGACCTCCCGTTGCACCTTGAGCCCCTTGGGCTCCAGTTGCCCCTAATCCCGCAGGTCCAGTTGGTCCTTGTGCTCCTTGAGGTCCAGGTCCGCCTGTCGCTCCTTGTGC